AAGAACTTACAGTTGAAATGTATGAGGCTTGTCTTAATAATATGAAAGAATCTTACAACAAGAAAATAGACGAATTAAAAGAGGCTTGGACTTCTAAATAAACATATTAAATAATGAAACATTTAAAAACTTACGAAGCATTTTCATTTGACTATGAGGGTGTTGAGATTAGAAATCCTTTTACTGACGAATTAGTAAAAATTGTTAAGAAACACGGATAATTCAAGTATCATCGAATTAAACTTTTTGAAAGGTTCATGTATAATACATGGACCTTTTTTATTTAAAGTAACATATGCCAAGAATACCAGTAGAAATAATTTATATGCAAATTGCTTATCAAACGGCAAAGCTTAGTTATGCAGAACGCAGGCGCGTGGGTTGTATCATTGTTAAAGACGAACAGATAGTTTCATTTGGTTACAATGGAACACCGCATGGGTTTGATAATTCATGTGAAGAAGACGACACTAGATTTTATGAAAATCCAGACCATGCTTTAGATTTAATAGAACAGGGTTTTACATGTGACAATGGATGTTGTCATAAACCAAATGCTATTACAAAACGCGAAGTGTTACATGCCGAATCAAATGCCATTACTAAATTGGCAAAATCGACAATGACTTCAAACGATGCAGATCTATATACCACAACCGCACCTTGCTTTGATTGTGCCAAATTAATTATACAAGCTGGCATTAAACAAGTATATTATTCGGAAGATTATAGAGATATGAGTGGCGTTGAATTATTAGAAAAGGCAGGAATCATCACAAAACAAGTTATATGTTGGAACGCGGATTAGATCAAATTATCGATAGCGCATTAGAAAAGAATACATTCGGAAAGGATTTTAAATTTAGAAAGGGCCAAAGAGAGATCATAACTAAAATTTGCGAAACATATTTAGAGGATCCGGAATCTACTCTAGTAATAGATGCACCAACAGGTGCTGGTAAGTCACTTATAGCGATGTGGTCCGCACATATTTTAAAAGAGATGGGTAATAGGGGTTATATGATTACTAGCGACCTGAGCCTTCAGGATCAATATGAATCTGACTTTTATAAGTATGGCTTACGTTGGCCGTCAATCAAAGGTGTTGATAATTATGAATGCTCGGTAAATGGTTTGCCATTTTCATTGGGTGATTGTAAGTTAAAGGGTATGGGATATGAACAGGCTGAAAAATTGTCTTGTTATAATTCATGTGAGTATTTACAAAACAGGCGCAGGGCTATCGATCAGCCCATATCATTACTTAATTATTCATTTTGGTTAATTCAAAGAAATTATGTTGAGGCTAAAATGTTACAAGAAGAACGAACGGTGCCATTCGAGCAAAGAGACTTTGTCTTTTTTGATGAAGCACACCGCATAGATGATATTGTACAAAGCCATTTTAGTCCTCGCATTGAACCTGGTATAGTTGATAGAATGATGACAGTTAATCGTTTCGCTAGTAAACAGGGTTTTCAAGAAGCAACATATACCAAAAATAAGATTCAATCCTTAGTTAATCATATGATGACTGGTGACAGAAATGAGGTTTTTAGTGCAATGAGTGAATTTGAAAAAATATTGCGCAGCTTTGGTACAGTTAGGAGGGTTGCTAATAAAGTAGCTAAACAGCGTTACGGTAATACCGGAGTGCCTAAAGATTGGCAAACAGCATTCGGTCACTTTGATAGACTTAAAGACGTGCAATGTAAGCTTGAAGATTATATTAACCTAATTAAAGAGGTTGGTGTTAGTAAGATGGTTTTAGATCAAAACGAACATGAGTCTAAATTTATGTGTGTTGAAGAGAGTTTGATGATTAATAAATACTTACATGAAAAGGCTAATTTTAAAGTCTTTATGAGTGCAACTATTGGCAATCCTATATCATTCGTCAAAATCATGGGTATTAAGAACGCCAAGTTTATTAGAATGGACAATGCGTTTAACTATGACAAATCACCAGTGGTTTTTGTTAATCGTCACAAGCTCTCATTCAGAGAGCGCGAAGAGAGTCTGCCTAAAGTGGTAGAGATCATGGATCAAATTATCAGTAAGCACAAAGGTCAGCGGGGTATTGTTCACTGCGGATCATATGAGTTTATGAACTACATCAAATCTAATAGCAAACACACTTTTAGATTGATGGACTATGAGAACTCTAAACAAAAGGCTGACATGTTAGAATTATTTAAAAAGAAAGAGGACGCAGTCTTAATGGGACCTTCATTATTAGAAGGACTAGATTTAAAAGATGATACTAGTCGTTTTCAAATCTTTTTTAAAGTACCCTATCCATCACTGGGCGATCCATTGATCAAAGCTAAAATGCAGACGTCTAATGAGTGGTATGATTGGAAAACTGGTATTTCTATAATGCAGGGTGTTGGGCGATCAGTTAGGAGTAAAGATGACTGGGCAGTGACATACGTACTGGATGCTTGTTTTAGAAGTCTGATAAATAAACAGGGATTTTTCCCTCCTAGTTTTATGGACCGGGTCAAAACTATAAAATAAAACCACACTATTATGAAAGGATTTTTAAATAGACTCAGTAATGCGGATAAGGTAACTATAATGCTAAAGATTTTAGCTGTAGGTGCACTAGCTTTACTTATGAGTAGTTGTGCGTCTTTAGATTTTAGAATTGCTACATTAAATTACGCTGCACAAAGACAGTCGTTGAATGTATCCAGTCCAATTGAGGTAAAAACGTTCACAAGCAACTTTGACACATTTAAAAATTTAGATCCTCAAGATTTAGGACTTTCATTTGGTGGAAATTGGATTCATTGCAGAACTCATGGATTTCATGATTTAAACAATTGGTCTGATTTTACTTATAATCCATATTGGTGTAGGCCTAGTGATGGTTTTATGAGAGCGTCTTTATATAACTGGAACTGGGGAGGTTACAATTATTGGAATAATCAAATATGGGGATATAATAATTGGATGGGCAATGTTTATTATGGCAATGGATGGAATAACTATTATGGATGGAATAACTATTATGGATGGAACAATACATATGTGCCATACAATTGGAGAAGATCTAATATAAATGGTAGAAGAGGTAATGTTTCACCTAGAGTGCGATCAACTAGAACCAACACACCGACTGGAGTTATTAGAACTAGACCCACAAGAACTCAAACACTGCCGAATAATATTAGACCAACTAGGACACCAATTCCAAATAATGTAAGAACTATTAGAACGCCTATCAGAAGATCTGATGTAAGACCACCTATGAGAACCGTCACACCACCGATCAATAATGTACCTAATAATATTAGACCTGTTAGAACAAATAATAGGACGACTACTCAGCCTAGAAGATCTAAACCAACAAATGTAAAGAAAGACAATTTAAAATAAAAAAACATGGGATTTAACAAATTATTTTTACCTGAAGTTAAACAACTACAAAAACAATTAAATGAAATTGGCGATGCGGAATTTGGTGAATACTGGTTAAGGCGATTACAAAAGTCTGATGCCATTATAGGATCTACTGAGTCAGATGCTTTTATTAAACCTTTTACAGATGTTGCATATAATAATAGTAAACCAATATTTGTAAAAAATGAGGCTATTGCAGATATTAAAAAATAAATTCATGGCTAAACAACAAGAAATGGAAAAAGGTCAATTTTACGTTTGGATTAAATCCGAAAGGGTTGGTCAGGTAGTAAAGGTTGACCCAGATAAGAATGATCCAAAATGGGTTATTTTTACAGATGGTACTCAGTGTAATAGATCATTGATTAATGAGTTTTTATTACCTGCAAGCACGGCCGATCAGGCTGATATGATTGCTAAAGATTTTGGTGGAATTACAACTTATGTCGATCCTACTAGTGCAACACCAGTTAGACCACGAAGAGATGTGGAACCTACTGACGCAACACCAGTTAGACCCCGAAGAGATCCAGAACCATTACAAGAAATAAATGTAATGATGGAATTGCTTAAGAAGATGAGCACTAAGAATCGTGCAGATTTACCTATTAAAGTAAACTTGCCTTCTAAAGAAGTTTATGCTCTTCTTAAAGATCAAATGGATATTACTAAAAAGGATCTAAATTCACAAATTGCAGCGCTCGTAGAAAATCAGATAGATAATTTAAGAGACGAACTAAAAGAACAAATCGAAACATTTATTACTAATTATTACAATAATGGAAGAACAAGCAACACAACAACCAGAAGCAACACAGACTCAACAGAATCAGGAAATTCCTAATCGCAGAGAACGTAGACGCAGGTTAAAACAACAAGGTGTATTAAGATACCTCAGTAAGTTATCATTCTTTAATCCAACTAGGGCTAATTTTCGTGCAGAGAATATTAAAACTGGACAACGAATCCAGGACATCAGACGTGCTAAAATTGAAAAGCAGTGGGAAGAAGTGTTTGAGGCTAAATTAGCCAACATGAAAGAAACATGGTATGATATGGGTTATAATGCAGATGAGATCAATATGTTAGAGGAAGCAGCTGCAATCTTTTTTACCAAAAACAAAGCCACTTATCGTGAAGATAAAAACGAGGCAAAGGAATTAATGAAAAAAGCTAAAGCTAGTTTAGCTTCTAGAAAATAAAACACAAACTATGCTAAGTATCGGTATTGAACCAGCAGATAATGGTGTCATCAAGACTCTTGTTGATGATAATGTAAATGGGGGTGGAGAAGAGTTTGAATCTAGACATGTCTATGAATTTGAAGGGCCGATGAAGAGATCTAATCAAGTTAAATTTTTAAAAGATTTAATATTTGATCTAGGCATGGATGTAGGAACTGATTTGGATCCGGATCTTGTTAGAATTACAATGGGATGGGGTGCACAGTATAGGGGTTCTGAAAACGAAGTTAAAAATAAGATCCTAGTCTTACAAAAAGAGATCAAAAGATTAGAGTCCATGTTAAACGGATGAATTTGAAAATAGAAGGAGTTTGGTGCAAGACAAGAACAGAGTTTGATAAGTTATCTAAAGCAGGTAACTATGATCTCTCTGTTTCTTACTATGATATTTTTAACAGACTGGTTAAAAGTGATCCTAGCAGTGCTGAACCTTCTAATATAATCATTTCTATTTACATTAGAAAGAGTATAGAAAAAGTATTAGAGGATCTTGATGATAGAGAAAATGTCAAGATCCTCTATATGTTTAAAACTTTGAATGCAGAGACTGTAAACAATTTTAGGGATTTTATCAATGATATGATAGTTGATCCGTGTGAATTAGATCTACTCGTTATTAACAGATGCGATTATCCCAAAAGTGGTGTTTTAAGCAAATTTGATAATGTTAGATTTATAGACAATGATTAAACACCAGCTCTTTGCAAAGGGCGATCAAATACATGCCCTTGTTTCAACTACACAACAGCCTAATGTTCTAATTCCTGTTAGAGCAACTATTTATGACGTTAAATTTGATGACGTTAATCCACAATACCAGATTAGAATTAAAAGATTTTATGATAATGTATACTTCCTAAAGAAAAATCTTTTTGGCGGTAGATTTATAAAAGACTTTGATGGTAGAGATACTAAAATTAATCTCAAAAGAGCATTGTATCCAACAGTTAATGATATTGAAAATAATATCTTTAATGGTGCTAAGTGGAAACAATATCTTATAATAGTTGATTCAGTCTTCTGTACAAGAACTAGGGCTGAGCAAGAAATACTATTTAATAAAATACAAACATTCCACGTAGAGCTTAAACTTAAAGAGCTATATGAACTTGTTAATAGATCTGTCTATAGAGATGGTGAATTCTACTGGCACACTAAAGGTGAATATGTCAAATCCCTCCAAAAATTTTTAGGGGATAAATACCCTAAAGATCCTAAATGGTCTGATAATCTACTATATAGACCTGAAACTGACGAAATGGACGGTGCAGAGTGGGTCTAGATATATTATCCTACCATATTAGGTGGATATATATAAAAAAGAATATTCACAGATATGTCAGGAATAGGAGACGACGCTAATTTTATATTTAAAAAAGTACTAAACGTTATTGATAAGACCACTGGTCTTGATACTGTTGAGTACGTTTATGACGATGTCAAGGCTGGCAAAGAGGTTAAAACTAAAACACCTAAAGCAGGTGCATTAGGCGAAACTCCTCCTCCACCGGAAGATTTAAAGGGTACGGGTAAAACCACGTTAAATTCTGAAAATGTATTCGGCGTAGCACAAGATAAAAAATCTTTATATCAGAATGGTAGGGATTCTAGATCATATGCCGTAAACAAAGTTGTTTCAGGTGAAAGTGGTTCTAAAATAGAGGATCAAGGAGACACAGTTAATCTTGGAAAAGCACCTAGAAGTTTATTTAATAACTGGACTTTGCATAGATATGCTAATCGCGCTGGAATGGTAAACTTTGATAAAAGCCCAACCGATAGTATTGATTACAATAGGCCTGTGGTGAAATACAGCGCAGGTGGTATATACCAAGCACCTACAGCCAATAACATAGTTGAATATTCAAAACACACCGGCGGTGAATCTTTCTCATACAGTTATAGTGATTTTATTCAAATGGAACACTATGGTCAAATATCTAATGATTATTTAATTACTCTTAGGAGGTTTGCTTATCCAGTTAGTGATGACTTATTAAGTCCTAAACAACAGGGTTCGGACGGAAAAGAACCTATTGATGTAAGTTCTCCAGACTTGGCAAGAGCTGTAACTTGGTTGTCGCCTGCGTTAGGTAATGACCTAAAAGAAATACTTAAATTTAAAACTGGTTTTAAATGGGAAGAGGCTAAATCTGAAATACAAGATGCTTCATCAAGAGAAACTGATAGGGGTGCAGCAGGTGCAGCGATTGGCGGAAGCTCTGTTGGATCTGCGATAGAGTCGGGTTTAAATGGATTCACGTCTGTTCAGGCTAAAAATCTTAGAACACAGGGCAATGTAGATCATGCTAAAGACACGTATCCTAATAAAGTATTTGGACCTCTTAATATTATAGATAATGTATTAGCTAGAGGAAAGGGGCTTAAATTTGAACAAGAGTTTAAGTTAACTTTTCACTATGATCTTAAGTCTTATCCAGGTACCAGTCCAAAGGTAGCATTTATGGATACATTAGCCAACATATTAGCTTTAACATATAATAACGCACCTTTCTGGGGTGGAGCTACTAGATTTAGTGGTTCTGGTTCAACTGGTAAACCATTCGGTGATATGAGTAAATTAGCATCAGGTGACTATGCTGGTTATCTAGGTTCTATCGCAGATACCTTGGCTGGTATGGGTGGAAACTTTATGGATCAACTTAAGAAAACTGCCGGTAATTTAAAAAGTGGTGCAGGGCTTAACAAAATCTTAGGTGATTCAAGTATATTAGAAAACATCGTCGGTGGCGGTCTAATGAAACTATTAGGTGGACCTTCTGGTGGTGATGTTATTAAAGCATTCTTAACTGGTGATCCGACTGGCCAATGGCATGTAACTATTGGTAATCCAATGAATCCTATTATGGTTTGTGGTAACTTAGCGTTACAGGACACCGATATTAGTTTTGAAGGTCCTTTAGGTTTTGAAGGATTTCCAACTAAAATGAAAGTTGAAATCACACTAAAGCCAGGTAGACCAAGAGATAAAACTGAAATTGAATCAATGTTTAATGCAGGTCGAGGCAGAATGTATTTACAACCTGAATGGGGAGAAGGCGAAGGTCTAGACATCGATGCAATGGTTAATGTAGATGCATATGGCGGAAAATCAGGCACTAATATTGGAAATGCGCCTTACGTTAGTAGACTATCTGATATGTCTGCTGGATAAAATAATAATTAAACATGAACTTTAAGATATTTAAAAATAAGAAGTTAAATACTGACAAGACTAAGTTATTGTTAGCACAACCTACTATGCTCTTTAGAACTTTAGATCCTAATGAGTATCAGTTAGCTGCAGTACATATTGTTAAAGAAGATGAAATAGTTAGACCTGATTTAATTGCAGTAGAATACTATAACTCTGCTTCTGGTTTAGATATAATTATGAAGTTTAATGGTATCTCAGATCCCTTCTCTATTATGCCAGGTGAGACTCTTTATATTCCAATGGATACAATTCCATATTTTAAGTTAGAGACTCCTGCGATGTATGAGGACAATCCAATTAAAAACCAGTTTATACAGACCAAAAGATTAAGTAAAACTGATCAAAGAAGATTAGAAGCACTTAAAAAGAAATACAATAAGGAAACTTTATTACCACCTAACGTGATACCTGTTGGTAAAAAGAATTATGAATTTGATGGTACTAATGTTAGATTGGGTATGCATACACAAACCGACCCCGTTGTAAATTCTATTTTAAGCGACATGGCTAAGGACGATGTTAAAGTGATTAAGACCACTGAAGACGACATTATTATCAATGCATTAGATACCTCGCAGGTTGAGAATGGGCCTGTAATTGTTAATGAAGATAAATTATATGAAGAATTGTTAGTAGCTGGAAGTGGTTTAAGATCAGGTTCTGGTACAGGTTCTGGTACAGGTTCTGGTACAGGTGGTGCTAAAACAGATGTTGCCGATACAAAGGGCGGTACTAAACCAGATGGCACAGGGCCTGCTTCTACAAATAATAACCCGGCAGATTCACCGGATTCACCTTGCGCTAAATAATAAATATGGAATTAGCAAACAATATATTAGCAGTAGTCGAACCGGCTATTAGACCGACAGAAATAAAAATTGATGCGTTAGCTGAAGAGAAACCAGATGAGGCCGATTACAAGCAAACTTCGGTTATAGCGACACTTCAGCCAATGATTCTTATTAATGGATATCAGTTTAAGCCGGCTGATGTTACTTTATTTGAGCTAAACTTAACTGAAGTAGTGCCTACTTGTAGATTAGTATTACAAGACAGCGCTGGAAAATTTGGTGTTGCCAGTTATCCTAGAGATGGTGATTTTTTTACTGTATTAATTAATTCCAAAAATCAAGAGACGTTTAAATCTATTCATATGGATTTTGACATAACTGAATGCAGCGCACCGAAACAGGGTAATGTTCAGGCTGCTACATTTACAATAGAAGGCCACTGTAAAATTCCTAGGCTATTTGCTGAAGATTGTGTTAATTTCGAAAATGGTACTTCATTGGACCATATAGAACAGGTTGCTAGGGATTTAGAAATTGGAATGGCAACAAACATCGATGCCGCAGATGATTCTCAATCTAGAATAATGGCATATACTCCTTATATAGATTTCATACACTCTATTATTAAAAACAGTTACGTTGGCGAGGAATCATTTCAAAAGTGGTGGATTGATTCATATTATTATCTTAATTATGTCGATGTTAATGCTTTATTTAATTCTCCAAATCCCCCGATTTCAGAGTTTGCTGAATCATTGGCATCTGCAGCGGAGTCTATGACACCTGATGCTAAGTCAGCTAAAGAAGCCGAGGAAGGCGGTACTGGTAATGACATAGAGGTTCCTTTATTATTAACAAACCATATTGCATTTATGGGTAATAACGCGTTTATCGAATCTAATAAGATTATAAACAATGCAAGTACAATTAGCACAATTGCGGGATATGCTAGAGAAGTTACTATTTATGATAATAATGGTGATAATAAGAAACAAGAATTTAGAATCGAGCCGCTCGGGGGTAATGATTTAAAAGAGTTAGAAGAGCCATTAAGAGGTAACAGAAATGATGCTAGACATGTTGATCAAGTTAAATATAAATACATTGGTAGGCAAGAAGCTGGTGACGATGGTTTAGGTAATGTTCACCCTAATGCAGCGTTTGCGCAATTGCATAATAAACAAAATGAGATGGAGGTTCAGAAAATGAAACTAGAGGTTACATTGAACTCATTTAATCCATCGTTGTATAAATATCAAAAAATACCGGTATTAATGTATCACGTTGATGAGAAATCTATTTATCAAAACGAGAGAATCAAAGGAGATAAAAAGGAACTCGGCATGGACAAAGATGAGCCATTTGATTTAGGAGCGGATCCGGATATGGATCCAGATAGATTACCTAAACAAGCATTAGATACTTTTTTATCTGGATATTACATAATAGAAGATATAGTTTATACTTATAATAATGAAGGTACTAGACAAGTTGTAACTTTATTAAGGAGAGAATGGCCAACTAGAACTGAAAACCTAATTAATCCACCTGGTTTAGAAGATGCTACTGATGAAGAAAAGGCTGAAAATATTAAAGAGAATAGTCCAGCTGCAGAACCTGCTCCAGAGCCGACTCCAGCAACAACACCTGAACCGACACCAGAGCCAACGCCTAGTGTTGAATTAGAGTTAGAAATAGGATTTACTAAAACCACATCTGAACAAGATATTCAGGCTACATTTGGTAATAGCACATATGGTGTATTTGAAGGTACTTGGACTGCAAATAAAGAAGTTGCAGCATTTGATTTTTGGGAAGCAGAGATAGATGATACATTAATCGGTCCGTCTTACGGAATGCGAGTTAAAAAGAATGGAACGTGGGTGTTGGATCTCTCACAAACAGGAGAGTTTGACCCCCAAACATACGATCTTGCTATTACAATACAAGCAGAAGGTAAAACGTTTACTAATACAACATCGGTTACCATTACTAATAAATAAGGATAATAAAATAAGGATACATAATATATGGCAGATTTTAAACATATTAATGAATTTAGAAAAGGTTCTATTTTAAGAAAGATCAATGAGGATCCGACTTATCTTAGTTTTTTTCTCATGTTTGATACTGTAGATAAGGAGCACTCTCCTTTGATGTCAGGTCCTGCAAAAGAGTATTTAGAAAAGTTTGTCGATGGTCCAATGGGAACTAACTACGCTGCATATCTTGAAAACTTTAAAAAGGTTTTGATGAAGATTAATACTGAAATGCCCTGGTTTTGGCAAAAGGTTAGCGGTCTAGAATTAACACAAACATACGGTAAAATGGATGAGCCTTGGAGAGGTTCTGAAAAACCTAAAATCGATATTGAGTGTTTAGAAGAGAATATTGAATTAACTGCAATTGGCCTAATGTCTTTATATAAAAAGGCATGTTATGATTATGAAAGATATATTGAAGTACTACCTAAAAACCTAAGACGTTTTAGGGTTTGGATAGTAATGTCAGAAGTTAGAACATTTCAACAAGATACTGGTGCCAGGGACTTAGATTTATATGGATCCCCAATGGCAAAAAACAACGAAGGTAAATCTGTAAATATAATTCCTAGAGCTAAAGGTTCTGAAACTAATATTGATAAAAATGGTAGAAAATTTGATGTTGGATTAGTTAGTCAATTTACTGCAGATGCCAGACCTTATTTAATGTTTGAATTAGGTCATTGTGAATGGCAACAAGATTCAATTGCAGACATGTTTGCAGATGCATCTAAGATGCCTGAATTAAAGAGACCTAAATTAAGTTTTACATGGGAAACTGCATTATTAACTAATCAAAAATTCGGAGAAAATATATCGTTAGTTGATGATAAAGATCTTATACCCGGGGCAAAACCCGGAGATGGTTTATATCCAGAGTCTCCATTTAATCCACTGGCAAATGCACAGAATGCAATTAGTGATAAGGTAAATGGTATCGCCGGTTCGCTGGTAAATAGATTTAATAATTTAAAAAATAGTTTGCCTGGTTTTGGTAAAAATCCAATGGGTGCTGTTTATCCTGAAAGATTAACGGGGGCGGCAGCTAGTTTGGCGAATGCTGGTATGGATAAAGTAAAGGCGCTAATTTTAGATAATGTACATGGCGCTAGTGGTGCATTAGGAACACTCAGTGATATTAATACCGCACTTGAAGCTGGTAGTATTAATGGTGTTATAAATTTAGCTAGACAGTTTACACAAAGTAAATCTAATAAACCTAAAAAGGGTAATATTACTCCTAATAACATGTACGACAGTCCTGCTGTTGATAGTAGCCCAGACGGAAACTTAGGCGAAAGAGTTTATACACCAGGTGTTGACAGTAGTGCAGATAATTCACTTAACGAAAATGTATACGAATAATGGCTGATGAACTTTTTAAAGATAATTTAAGGGATCAACACTGGCTTGGGGAAGTTGTAGTTAACGAAGATCCTCTTTTAAACGGAAGATGTAGGGTTAAAGTTTATGGTAAATTTGATAAACTAACTGATGATGCAATTCCGTGGGCAACCCCTATGAATAGGGATCAAGTTGGTGCACATGCAGTACCTAGAGTTGGTGATATTGTTGCAGTTCGTTTTGACAACGGTAACATCTACCACCCTGAATACTGGTTTCAAATAGATCAAAATACAGATCTTAAGTCAGATATTTTAGAAACTTCTGATGCACCACATGATGTTATATCGCTAGTATATGATGCTGTGCGCAACGTAAGGATCTATCATTCTCCTGAAGATGGTTTAGTTATCACAAGAGGTAGCGGTGCCAAAGAGCGCCCAATCATTCAAATGGACGAAGAGGGATTTATAAAAATCAGTACAGATGCTAAAATGTTCTTAGACTGTGGTGATATATTCGTTTCAAATACGGGCGAGCCGGGAGCAGATGAAACAGAACCAGCAGTGAGGGGTCAATCTCTACAGGATTGGTTACAAATGTGGTTAGACGATTATAATGCACATATACATCCAACTGGCGTGGGTCCTTCTGGACCCCCAATGCCACCAACTCCAATAACAGTAGGAAAATTATCGAGCACTCATATTAACTATCAACAAAAAGGTAAATAATTATGCCCGCACTTTGGCCATCATTTATACCAGCATTAGCGTCCGATATATCGGGGCAGTCGTTTACTAAACCGGGTGGCGGTATGGTATCTTATGATCTGCCAAAAGTTGGCAAGGATCAAGTGCCTATTTTCCCCCCATCTTCAGAATTAATAGAATCTATTAAACCCGGAAATCCAGTTAATGCTAACTTGACGACTGATCCGACATCGATGATTAATGCTATTAATTTAAACCCATTAAGTGGTCGATATGATTTTGGTGTAAGAGTAGCAGAAAGATATCTAGAGGCAATAAAGGGATTAGCAATGACACCATTTGGTGCAACACATACTAATAATCCAGCGGCAGAGTTTCTTTTAAAACAGGGTTATGGCTTGGTGTTTGAAAGAATATTAAGAGAGGGCGATATTCCTTTATTAGACCAGAAAGATAAAGACGGTAATATAATTGAAATGGGCAAAGAGTCTCATCCAGCATATGCCGATTTTTGTCCAGAACCCATTGAAGAGCCAGATCCAATCGAAGAAGAAAAGAAACAACAAAAGAAATTTAATAAATTTGTTGAAGATTACAAACAGAGTTTAAACTTATATAAGTTTAGATTTTTTGAGTTTGAATGTTTAGACGGTTCAGAAACTGTATCAGATTTGGCCAAGTCATTTGCAAATAGATTATTACAGCAATATCACAATTTGTCCAGTCAAGAAGCAAAAGACAAATATAAATTATGGGCCACCAGTTTAGGTAAATCAAAGTACAATAATCTTACTGAAATACAGCGAGCGGTTGGAGGTACTTATTTTGTCGGTAGATTTCCATACGTTAATGTGAGTGAAAAAGCTAGAACAGATATAGAGGGCGCAGGATATGATTGGCAAGCCCTGGTTGATGGTGTAAGTTCGGCGTTTGAAGCCGGTTTAGACAATTTTAAAATGTCAGACTGTCCACTCTCTGAATACAAAATACAGGTTTCTTTTGACAGGGAACATAATTTGCCAGATTATCCAAGCAAAAGACCTAAAATTTTAACGGACCATGTAGTTGCTCTTTTTTCATATGACAACGGATCTGAAATGAGTTTTAAATACGGTGTATCCGACGATACTAAAGTGATTTGGTGGAAAAAAGACAACACATATGTAACGGCACAATATGAAAAATTAGAGTACGATATACATTGGGCAAAAATTCCCGGAGCCATTAAAAATGTTAAGTCAGCTGATGATATTATTAATATAAGCCCAAACGCCGGCGGTACTATTTTTAAGTTTCAAAGACAACAGGTTATTGATGCTAAAAAAGCAGCTGACGAATGTGACACGGCAGAGGAGGATGTTGATATAAATTTTAGTTGGCCAGGTGGAGATCCATATGAAGAAATGGCTGAAATAACTATTGCGTATTGGTATGCATGTTTAGTTAAACCATTTGCTCCATCACCATCTGCTTTGCCAGCTTTAATTCCCCCACCATTAACTGGTATTTATATACCGATTTATTATGGTGGTAAAAAGAGACTAGCTAAAAATCTTAGAAGAGCTTGGAATACTGGTAAAACATTTAGTGTATTGCCAGCACCTCAACCACCAGCACTTGCGGTTTCTACAGCAGTTGCCGCGGTATATGCTCTACACTTGTTAGAATTTAAATTACTCTATTTAGGAGGTATACCAACACCAGTAGGTCCCGTGCCGATGGTAGGTTTTGTACCGGTAGTCTTCTAAAAATAAATAGATATATAATATGTTACACCTTTAATATAAAAATAAATGAACAACGAAAAAAACAAAAGGATCAGAATTGGCGAAACTAAAGTCAATACTGTAGAAGTTGAAGAACTAGACATCACGGTCGAAAACTTAAAAGATCTTAAATCAGATGGTGGTGATATATCGGATGATTATTACGATGAAGAGGGAAACTTCATGTGGGATGCTTATGAAGCTAGTTGCCCATCAAAAACCAAAAAACCAAATCCACATATTAAAACCATGAATGGCGATAAGGTCTTTTCTAGAGAATCATATGCTCAAGAAATGTACGACATGCTTACCGCACATGATGCTGCTTTGGGTAATATGGTAACTATTGTAGGTGTTGGAGAAATTCATACTGGAACGGTTTATGGTATTAGCTCAGAGTTTATTAGTGTCGATATTGGTTACAGAGAACTAATATATGTTAAATATGATAAGGAACCTGCTGCGATTCAAGCCTTAAAACCGGGTGAAGAAACATCAGTTTTAATTACCTCAACTGATAACAACTCACATGTAGTCGGATCAATTAACGGTGGTATAAAACACAGAGTCTTTATGGATCTTAGAGAAGCCGTTGAAGTTGGTGGAACCGCATGGGTTGGTAAAGTTACACATATGATTGAGAATGGTGGTTATATGGTAAATATTCAGGGAATTGATTGTTTTATGCCAGGTTCATTAGCAGGTATTAATAAACTACATGACTTTAGTTCTATTATTGGTACTGAAATCTATGTTGTTCCTGTAAGTTTCTCACCAGATAGAGGTACATTGGTAGTTTCTCACAGAAAATATCTACAGGCTTTAATTCCAAACGAGATTGAAAACATAAAAGCAAATCAAGGTGCTGAAATTACAGGTAATGTAACAGGTACTGCTAAATATGGTATATTTGTTGAATTTAATGGTTGTTTGACTGGTATGATCCATAATAACGACTTAGATGAGGAAACTCTTATTAAATTCAAAGCTAGACAGATTCAGCCTGGTGATGAAATCACATTTATCGTTAAGGATATTATCAGTGATACTAAGATCACACTTACTCAAAAGGCTAATGCTACTGTTAATCCATGGAGTGATATTCAATCTAGATATCAAATTCCTTCAGTAGTTGAAGCTACTGTCAAAACTAAAAAAGACTACGGTTTATTTATTAGTATTGAAGAAGGAGTGACTGGACTACTACATGTAAGCGAAGTTGGTGAAGAAGTTATGAGCGTATTTAAGAACGGAGATCCAATCACGGTACAAATTACCAGAATTGACGTTGAGTCAATGAAAGTATTTTTGAAAATGCCTTAATAACTATCGCATCGAGAGCGTGATATATATTCAAACGATAATATCATAATCTTAATATGCAAAAATTAACTATAGATTCCTCAAGAGAATCAATTTTGAACGCGGCACTTATGGGTGTTGAGTTTGAATTCTATTCTAATTTCGATCTAGAAGCTACCCAAAAATCATTGGCAAAGCTTCTAGATCGAAAAATTAGGTTAGAAGATAAGGCACATTCTGATTTTCAACCTTCAGCTGAAGAGTTTAAAATGGAACCAGACATGTCTGGTGGTAAAGGCCTAATCGAGTTAGTTACTGGTCCTATTCCGTATAGAAACGCTAGGATTATGGTAATTAAAATGCTTAATTGGATATCTGAAAATGGATATACCAATGATAGGGCGTCAATCCACATTAATTTATCTTTCGATAAAAAATATTTAGAGGATCCTGCACTTATTTCTAAGATGAATGTTCTTAAATTTATCTTAGACTTTGATGAGCAACAAATCTATAAGTTTTTTCCAAACAGAGAAAAATCAGCATACGCTAAAAGTATTAAATGGGTAATGCCAAAATGGGAAGCATTTCACTTTGATGCAAATCAAGTAGCATCAAATAATTTTAAATTTGCCGATACGAAATATTATGGTATAAACTTTTCTAAAAAAGAAAAGAACTATCTTGAGTTTAGATATTTGGGTGGTGCAGATTATGAGGAAAAAACGGATAATATTTTATACCTAATTGAAAGGTTCCTAATGCAAATGTGGAACTCTTGTAACGATCCTCGTTTTACTGCTGAAAATAAAATTGAATTACAGAGAATTATAAATAAGAATAAACCCATAATGGATATGCTCAAAGATTACTCTAAAGTATCTGAGCACTGGCCAGATATACAAATATTAGTCGATCTACAAGATAATCCAACTATTATACGAGTACAATGGGAAAGGTTTAAAAATAGAGTTATGGATCTTATTGTAAATGGATCAATGACCGCTGGTGTTATAAACTACGATTCAGATTATGGCGCGGTACAGGTTAAAGATGGTAAATTTCCAACTGTTTATCTTTTAGAAAATTTTGAATTTATTGATTGTGAACTTGCAGGTAATTTAACTAATTGTAGTTTTTATAACTGCAATATCACGAGTTCTGCTGTTATGTGGGGTAGTTTATATAGAGCTACTAAAGTGAAAGACTCTAAAGTTGAATCTAGTTATACGCATGGTAGTTGTGAATTAACCAACTGTTATGTTGCCGGCAGAGACACTATGTTTAGGGGTAAAATGATAGGTGGTATATTTAGAGAGGGCTTCACTAGCAAAGATGCTAGGTTTGAAGAAACAGAAATTGTTGTAAGTAAAAAAATAAAATAAATAAAAAATGGGTGAAATTATAAGCGGCTCAAATAATGATTTAACTACCGGAAGGTATTTTGATCCTAACTGTTTAAATCTATTCTTAGACGAAGTAGCAGATGATATTACTGGAGCCTGTATGGTTCCTATCAATCTACCACAAAAAGAAATCATTAATATTATTAAGAGAGCTAAAAAATGGTTCTATAAAAAATATGAGTACTCTGTAAAAGAGAATTTCTATCATATACCAAGTAATGTATTTAGTACTGATTACTTTAAATCACACCGAGCACTTAATTTACCAGGCCCTGGTTTAGATGGTGGCGGTGGAGTATACTCGGTTTATGGTTTATATGACTTAGCTTCTGGATGGAATGGCGGCGGTGGTGGAATGGATTTAAGATTCCAATCTGGTTCTGACTTTTCTATGGAAAGAATGCTATTTAGAGGTATGTATGAAGGTTCTGGAATGGCTGAGGCTGCAGAAGAATTACAATATTATGTATTGAATGCTTCGATGGCAGACTTATCTAGACAGATTCTAGAGAATCCCATATCATATAATTATTCAAGTTTAACCGGTGAATTAAAATTCTTAGGTGATACACCTAAAGGAGATGTTATTCTTGAGGTGTATGAGACGATACCAGATTGTGCGCTATATAGCGATGAAATTTTCTTTAGATATGTTAGTGCTAAAATTAAACAATCAATCGGTACTAAATTAGGTATTTTTAAATTTGCTTTACCCGGAAATGTTGATTTTGATTACGATGCTATTAAATCCATGGGAGATGATGAGTTAGCAGCCATTGACGAAGAGATCAAAGGAGATGAAGGTGTTGATTGGATGATGCACTCTTAAATAAATAAGATACATAGATAAATGGAACTATATATAAAATATCCGAGCGACCCGAATTACGATGAAACACAGGTTCAGACTAATAGTGAGATAGAAATGTTGATCACGCAGATACAAACGTTGCTATTCACTAATAAGCGAGAGGTAATGGGTACTCCTAATTTTGGTTGCGGTTTAGAGGAACTTATATATGACTTTGGATCAAATGAACACAACATAAGATCTAGAATAACTGATCAAATAAATCACTATTGTCCGCTTGCGACAAAATATAACATTAAAACTGAGGTGAATTTTATGAAAGGTGAAGTTAGAGATATTGCATATATAGATATTACGATAGATAGTAGATATGCTATTAAAGTAAGTATGCTATAAAAAAGTAAAGACAAATAATGGCCGAATTAAAATTTTTAAGTACAATTAGAACCAGCGCTGATAATATTACTAGCGATGCGAGAACCTATATTTCTAGAGTGTACAATAGAGCTAATACTCTATTTACCGTGGCATCTCCATTCGCACAAATAATCAGTGTTCTATCAGAAATGGTAGAATTAATCATGTTCTATATTGAAGATTCTGTAGTAGAGCAGAACATATACACTGCACAACAGCCGGAGTCTATTTATGGAATGGCTAGATTAACTGGTCATGATGCAACCAGGGGTTTTGCAGCAACTGGTGAAATTGAATTTAGATGGAAACCGGGAGCTGATTTAAGTAAAGTAGCCGGGAATTCGTTAAACATAGATGCAAGAGCTCAACTTAAATTTGATATTAATGGCCTAACATACACGCTTTTAAATTCTAAAGATAAGTTTAAATTAGAGAAAACAAATTACAATTCATTTAAGACTGCTATTATTCAAGGTAAATTTGAAAAACAAACAGTAACCAGTGATGGTAATAAATTGCAGTCATTTAGTATTAATACTGGTGGTATTACTGATCACAGCAAAGTTGCGGTTAGTGTTAATGGTGAACTTTGGACCAAACACAATTCATTATATGACTTAGGTTCAAATGAAAAGGCATACTTAATTAAAACAGGAATTAGTGGAGGTCTAGACCTTTATTTTGGTAATGGTAGTTTTGGTATGGTGCCACCGGTTGGTGCAATTATTGAAGTAGAATATGTAAAACACGGAGGTTTAGCTGGTAATCTTGATGATTCGCCGGATTTAACTATTAAATGGGATGCAACGGGTACTGATTCAAATGGAACTGAACATGACTTAAATGAATTCTTAGACGTAACTATTACTTCATCACCAAAAATGGGCAGTGATAGAGAGAATACACAATTCACTAAGATTATGACTCCGATGGCAAGTAAGTCTTTTGTACTGGCAACGCCAGACAATTATGAATATTTCTTATCAAGGTATAACATGTTCTCTTATATAGATGCATATAACACAACCGATGATCAATATTTAGATGACGATAATGTTATCTATATTTTTGCAGTACCAGATATTAAAAAGAAATTGGCTAAAAATCAAGACTATTTTACAATACCACAAGAAGAGATGTTTTTAGATCAGGGCGAGTATGATGCAATGCATAAAGTTCTTGAAGATAGTGGCCAACAAATGGTAACTACTGAAGTTGTTTTTGTTAAGCCACAAGTAAGATATTATAGTATTGATATTAATATTAGATATTTCGAAGGTTACACTAAAGATGAAATCTATAATGCAGTTAGAGCTAAAGTGTCTGAATATTTACTGAATATTACAAGAAGAGATAAACTACCAAAATCTGATATCATCTATATCTTAGAAGAGATTGAAGGTATTGATGCGGTTAACGTTAAATTTATTTCAGAAACTGAAGAGACTGCTAGAAGATTAGGTTATTATGAATCAGTTAATGTTACAATTGCTCCACAAGAGCCCGTGACGTTAGAAACTGTTGGTAATGGTAAACAAAAGTATGTTTACTTTAAAAGAATTGAAGATGTTAAAGTAGTACCTGTTACGGACACCACTGAAATACCTTATACTGTTAAGGGCCTTGATCAATGGGGTGACATTATAATGGAAAAAGAAGAAGTTGCAGTATTTAGAGGTGGCTGGCAAGACAGAGACGGTGATGAAATCGTTGATGATGTTTTGATTAATTCCGAGGCTGCTGTTAGTATAAACTTCGAAGCAGAACCAGTTCCTAGAACGATATACACTAGAATGCAGGCTGGAAATAGAAAAGCACTTAAATAATGGGTTTATTTGATAATTTACTTGGATATAAACGTGTTAAAAGATATGACACTACTAAGGCTAGAAAGGACGAAAGACTTCATGTTGGTTACAACTATGATGCTTTGCCACCTAGTGAATTTATAGGTAGATCACTTTCTGGTCACATTCAAAGAAATCAAACAATGCAACATTTTCTAATCTTTTTAGAAGATGCGATCAAGAACCTTTTAAAGGGAACTAGGTATTTAAAGAATTACAAAAATTATACCGTTAAAAAAGACGACAATCAAACTAGATAATGTATAATAATTTAAGATTTTTTAAGGGATTAGAATATGATTTAAACTTCGAGAAAGATAACCTCGGGGTATATCAGGGCACGATCCACTTAGCAGAAGTTTCCACTGGTTTATACGAGACAGTCAATCTGTTTATTCTAGAAGAGTGTATCTTTAATGGTGATCCAAACATAAATTTCCCAGTCGCGGAGACTGCTAATGCAACTAAGTTTGTGTTTGAGTGGGAAGAATTTAATAGCAGAGATAGCAAAGATATTACCCTATATGATATAGATCACACTGGTAATATTCCTGTTGTTAAAGAATTAAAAACATATGTTACTGATTTAATTGATAACTCAAACGTTGATCAAATTACAGATGGTGTTAAACATTTAAACACACAGAGCAATGTAGCTATTCAACTTAATATAGCGCTAAATTCCACTAAAGAGGGACCTCATCTTAGAAACTTAAACTTATATGAATTATCTGGCGGTGTTAAAACTCTTATTGCCGTAATTGAATTTTATGGTGAAGTGGTTGCTGAAGATGAGAGGCTTAAAGTTTTACTTTCTAATTTCGGTGCAACATTAGGCGAAGCTGATTTTATGTTATTTAAAGATCATGACATTAGCGAAATGTCGCCTGATTATATTCTTTTAAACAGAAAAAGAAAAGAGTTACTTTTAGAGTTACATAACATTAAGCCATTTGTTGGTACATATAAAGCTGTTTTAAATGCAATCGACTTTTTCGGTTATGATAAAATCACGTTAAAAGAATACTGGTTAAATATAGATAATTCTGTTAAGAATTTTGGTAAATTATTTGCGGTGCCAGTTCCACATTCTTCAGTTAGAGGTGAAGCTACTAGAAAAAGATTAGCATTTAAGTTACCATCTAATACAATGAAGAAGACTAGCAAGTTTAGTCTTGTCTATAGATTAAATGAACCTAATGGTACTTTTGATCAATGGGATATTCCTAATGTAACTGAAACGTTTGATTACACGCCAGAAGAAATCCTAATTAAACTATATGGTTTAAAGAACAAATTACAAAAAGAGTATTTACCATTACAGGCTAGGATTATAGATATTACCGCTGAAGGTGATTATTTTGATCAAAGAAATTTAAACGTTTGGAACAATCAAAACCCAATTAGTTTCTTTAGTGAAGGTCACGATATTAAATTTAATGTTTTTCCCAACGATAGACAATTATTTATTGAAGATATGTCAATGGTCCTTAAACCTAGTTTGGACCAAAATAATGATACTAATAATTATAACTTATTCTTAAATTTAGGGATTGGTAATGAAGATGATTTAACTACTGCAAATAGAACTGAATTAAAAAGTATAATTAGTACTTTTTATGAAACATATCACGATAGAGAACTTTATTCCTATAACCCTAATATTCCAATTGGATGTCCAGTTCTTTTAGATGGGACAGAGTCTTTTGATGATATTTGGGACGAAGCTCTTTTTACATGGGAAGATGCAGTGGATGCCAATTCAAATCTTAAGGTAACTTGGGATAACTGGTGGAAGGCATGGGTTTATGAAATTGAATGGGTTATTACAAGTAAAGACAGGGGCTATAACCAGACATACAGGGGAGCCATTGATGACTACTTAATACTTCCATTGATATTACCATATGCTGACACCTATAGCGTGGAAATGAGGACGTATGACCTATTTGGACATAGATCTCACTATAGGATGAATGATGTTATCGATATTAAATTAAAGAATTTAGAACTTTACGGAATCTATAAGTGGTTAGAAGATCAATCATGGGATGCTAAAAAACTGCCATGGTCAAAATCAGGTGGTTATTGGAATTCACCACAGGACAATCTTACTACGATTGACGAAGACATCGCTACGTTATATCTAACGCTAGACAGGGCAAACTATATTCATTTTGAAGAAGATCAAGGTATAAGATTCTCTACTGTTAGAAGATATATGGATATTTATTCTAATTCAGGTTTTAGTGAAACTACGGGACCTTACACATGGGACGAATCTACATTTACATATAGCGATAGTAAACATCTAGCTTGGAATTTTATGAGAGTTGGCCCGGATTTAACTTCTAGTTTTAAAATTAATGATGTCCAGCAATACGATACATTAGTGATAACACACAAAAATCCTAAAACAGGCGTAATTTCTACTGGACAGCATACTATAACAAATGCAACACCTACTACTGTTAATGACGTAAATGGATGGAAACAAATAATGGATGAATTAAATGCTAGTATTGATCCCGTTATTAGTAAGTTTAACTACAATGCGGTCTTTGAGGATTTAGATGACAATGATATTAGCGACGTATTTAGATTTATTTTAGCAGTAGGTCGTGAATATTCAAAAACATATGATTTTGAAACTGTTTTTTTTAGAGATAATTCTGATTCAAATGTATCCGGTGAGACTCATGTTGAACATTTTAACCCAACATGGGATGATACTCGAGTGTTTACAGACTATGCTGAAGTTGAAAGATCAACACATATTACGATTTCAACTGATATTTCAAAGTTCCCTGGTAGAAAAAATGCCAAATGGACTATCACAAATATAACTAACCCAGAAATCACTGATATATACTATAATAATATGTGGCTGACTTACATCTTTAAAGAACCTGGATACTATTCAATTCAATTAGAGGCGGAAGACACTCACGGCAATAAAAATGTTGTAAAACGAAACATGTTAAAAGTAAAATAATAAAAACAATAAAATGGCAAACATCACTGAAATTTTAGGTACTGATTCAGTATCTTCATCGAGACCGATCATCAATAGCAATTTTGAGTTGCTAAATGATGAGTTAGCTTCTGTTACGGCTCTATTAAACCCAACGACTTCGGCTTTGAGCGGAGTATCTAAAGTAACGACCGCTGAGTTGTTAGTTTTATTAAACGGCACAAGTCTATTGTCCGTTAATAGTTTAGGAGCTGCGTTTAATACACCAGTTACTATTAGCAATGTTGCTAAACTTAACGGAACATTAGTTAAAAGTGGGGTATTGGGTACAGCAGCTGTACCGACTACACAAGTTACACCAACTGCAATCACTGCGATTACATATTTTGTTGAAGCTAACTTTACATTACCTGAAGCTGTAGATGGCCAAGAGGTTACGATTATCAATACATCGGATACTTCTAAATCTGTTTCAGGCCTAAGTCAAGAATCACTTGGAGCAACTACTATCTCGCTTGTAGGTAAAAACTCAACAGTAACACTAAGATGCTTTAATAATGTATGGTATGTTATTTCAGCATACAATACTGACATAGTATAAAACAAAATTTAATTAATAAATGGCAACTCCACTAGTTAGAATACCACAGCCCATGGGTGGCACAATGTATGCTTTTGCGTCTTCTGCGAGGGATATGACTAGGGCCTTTAATAGTTCAGACTTAAATTTTGAGTTTAGCAAATATGCTTTGTTAGATCTTCCAGATTTTACTGATTCGGTTAATGGTTCTAACACAATAGACTTTGAATTAAATCTTAAGCAACCCTCTGGTCAAGCTTATGTTGCTGGCATGCCTAACGTTGATTTCGCACAAACATTCCAGAACTATGCGTTAAACATGGAAGAACTTTTGTTAAAAGATGACGATTATGATCCAATTCTTTTACAATCTGATTCTGAAAAGATTTTCTTTAAATGGCTATCTTCGTTAGGCGCTATTGATTTTATTACGGCAGATTCTAATCAAACTCTATTAGGTAATTATACCGAAAAGGTTAATGGTGTACTTGCTAGTGAGAACTATGATAAAGTTGTTAAATATTTAGGAACTATTGATGTTGAGAATGATGTTGCATATCAAGGCAATACATATCACGAGGTTTATATTAATGTTCCTACTTCAGTTGGTTATACACCTACTGTTTTATTTAAACCAACAAACTACAATACTACAGCTACTAAATTATATACATCTGATTATATCGAGGGCAGAGAGGGTCAAACACACCCTGATCCTAATATTAATATTAATGCAATTGTTGATAGCTATACGTTAAGTAGCGGGGCTTATTATGACATCCAAACTAATGCTACTAATAGTGTAGGTATTCAGTTTGATGCTAATGCATATGAGGAGATTAATACAAATCCTGAAATTAAATCATTACTTGACTTTGCTAAAAAGGGTCAACAGTTTACTTTTAATGCCATTCTTGTATACTATGACATCTATAGCCAGTCAGTGCCAGCCAATAGAGCTACAAACTTATACGGTATCTTAATTCTTGATGATATTCAAGATTCTTATGGACCCGGTTCTAAAATTAACGAACAGATTAAATATAAACCAAATGAAGTTACTGGTCTTAATGGTAACGCATTCTCGTTAAAGTTAAATCTAAAATTTAATTCATCACTTGATAATGTTGGTGTAGAAACTAGCGTAAATGACTTTACGACGTTTTCTATGGATTTATTCATGGATACTACAACTGCATTAGAAAATGCAACAGAACTTTTATTACAAGCAAACAATAGATATGCTAAAATAGGCGAGAGGCTTGACAGTATTGAAAATCTGGTTACGGCATCCGAGCAAAGTGCATCTTTATTAAATAGGGTTGCGTCATTGGAACAGGAATTTCAAGATAGTTCAATTCAACTAGCGGACTCAAATTCGCTTTTAGATCTAATTACTAAAGCGCATAATAAAATTAACTCTTTAATTGACGGAACTATTCCAGTAGAATTACAATATAACACTGATGTTTTGTTTGCCGGCAAGGGTACAGAAGTTGATAAGACTATTCCTAATAAAATTAAAATTAATAGCACTGTAGATGGCTATACGTTAAATAATGTTTACTTATGGAATATAGCAGGTAAAGCGGTAGCAACTCAATTATCAGATAACGTGTGGTTTGACGCAGGTGATGCTGGTAACGGTTCAGTTAAATTTGCTATTTGGACTAGACTGGATCTGTTTACAAATAGATTAAGTCTTAAGGGTTTAATTAGAAAACCAGATGGAACAATTTCTGATCCTGAAAGTAATCTTAATATATACATTGATGATAGTTTAGTCGCTTGGAAAGGTGGACAAACTTTTAAAATTACATTTGATGCAATAAACATGTCAGGCAATAATATTAAAATCTGGACTGGTGGAACTACTGGATATGATCAATTGATAGCTGATATAGATGCAACACAATTAATAACAAATAAACCATATATTGAACTAGTATGCATTGATCCTGCAAACTATCAATTTGAAGCCGATATTTTAAGATAATATGAATACTAACAACTCTATTTCTAATTCGCTCAAGAAACTACTTGAAATCAATACAAATTCCTTAAAAACATTTGAGAGAATTAATGAGGCGATTACAACTGATCAGAAAGATGTACCCCTTGAGATACTAACTACTGATGGGACTAAAACTGTTTATGTGCCATCGTTCGGTTACATGAAGAGAGAATTGGAGAGATTGGACACGAATTTAAAATCATTATCTGGATTAGGTAAAGGTAATACTAGGATTAAGTTACCAGACGGTACTTATCAAAATATTATTACTTCTACACTTAAAACACCAGCTAATGATATTACTAGTTTCACTAGACCTGTAAACTTTGCAACTAAAGCAAACTATTTCTTTGAGGATTTCTTAAATCCGTTGTTAACTACTAGTATTAATGTTAGTGGTCAAATTCCTAATAATACAGAAAGAGTCTTGGTTAAAAGAATCTTAATTGATTCTGCCAGTGCCGTATCGGTTGAATTTTTCAATGCTAATTATAAAAACAAAGAGGGTTTAAATTACTCAAATATAATTAAAGAAATTAGTAATAACAATATTTCATACACACTAGATGAGGACACTCGTGATATGCCATATAGAAATGCGCAATTTACCGGTAAGTTTGATGTTTTAAAAATTAACAACTCTAAAAGGGAAATTGTGGTTGATGGTGTTACTACCAAAAAAGCTATAAAGTTATACACACTAGATAAAATAACATATACTGATGCCACTAAGGATCTTAAAGATACTGAGGTATTAAAAGCAGGTGATGAACTTATGGTTCAGAGCGGCACTAAGAACACTAGATATAAAATTACAAGAGTTGATGGTTCAACTAATCAAGTTGAGTTATTAACGGTTGAGGGTTATGAGTCTATTAAAATCGGAGCGAATCAATTAGGTATCTATAAAAACGATGTTGCTAATTTAAACATCGACCTTAATGTAGGATTTAACGAGAGGATGATAGTTTTTGTTAAGGCAATAGATCCGGATTCAAAAATATTAGCTGAAAACTGGTCACCTGGTATTGGCTTATATACAAATGAATTAACGCTGATTCAGGCTGATGGCTCAGAAATTAGACTTGATGACTATTACAAAACTGAAGTTGCTGACTTTGGTAGATACATCAGCGCTCTTAAAGAGGATGCTATCCCACCGGCAGCACAGGGTATTACCCCAGACTCTCCAACCTTAAATCTTAACAACTTTAAGGTAGTACAAATTAACTCGCACCTAACAGCGAATGATGCGGCTGACAAGATTAAGAAACTTTCAGCTGATAAGGTTAACGTTGAAGAAAAGATTAAGAAGTTAGATGAAACTATTGTTAAAAAGAGATCTGAGATTTCTACTAAGAAATATGAATCTAATATTCAAAAAGATAAAGACAAAAATGAATTAAGCTCTCTTATTACTGAGAGGACTAGTGAAACTAATCTTTATAACAGTATTGTTAATCAAATTCAATCTTTAGCATCAGGTACTAATGCAACTAATGTTACGCCTAAATACAGAGTTAGAGGTTTCTGGTCTGTACCAAGTGCAAAAAAAGTTGCAGATACAGTAGATCAAAATATTGTCCAATTTGTTATACAATATAGATACTTGTCTACTAGTGGAAAAGCAGGTGAAGTTACTCAACTTCCATTTACCGAAGGTACTAGAGAGAAAACAGCTGTATTCTCAAATTGGAATGAAATTAAAACTAAAGCTAGGGACAGATATAGAAACTCATTTACAAATAAATTTGAGTGGCAAAATAGTTTGGTTGAAGATGCGCAAGAGGTTAACTTTAACCAATTAGATATTGCAATTAACGAAGGTGAATTAGTAGAGATTAGAGTTAAATCCGTTTCTGAAGCTGGTTATCCTGCTAACCCGATTTATTCTGATTGGTCAGAAGCAATCACTATTGATTTCCCTATTACAGAAATCGATACAACTAATGTTGAATCTTTATTATTATCAAATGCTGCTGAAACCGCGGCTGTTAAAATTTCAGAAGAATTAACATCTAAAGGCGTATTTACACATATCGATGATAGTTTTAGTGCTAATGAAAAATATTATGCGCACAACGCTACAAGTATTGCGTCTGGTTTTCTTTCAGCTGAACAAAAACCAATTTCAGTATATGATAAGATTGCCGAATTAGAAGCACAAATAGCAGCACTTAAAGGTACTGTTGAAGTTGAAATCGGTGAATTGGTTGTTAAAATCATGGACGAGGATGGTACGGTTACTGTTATTAATAACGGTACTAAAAATCAAATCTTCGCTGGATATTACGCAGATGAGGTTGCAAGTTTAACAGTTAAGAAAGGACATATTGTTACTAAAACATTTAAACTTTTATTAGAAAACACCAAGGCCACTAAATTAGAATTAGTTTCTAGATTGGTTGGTGATAGAAATCTACCGGCATACAGATCTTCTGCAGCAGGTTCTGCTATTGCAGATAACGGGTTTGGTGTTACCTTAAATGATAATGGAGCAAATGACACAGATAATAAAATAAGCTCAGACAACTATTATACATCAGAAGGTAAATATGATTTGGTTCCTATTCAATATCAAAATATAGATTCTAAGTCGATTCAATCTTATGATTTGTTGGCTGAAGCACCATATCAATCGGCACAAAGACGTGGACAATTTGTATACTCTAGATTTATGGATGTTTCTAATCAAAACCCACTATACATAACAGAGTCTCTATTATCTACTACGGGATCTTCATTAAATAATTATGAATACTCACTAAATTACGCGGAATTCCAACCATTGACGTCAAATGTAGATTTAATTACTCCAACTGGTAATGGTACATCTGTTGATTTTATATGGACAGGAACTTTTGGCAGATACAATAATGGCGGAGTAACTAACTTAAGCGGAGAATTTTCAGCAGCAAAAGTTGATGTGTGTAGTATTTCATCGTCTGCATTAATAGGTTCTGCAAATTACAACAACGGTTTGTTTATTCATAAAGACCACCCGGATTTAGAAAACCTATACGCTGATGCACAGGAAACTGCAGTAAACGAAAATAATGTTAGTGATACTGAGCAAAGGGCTAATATACAATCAATGGTTAACAATGCAATATATACGATGCCTATAAGTGCAACGTATGCGAGTGGAACTTCGTTTGTATATAGTAGTCCATTAATTGGAAATTCTTTTTCACCATCTGCTGTTAATTCAATTAAAGCTACTAAACAATTAGCATTCCAAAAAACTTCTAATTTAATAACAGAAGGCGATAGGACTTTTAAAATGTCGTTTGGCGCTAATGATCAATATCTTTTAGGTGGTCGTTCTTGTGGAGCTTTCTTATTCTTATCACCGATTAACTTAAATACATTAAGTGTTGGCGGTGACAGCAAGCAGAGTAGAAAAGAAATTAAGGGTAGAGTAGCCACATTAGATAATTCCAATGCATTGTCTGTTGATATCATATTCCAATATAGAATGACTGATTATTACGGTAACGATGCTTCAAGTGATATTGGTAGAATCGGTGGACAGGCTAAACTAAAATTCCCTAACTTAACATATACCAAAAAGATTGGTTTAGATATATTTGATAAATATGATCAACAGTTCTCATTTGATCTAGAAGTATTCGCTAAATACAGTCCTAAGGGTAAAAACTTAAATTCTATTAGAGCCGCAAAGTTGACGAGATTCGCCACATAATAAATCTGGATATATAATACAGACAGGTGGACTGTGTATAAAAAGATTTAACTAAATGGCATCAATCATATTAAAAACTGATCTAGGTTATTCAAGTGCTATAACAGCATGTGGCGCAACCGGAACAACTGAATTATCTGAATTATTTCATGAAGGCGCGCTAGGGGCAGGTACACTACTATTTACGACTCCTGGATTAGAACTTGGGACACAATTTGATGGACAAGATCTTTGGTGGCGATTAAGTGATGATACTGTTGTATTACTTATCAGTTCCGTTGGTGAGGTCATTGAAATTGAGGAGTGTGCGGTAGTAACTCCGACACCAACTGCGACAGAAGTTGAGCCTACACCTACGCCGACAGCGACAGAAGTTGAGCCTACACCTACGCCGACAGCGACAGAAGTTGAGCCTACACCTACGCCAACTGAAACTGAAATTGAGCCTACGCCAACTGAAACTGAAGTAGTAACTCCAACTCCGACACCAACGCCGGAACTTACAGCGACTGCAACACCTGAACCTACAGCGACTGCAACGCCCACACCAACTGCAACATCAGATAATCCACCAGTTGCTATTAGTGCAACATACGATGTGGCATGGAATGATATAGTTACTATTACACTATCTGGTTCTGATGATTTTGATACTAATAATTTAACGTACAATATAGTAGCGGCGCCTACCAAAGGAACATATACTATTGTAGGTAATATAGTAACTTATACACATACCTCAACACTGGCAGGTTCTGATTCGTTTACGTTTACCGTAACAGATTCTGCAAATCAAACATCTGCACCTGCTATCATAACTATTAATCCAGAGAATTCTGCACCAGTTATAACCACAACCAGTACGAGTGTTTTACAAAATACCACTAGTATGTTTATTGTAAATGCGACAGATGCTGATGGTGATCCAGTATCGTTTATACAAATAACAGCAACCCCTAATGGAACTATATCATTTGTTCAAAACGATAACACTTCTATAAGGGCTACATATACCCCTAATGCAGGTTATTTTGGTAATGATAGTTGGGTAATTAAAGCAATTGATTCCAAAGGCGCTGAATCTGCACCAACAACTATCAATATTGAGGTTGAATATTCTCCTGTATTTAGTTTTCAGATAAGCTCGTTCGGTAGTGATCCTAATACAATGTGTATCGCTCCAACACTGGCGACTGGCTACGGAAGTACCGTGCAGGCAAATAATGTTGCTCAATTATCTGGCGGTGATTCTATTTTTTATGATCAATCTTTATTAAATAAATTTACACCACCAAACGCGACAGATGTGTATATTACTGTCTCAGATAATAGTGCCACAAGTGTATTAAAAATTAACAGCAGCGGTCAAATTGTAACTAATGGTATTATTCCATGTACTGTTTCGGTAAACTCTAGTTCTACTGCGGTTTTATATGCAACTAACACAATAACACATTGTGCTGAAGATTATCAAGAAATAACAGTATGGTATGACGGCGCGTCTCAAAAAACACTTTCTCAATTAGTAGCTGACAACACACCTCTGTTTATTAGTGAATATTATTCAGATTTATATACAAGTACCGGAGGCGCTAGTACGATAGGTTTAATTGATAGTGGTATTTACAGCGAAGCTCCTGCTGGCACATATTATAAAAGATCTTTGGTTAATGATTGGGGATTAACTTCTATCGGAACATTTGAATGGTATTGTGAAGAGGATATTGTTAACGTTACATATAGTTTAGTAGCTAACAAATCAAATTTATCAGATCCTAGTATAAATGAATTTTGTAACGGCGTTGTTACGAACACCACTTTGTGGTATGTTAGACCAGAGGGTACTGCGCCTTTTACTGATCTTTTAGGATTAGCTAAATCTAACACACCTGTTTATAAAACTGAATTAGGTGCAACTAGCGAAGATCAAATAGATTTATTTGAATCAAATGTGTTTAATGATCTTTCTGGCTATTTAATTTGGGAAAATCCAGGCGATGGCGCTAATTTAAAATGGTATGGTTATGACTCAGACGGACTTACTGTTTCCGGATCAAGTATAGTATCGAGTGGTCAGTGTTCGACTTATATAAAGCCCAACATAACTAATAATACCATATCTAGACCGGAACCTGGTGTAAATGATATAAATGTATTTTATGGTTTTTATTCATTAAATCCGGAAATAGAAGGGCCTGAGGCTGGTAATAATACAGAAACTTTATTCTGGCCAATATATGTTATTAATGGACTACACACGGACGTTTCTAGTGATGCTGGTAGCTATATAAAAACATTTATTGATACTTTATCATTTGGTAATGTAATCAAGACCAGCGGCTTTGATAGTTGTTTAGAGTATAGTGTTAAAATAACCGCAGAAGATATTGACGATGCCATTGCCCTGCTTAAGGATTCAGGTATCACATCTCAACAAAGGCCAGTTGTTTCAGCTGGCGTTGAAATAGGTTTAAGTAGTGAAGTTAAAGTTGATGTATATGAAAGTATAGCATCTAGTTTCTGTGTTATAGGTGATAATTCAAGCGTTACAACTACATATACTTTCCCGTTTGTTGAGGGTTATGAAACTGTTTCTGCTGGACCAAACTTTAAAACAGAAACTAACTATAAATTAGACAATGTAGCTAAACCACTATTAAGAACTAACCCCAAATTATCAGGTAACGTTAAACTAGTTACAAGTTCAGATGGTTCAGTTTATATGGAAAGTATCAGTGCTAGTAAAGATTTAGCTGGTATAAAATACAAGAAGAGTCCAATAAATCCTAATGGTAATTATTCAACCGATGTTGCTAATTTCTTTAAGAAAAACGGCACCACATCTGATCTTGTTTATTTAACTAAAAGATCTGAGTCGGACTTGACAGTATTAGATTCTTATAATAAACAAATAGAGGAAGAGTATCAATATGGTACTACATATAATTATTCTAAAAACTACGATGAGAGTTATAGGATGTTGGCACCTATTTGGGCTGATAATAACATGCCAAACAATTTTGTTATATTTAAAGTTAAAAACCCAGGGGGTGTTGATGCATCTGGTGTTACTTTAGACAATGCTAGGAGGATTCAAGAGATATTAAGGAACGCTGAGATTATCAAAACTTTTGATTTATCTAAAAAATCAAACCTGGGTAAATACATCAGGGCACATGTACAACAGGAAACATTCCCTAAATCACCTATTACTGTTTCGCTTGGCAAAAATGAAGTTACTAACTATAATGGTATTGATTTGTCTTCTGGTGAATTAACTAGTAAGGGTGAATATATCTACAAAGACTTCGTAGAGACTGATAAAGCTTTAATTGAAGCTAATGACTTTATCACAGACGGTTTTAGAAGAAACAATATTTTATGTGCCAATCTTTTAAACTTAGAATTTTTATTTGATGATAATGATTCTAGCGATTATAGCATTAATAGGTATTTCGGTCTTTACGTAGATGATATAGATTCGGGCTTTGGTGAAATAAGTTCAATATCTAATAATGTTATTAAATTCGCAGGGGTTTCGTCTTTGGTAAATCCAAGTAAACCAACAACTGCAATTCCAACACATAAACAAATGAGTACTACGCCAACACTTGGTTATGTATTAATTAATGGTGTATACTATAAGATATCTAATTCAGGTCTTTATGATTCTCTAAATCTAGAAGTTAGAATTGATGATTCTACTGGAGATATTCCTAGCACTATAGGTATATCACATACTGGCAAATCTGTCGATCTAATAAAAAATGACGAAAGAGGCTACGATTTTGTTAAAATGTCTATTGTAGATGTGCCAGACAGTAATGATAAAATTGCTGTGGTAGCATCAAGAGAGGAGTCTTATAAATTTACTTTTATTAAACAAACACCGGGAGAGGGTATTAATATTCGATTAGAAGATTCACAGGGAACTCACAATTTATTTGATAATTCTTTATTGTTAGGGTCTACTCTTCAGGAGACTGCTGGTAATATTGAGTCGGCGATAAGTGATCCAGATAAAATAACAATCTACAGAAAGACTAGTGCTGTTGGTAATTACCACATTAGTTTTGATTATCAATCACAGTCTATTGTTTTAACTGAGATTGAAACAAACCTAGGTGATCTAAACATGGCGGTAACCGGAGCTATAAGTTCTATAATAAGAGTTGATCAAATTCAAACCAATATTAATATTCAAAACAGAACATATTCTGCTAATTATACTTTACCGAAAGGAACTTATAGTGGAAAATTCTTCTCTAACCAAGGTACATTAAGTGATATTGCCTCTGCATTAGCAGGAGTTATTCATGCAGATGATAGTCCTTTAGATGCTTATAATATCGGGTCTGATCTTTGGGTTAAAGCTAGGGTTCCTGGATATAGGTTATTACAACATGCTGTTTTAGTTAACAAAGAAAATGTAATTGATTTTATAGATGTTGACAATATTGATTTTAATAATATTTTAAAATTAAGAAAAGGTGCGGGTTACATTCTTTCTAAGTGGGATGCTCATTATTTAAACGGAGGTAATTCTACTAGTAAATCAGTTTACATAAACAATACAACATTAAGCGAAATTTCAGTAGGAGATTATTTAGAAACTAAATATGCTGGTATATTTAACGAAGTAATAGATATTGTAGAGGATATAAGTATACCTAATTCTACTAGATCAAAATTAATATTAAGCTTAAAATCCGATATTAAAGACGGGGAGGCTAGAGTATTTAGTGAGAATATTGTAAAAATTGGTTTATTTTCAGCATATAACATATACGATATGAACTTTGACTTTTATGATACTACTAACTCAGATCTAAAAGAACTAGATTATGAAACTACGGCAAATATTGCATATGAACCATATGAAAATGCCATACTTAATATTGATCCAATTACGGGAGAATACAATACAACATTATCTGCTAATGATATTTTTAGCGATAATTATCCACTAAAACCTATTAATTATTTCTCTAATTTATCTGGTATTTTATCAGAAGAATCTGTTGATGATATTTCTGCTGAAATTATAACTAGTGAATTTGATAGACTAAAAGAGAATCAATTAAAAGAGTTTGCCACTAATTCGAGAGTGGTTCCAAATATAAACAAATGGGTTTTAAAAGATTCTTTAACAGTTAGAGATCAACCTTATTATCTAAATACTAACGAAGCATTTGGTAGAACAAACTTTTCACCTGATTTAAGTGCTACTGAACGTAGTAAAGATGATATGACACATGAGTGGTTCTATATGGAGAAGAAACCTAGTTATTTAAGATATGATGAATTAAACAACACATTCTCATATATTAATTTTATAGAGGATTTTGAATTAACTCCAAATTTATTTAAGAGTACTAAGAATAATTATTTTGATAAATTTATGATTACTGAAGGATTTGAAAAGAATCTAAACAGTGATGATGTTCAGGGCATATATGATACATTCGGCGGGTATACTAGGGGTTATTTAAACCCAGATGATATTAATAACACGTTTTTTAAGACTGACCTTAAAAAGAAATATACTTTAATTGACGGCGGAGATACTGGTGCCTTTGCGAGTACTATATTTAAAGGTTTAAAAGTTGTCTTAAAAAATAGAAAAGAATTTACCAATAAAACCGCGCTAGACTTTGTGAAAAGCAGTGAGTTTAATGGATATAAGTTTAGTATTCTATTAAAAACTAATAATGATGTTACTAATAACGATGTTGAATTTGAAATAATACAAAATAAAAAGTTTAAGTTTGTAATATTCTTCATTACTTTAAATCTTGGTGATTACTGGATTAAAGGTAATATGAACAGAAAAATGTTATATGAATTAAAACACAAAATCGTATACGATCACACAATAGAAGATTATACTTATGCGAATACACCATTTGACGGTGCATTAAGTTGGAATACTGCAAATTTCTCTGAAGGTTCACCATATACGATTGAAGGTATAAATCATTTTGACGGAAGTATCCCTGATTTTGAAAATCAAATTGTTTTAGGTGAAAATGGATTATACGGTGATGTGTTAATGGATTTATATCCAACTACGCCTGGTAATACTATCTATAAGTTTAAAGTGTACTCTGTTGAAAACTCAAGTACCATTAAAGTTGTTGGACCTCCAGTTAATGTAAACGATCCAGACGATGTTTTAGACGTAGCATATTTACCTAATAACATCCAAAGAAGAATAAAATATTCATATGTCGATGGAGGTACTAATATACATGAAACTATTTTAAATAAGATTTCTATAAACAGTGTAGCCAACATGATTAACTTAAACGATGATAGTGTTACATATACTACGGTCGAGGAAGATGGTACAATTAATAATAATAGATTTACTATTAATTTCGAGGATGGTACTGAAATAGTTAAATATGCAACTCTTTCTGTGGAAGAAGATAATGATAAACCTAAAAGTTATAAACTGTTTAAAGGTATTATTGGATATAATTTGACTAGAGAGGATGATGCTTTATATTATCCATTCTTGATTAGACACGCTGGAGCATATACGGTAGATTTTAGACCAGTTGTTACATTCACAGACATGTATACTCATTTTAAATCTAATAGAATTCAAGCAAGTGCAGATCAAAGAGAAGTTGGTTTTGAATCAATAATGTACAAACACTCTCTTACAAATAGTTACGAATTAACTACGGCTAAAGCTTATTATGAAAGATACAATCGATGTGGTACTACATTTAATATTGGGTTTATACAAGACGGTGGCGTACATGACGGTAGCTGGGGATTAATTAAAAATCATTTCTATCATAAAATAAATGAAACTAATCCTACTGGTATTACTAAATTGTCAGAGTCTTCTGATAAATTACCACTATATCCATTAATTGATGAGATTGCAATTTCTAAAAAAGATGTTAATGTATTTAGATCTTCATGGGATTTTGGTTACTACACTAGATCTCTTTCAGGTGGAAAAAGCGAAGATGTTCCAGGAACCGTAGACAATACAGAAGAAAGATCTTACTTAGCATCAACTGCTATGAAAGTTAAGAATGAATATAATCTTTATTCGTTTAACTATCAAGTTATTGAAAGTAAAGAAGAATTGGATGAGATCTTAAAAAACTCTATCAATGATACAGAAGTATTAATGTTTGAAGACGAAAATGAAATTATTGCTGATTTCTATATCACAGACGTTGCTACTAGAATTCTAAGGACTGATGGTGTATTAAATGCCATTAGAAATTATGTAAGCGCACAAAATTCTGCCGGAGATAAGACTACGCTAAATGACGACGCTGATTTCTATATTAATAAAAATGTTATATCACAGTTTGTTGTTGATTCTATTCAATTATACACTAAACGTTTTAAGGGTAGTGCTTCGAGTATTGTAAACACTGTAGATATTAATTTAATTGGTGACGGAGGATTTTCCCCTGACAATAATTTTACTTATAAATCACATAAACAAAAGCCTATGAATTTTAGGTTGATATATAATAAAAGATTAGGATATTCTTACGACATCAAACCTATGATAAAAATAAAGTCATAAAATGGCAATTAACATTCAAGAGATATTACACCCAAGCGATTCGGACTCTATAAAGTTTGAAAAGATTAATTATAATTTTGATCAAATCTTAGCAAATGGCGGCGGGCCTGCTGGACCTAAAGGCCAAAAGGGTGATCAGGGCCAGGTCGGTTCGACCGGACAAAAAGGTCAAAAGGGTGAAGTTGGACCAATTGGTGAAAAGGGTGTAGCAGGATCTACTGATAGCCCATGGTATACTGTTGAAGTAGATACAAATAATGATGGTAATAATGAAGTTAGCATTCTAAAACCTAAAGTTGGGACTGATCTAAATATGCCAATTATATGGTTAGGTGATTCTGATTTTGAAGAAGGCTTAACAGACGGTGATATAGAAACTAATGCTAGACTAAATATCGGTAGAGATGTTATTTTTGAAAATTATATAAAATTACGTCATCACGATCTAGGCGGTATTAGTAAAAATTTAGTATTAACTAGTACTGTTTTAGATGGGTATACCAGATTTAATTGGCAAAATGCATTTGGCAATACTTTAATAGAATACGGTGTCAATACTGATAAGATAACTTTAGTTGCTAATAGTTCTTCATTTAACTTAAGTGGAAATTTCGTAAATATAAATTCTTTAGCTGATACAAATATAAAATTGTCAACATTAGGATCTGGTATCTTAGATGTTGATATTAATGCAGAATTTAAAGGATATCTAAGATTGCCGGCAGGGACAACCGGTCAAAGACCTATTGTGCCTCAGATTGGTATGATTAGATTTAATACTGATTTAGATATTGTAGAAGCTTATTATAATAACAGCGGTACTCCTGAGTGGAGAGAACTATGTACTGATTGTGGCACTCCAGTTGGTGATAGTATTGGTATTGTTGGTGGTGATATTGTAGCAAATGCCGACGGTTCACCTGCTTCAGATACTATTAGTATTTCTGGTGGTGATATTGATGCAAAAGCAGATGGTAGTCCATTTAGTTCAGCAGAATTAACAATAAATGGATCTAATGTTCTAACTGCACCATATAACACACCAACAACATTATACTTAAATTACGGAATTACACCTGCCGGTGTAGATCCAAGTTCTAGTAACGTGTCTGTTGATCAGGCTGGTTTAACGATTACAATGGAACCAAGTCTGAATAGAATAAGAGTGGTTACAAGTGCATCAACGCTTGGAAAGGTATACAACGTAACTGTAACACACCCTAATGATTCTAATGTTAAAGTAGTGTGGACGATAACGTTGATTAATGTTGCTCCAACTCCAACGCCAACTAGTGGCTCAGGTGCAGGCCCAACTCCAACACCTACTCCAACTTCGGTTCCACCGACTCCAACGCCAATTCCAGCAACAGCAGTATTAAATAGGGTATTGTCTGACCTTGGATCTTTATCATATCCTGATGAAGTTGATGTCGATTGGACATTGAGCGATATCGAAAATTGTACAGGAGTTACCGTGCAAAACTCATTATCACCGACAGGCCCGTGGGGTAGTAATACCGGCGATTGTACTTCACCTAGGAGATTAATTTTTGCAAACTCATGTGATACTACTAAATATTTTAGAATAATACAACTTAGGTCAGGCTTACCAGACGTTATATCAAATGTTTATACATTCACGTTTGATGCATGTGGCGGAGGTGGCGGTTTAAGCTAATATAAAAAACAAGATAAATATAAAAACATAAATAATAACATGGCAGCAAACGATTATACAAGAACGGTAAATATCACACCTTTAGGCACATCCTATTCGTGGGATACTCCGCCTAGCTGGATTACCATAAATCAAGTAGGTACTAGTAATGATTGGATTATTACTGTGGCGGCTAATTCTGGTACATCCAGATCTGCCACGTTAACGGTTAGGCACAGTAATACAACTACTACTGATACTATATCAGTTTCTCAAGCGGGTGGTACGGTAATAACACCGACTGCAACTCCGGCTTCACCGACTGCAACTCCGGTTGTACCGACTGCAACTCCGGTTGTACCGACCCCAGCGTTCACGTTCGCAACTAATACAACGTCTGGTAATAGATTTGTATTTACACCTCAGACATTTAGTACTGATGTAGCGTATACAATTGTAGCTGATGGTGAGACTAGTCCAGTGGCACCTAGTGATTTTAATACTGAGGGCGTTGATGGAACAAACGTATTTGGTCCAAATGTAACAATAGACCCTAATGTATTTAATGGAACTTATAGGTTTACTAAAACTTTTTCACCTATAAATAATACGAATGTTGACTGTACTGTAATTGCACCCTATGGCACAAGCGACACATGGTACTGTGTACTCGAATCTGATTCTGGAGAAATTATGGGCCCAACTTCTGAAGAAATTATAAACCCAACACCAACACCATTCCCGACAGCAACAACTTATGTGGACACCGGCGGTGGCGGTACCGGTGGTGGTGGATGTCACTTAGCTGGTGATTTACTTACTTTAGCGAATGGAGAAACTAAAAAAGTAGAGGATATTGTATTAGGAGATGCACTGTTATCGTTGGCTATTAACGGCTTAAGCGATGTAGAAACAATATACAGAGAGTTTAATATTTCAGCCGCTGACTATTCTGATGAATATACAAGTGCTGTGGTAAATGACATATATGTAGATACTTATTCTTCATATTATGACATAAACAATGGAGAACTACAACTTACGTTAGAACACCCAGTTTTAGTTAAAACATCTGACGACATAGTTGTATTTAAAGTAATTAAAGATGTCTTAGTTGGTGATAGTATGTTAAATCAAAACAATGAATGGGTATTAGTAAACTCTAACGTATTGGTTCAGACAGAAGCGCCTTTTACGACTTATGCATTTAATGTTGAAAATAAAGATGTATATTTTGCAAGCGGAATCCTAGTACATAACGTAATGGATGAGGACGTACTTGGTAAAGACGATGGTTTTAACGGAATTCAAGAATAAATAAAAATGAATATAATTAAAAAAATAATCAGCAATAGGAACACCCTTACATTTGTATTGGGTGCTCTTTTTGTTTTATTGTTTCTAAGACAGTGTAATCAAACTGAAAATCTTAAACATGGTTTAGAGGTAGTTCAACAAACAGCAGATAGAAATTTAAATAATTATTTAGCTTCAAAGGATTCTGTTAATCAATTGGTAGCAGAAAATGGTAATTTAATATCGAAAATAAGATCTTATGAATTTGATATTAACGATTTAAAGGATGATCAAAATGAATTAGTTTTAAAATACAGAAAGGCTCTTAATTTAAATAAGGATTTAAACAAAGTTAATACTCTTTTATCAGCTGATATAGATATCAAAGATAGTTTATTGGCTAACGTAACATCATCTGAAGTGGATTCAACGACAACTAAATTAACATTTTCTAAGTTCGATGATTTTGGTAATGGTAATTCTAGAAATTTAATGGGTAATATGTTGATAACAAGACATGATACTGGATTAAATTATGGAAATGCTTCTTTTGATATAGAACATACGATTAGTCTATTAGCAGCCATAGAAAGAATAAACGGAGCAGATCAATTAAAAATTTCTACATCATATCCAGGATTAACTTTTAGTAATATAGAAAATATTAATTTAATTAATACTAGACTTAATCAAAAGCCTACCAAAAAAGGTGGTTGGGCAATAGGGATTGGTATCGGTTATGGAATCAATCTAAACAACAATCAAGTAATAAGTACTGGTCCATCAATCGGATTAGGATTATATTATTCTCCTAAATGGTTAAGATTTTAAAATTAATATAAATAATGGCACAATCATCAAGATATTTTTATTTAGATTCAGACATCTTACTTGAATTTATATACCACGACCAAGGCAATCCTTCTAAGTATCAAATAGAAGTTGATGACAACGGTAGTGAGGTTAAATTCTTAGATACAGTTAAAGGTGATGCTTCACAACAGCGACACTTAATTAATGAATTAGGTAGCGCGGTAGTAAATTTTGATGTAACTTCGGTAAGTGGCTATTTAGCTGTTGAAAATTTTGCAGCGAGAACTCTCTTATTGCAAAATGGTAAAACTTATAAGTTTAATCTAAGTGCTTTGCCCAATCCCGAATTATTCAACATCGGTGGATCTTTAGGAATTTACTCTTATTCAAGCGTAACTCAAATCGGACAATTTACACCAACTCAAAATGGTACGGTTTCATATACATATGAAGGACTGAAGGGTGGTAAAGTAATCGTTGATACTAGAGCCAATCCTCTGTTTGCAAGTCCTGATGAAAATACAGGCAATGATATTAACCAGACTATCGGTAGATATCATGCTGTGCAGTCAGATAACACAGGCACAAAGTATGCATTAATAGGTTATGATTCAACCGGCGATTATGATATGTTTAATTATATCAACAACAATGTTAATTGGGCCGGTGGAAATGAAACAGACCTTTTAAATTCACAAACTAATGCAACTGCTAATATTAATTATATTAAGTATGATAGTATTAGACTACACCTGAGAAGTGGTTATAGTTTTGCTGCCAGGGGTTATGAAGGTTTCTTATTTCAAATCGGGGCTAAAAGAAATAGTGGTATAAGTAATTACCTAACACAGTTGGTTTATTTAAATACTAGTAATTATGAATATGCAAATCCTAAACCTTTTATTTTAGGTGAGACTTTATATAGTAAATTTATTGAAGTTAAAGTTCCAACCTTAATAGATCAGAATGCTGAATTCGAAGACCTTTTTTATGGTGATGGCAGTATCGGTTCAAGCGACTTAGATCCAACTTCAAATTATAATGTTACTTTTAAATTAATAGATAGATTAGAAACTCTAAACGGTTATGATTATTTTATTACTGGTGAAGAGAATAAATTTACTATTTCAAGAGAAGATGAATTTCAAGATTTCACGGTTGTTATAGAGGATGCTGCAGATGGAGATTATTTTAAAATATACGGAGAGAAAGATAACTCTATTGGTAATTTTGAAGCATATATTTTAAATCAAATTACTTCAACATCAGATGATATAACAGTTTTATTCGATGTTGATGTGTTCGAAAACATAGGTACTACTGAAGTTAAAACTTTTCAAACAACATACACACAATACGAGGACTTTAATACTCCTATTGTTTTTAGACCAGTTATTGTTAATAGTAATATAGCATCTAGCTTTTCTATTGATGTAACTATGAAAATATGGAATCAAACCGATAATACACAGATTGTAAAGAGGGCTAGTCTATCAGTTAATCAAGCTGCCAAATATGGTAAAAAATTAAGTAAACTTAAAATTGATTCTCCTAATCAGTTGACAGAGGTTTATAACGTACTACCACAATTAGCGTCTAATAAAATTATAGCTGGAATATTCACAGACAATTTACCTAGAACTGTAAAATATGTACCTGCATTTGTTGAAAGACATAACGTTATTGCTTCAAGTGCTAAAATTCAATTTGATAGCTCTAATGAAAACATTATGACTCAAAGTATTACTGAGGTAGACACATCATCTTTTAAATCAGAAGGCGACCTAGTTATTAATATTCCACCATTTACATCTTACTATAAATTTGTAATTGCTAAGAAAAAAGAGGACGACGTTGAGTTCGTTTCATTTGAAAATGCTGAACACTTAGTTATGACATTTGGTGATGGTAAACAAAAATTAAAATTTAATCACGTTTCTAATAAAGATATAAACATGGGTGAAGGTGAAGTACTTTTTAAAATTAGTGAAGCTAACGCAAACACTATTAGAGGTATGAAGAATTCTACATTTTATATTAGCGTTAATAATGGAGTGGATGAAACAATGATTTTATCTGGTAAATTTAATATTAACTAAGTATGGTTCTTAATAGTAGAAATAATGCATTTGATTTTAAATTCCCCAGAAAATTTATTCCTGAGGAAGTGGCACAGAAGTATAAGAAGTATTTAAATAAAGTACCAGGTGGACTATTATCTGAACCTATTGATTTTGTTAACTATAGTATTCAAGGTATTAATATCCCAGGTGTTTCATTTGATCCACTATCACAAGAAGATAATGATGGTACTAAAAGATATCACAGAGGTGCTTTACCGATTCAAAATGTAATTAATAGAGAATTTACGGTGACTATGCAGTTACTAGATGGTTTTATTAATTATTGGATTATGATGGATACATTACTGTATTATTACGCAAGAACAACTAAACAAACACATATAGAACCGTTGACTTTAAGAATCTTAGATTCTGAAGGCGCATCGGTAGCTTATATGGAATTTACAGATTCAATTATGAATTCTATTAATGAACTCAATTTGAATTTTGCAGAGAATGTGGCGTCATTTAATACATTTGATGTTACCTTCTTTTACAATAGATTAAATCTAAGATTAGAAGTAGAATAAAAACGATATATAAAATATGAAAACATTTAATACATACTTAGTTGAAAATGCTGTCACAGAACAGGATATCAAACTTATTAACGAGGGTCTACAAGAAGAATGGACACCTGAGTTAGAGACTAAGATTGATGCCGCCCTAGAATCATTCGCATTAGAATATAAAAATGAAGATGGTACCTTTGATATTGAAAGGCTTAATGAAGAAATTACAAATGAAGGTTTCTTTGGTTCAATTATTGGTGGTCTTACTGGTTTCGCTTTAGGTAAATCAGTTGGTAAGATGATTGCTAAAGTATTAGGTATTGAAAAAGGTATTTTCTATGATTTATTAACCTCAAGACTTGTTGGCGCTGCACTAGGTGCTAGTCTTGGTAAAAGAATCTAAATGAATTTTTTAGCAGTAGACTTTTCTCTTAATTCCCCAGGAATTTGCTTATATAATGATAAAGGTAAGAAATACCATTTCATTAGTTATATAAAACCAAAAACAGGTACAAAGGCAGAACAAAGGCTTCAAGAAGAGATATCATTATTAAGTGATGTCACTTTAGTTGATCAACCTGACTTTACAAATAACGAAACGTTTTCAAGTGCTGAACTCCTCAAGGTTAAGCGCTATGATAGAATGGCAGATGACATAATAAACCTGGTCTTACAAAACAGTTTTGAAGGTGATGGGTTTACTATTGGATTCGAAGGCACTTCATATGGTTCTAACGGTGGGACTAATAATATGATTGACATGGCAGCCGGCGCTGCAATCTTAAAACTTAAACTCTTAAAGACCTTAAATCCCGAAGACATCATGACGGTGGCCCCGACTACTATTAAGAAGTTTGCTGGTAAAGGTAACATGAACAAGCTCCAGTTGTTTGAGGCTTTTCAAAGAAATGTGAATGAAGACCCGGTCTTAGCTAAAAGCCCTTTGTGGAAAATTGTGAAAGACCTTGAAGTCGGGAAGAAGATCCCAAAGCCGTTAGACGATCTAGTCGACGCTTATTTCCTAGTTGCCTTTATGGCCAACCCTCCAGCCTAATCTGTCTCTGACTTAAAGAACATTTATTATATGCTAGTTGCTCAGAATTGTTTCAATTTATTTAAAAAAAAATAAAAATAAGCTCTAGATGAAACAAAAAGCAATTCAGATATATAATATGTATACTAATAAACAGTAACAATTATTTAAAATGTTAGCTACAACTGAACTCATCCATCTCAATAAAGCCCTCATAACGATGGTGCGAGAAAATAGGATCACAACAACTGAGCGTGAAGAACTACTCCACAAAGCAGGGCTGCTTAAGCTCGAGGACGGTAGATGGAAAGAGAACGGTAATAGTATTTTAACATTGACTAATAGTTGAAACTTTTTTTAGTACGCGATTATAAGAACTGAAAGTAATTTCAAGGTAAACAATTTAAAAATTTAAACAACTAAAAGGTATGAGTGATTCATTTGACATTTTTAACTTAGGTGTGGAAGACGTAGAAACCCACCAAGTACAAGCAAGTAGTTCTACTAACGAGATCTACAAACCAACCGCAGACGACGGTAAAGACGGAACTTACAAAGCATTAATTCGTTTTGTTCCTAATCCAGAAAACCCTCGCAATTCCCTAATCCAAAAATACGTACACTGGCTAACTAACTCAAGCGGTGATGGTAAACTAGTTGATAGTCCATCTACTGTTGGTGAGAAATGTCCTATTGCAGATGTATTTTGGAAGCTACGTAAATCAGATTCAGCTGTTGACCGCAAGTCTTCAGAGAAATTGAAAAGACGTCAGCAATATTATGCACTAATCAAGATCATTAAAGATCCACAGAACCCAGATCTAGAAGGTACTTACAAAGTATTTAAATTTGGTTATAAGATCAAAGAGAAGATTGATGCAGAATTGAAACCAGACTTTGGTGAACCAACACAAGTATTTGACCTTTTTGAAGGTAAGAACTTTGAGTTAATCATTACTCGCCAAGGTGACTACAACAACTATGACAAGTCTAAATTCTCAGCAAGTAAATCAGCTATTATTATGGGTGATGCACCAGCAGAGCGTAACAAAGAGACCATGACAACAATTAAGGCTGAGCTAGAAGCTGCTCCTTCCTTAAAGGGTTATGATTACCAAGCATGGGATGAAGATACAAGATCTTTCGTTAATGACGTATTGAGAATGTACATCAATCCAGGCAGCTCTATCGCTGAGATGACATCGAGTGCTCCTAAAAAAGCAACACAGTCGGCAACTGCGGTAGCAGAAAAGCCAGTGGAAGCTCCAGCAAAAACAGAATCAACTTCAAGCGTTTCATCTGATGACGATCTAGATTCTTTTTTGAATGACCTCGACATCTAATATACAACTTACTGAAGAGTTAAAGGATAAAATAAGGTATGCACTTAAAGAAGTAGTATCTCAAAAACATCCTGAACCTAACAAGAAGCTACTAAAGGACATGCATGGGCGAATAACCCTTGCATGTCCCTATTGTGGCGACTCCTACAAAGATGATACCGCCAAGCGTGGTAACATATTCTGGGATACATTACAGTACCATTGTTATAACTGCAACCACCACACAAATCTTTATACTTTTTTAAAGGATCATGATATTAAAATGTCGAATAGCGATGACTCTTTTTTGGTCATTGACTACATTCAACAAAATAAGATACAGGTAAATCCCGAGTCAGTTTTAAAACATCAAGGTCTTGAAGAGATCCATAATTTAGCAATTGATATCGATGACTTTAAAAAACATTTTAAGGCAAAACCGATAGTACCCGGTGACTGGATATGGTTTCAATTAAAGGCAAGATTACTCCACAATAGAGTAGATGATTTTCTTTATTCAGAAAAAGAACATCGTTTATGGATATTAAACTTTAGTACTGATAACAAAATTATAGGAGCACAAACACGTAGAATGAAAGGTTATGGTCAAAGATATCTAACATATGATTTACCTAAAATATATGAAGAAATGGGTAAACCACTAGATATGACAAATGATGAGTTAAATAACTTGACCAAGATATCTACACTATTTGGTATTATGCAATTAAACTTTCAAAGACCCATTACAATGTTCGAGGGGCCATTAGATGCTAAGTTTATGACCAACTCACTGGCGCTAGCTACCGCTGGTAGATCAACAGATGATTTTGATGAGATACCAACAGTCAGGTACATGTTTGATAATGATGTAACAGGTAAAAAGAAGATGGCTGAGAAGCTTAAGAAAGGACGACCAGTATTTATGTGGTCTAAATTTCTTAAGGAAAATAAGCTAGATACATATAATATTAAAGATCTAAATGACTTAATATTGAAATGTTTTGAGCTTAAAATCAACGCTCACAAAAAGATCGATCAATATTTCACATCAAGTCAATTGGATCTATGGTACGTATAGAAGATATTAGTAATATGGTTGAAGACAACTTAGACGATTTTCAAAGAGACAGTGATAGATTTAAAGGTATGAAACTCTTAATTGATTTTCAACCATTAGATCTTACAGTTAATTCACCAGATATAGAGTTTCCAAAACCCAAATTTAAAAAGAGACAAATAATCTCTAAGTTTATCAAACCAGATCCTAGCAAGAAATCATTATTTTAGTATGAGCAAAGAGAATATATTAGCATTAGATAGGAAATTAAGTAGTCAAAGAACAGAGTGGACCAATATTATTAAAGGGCTATCTCAGAGTTTAAGAAACTTAAATACCATGGAGGAAACTATTGCTGAAGTTCTTTCTTCTCGCCAATCATTAGTTGAGCAGATATCATACTTAAATATGAAAGTTAAGGAACAAAAGAATAAAGTTAATGTCAGGTACCGAGAAGCGTATATTAGATATTATGAATACGATTACAAATTAGGCGAAAAACAAAAAGAGAAGTTTATTGAAACCGACCTCGCCGACGAAAATATGATACTATCTCATTTAGAAAACCAAGTGGAATTCTTTAGAGACTCGGTTAAGACCCTAGATAATATGGGCTTTGCCATTCGTAATAGACTTGCATTAAAAGATCTATAACGAAAAATAAAAATGCTCTAACAATGTGGAGCTTAGTTTAACTGAAAACAAACAGTTGCTTCGTATTGATGTAGCAACTGAATTAGAATTAGAACAACTCAATATTTCTCTTAATAAGAGGATTGAGTCATGGCGTTTCAACCCCTTAGTTAAAAAAGGGTTGTGGGACGGTTATGTTTCCTATATTAAAGATGATAAGTGGATTCCTTCCGGTCTATGGAGAGAAGTCATGGGTATATGCAAGGACTATAAATTTGAGTTTAAACTCGAAGGTATTACAGAAATATTCGATACCAATATTAATCAAGAAAAGTTTACCCAATGGGCAATTGATTTCTTTGAAAAATCAGAAATTACCCCGAGAGACTATCAAATAGAGGCTGCATTCAATATTCTAAAATTTAAAAGATGTTTAAGTGAATTGGCAACTTCTGCTGGTAAAACACTCATCTCTTTTTTAACAGTTGCATATCTACTAGAAAAGCAAAAGGCAGGAAAAATACTATTCATCGTGCCCAATGTTTCTTTGGTTGTACAGGCTAGCGAAGATTTCCTAGATTATAATTACAGGAATGCAATAGATATTAAAGTACAGCAGATTTATAGCGGCCAAAAAATTAGGCCAGGTAGAAATGTTATTATCGGTACATATCAGTCTCTTGTTAAAAAAGAAAAGGCATATTTTGAACAATTCGACGCAGTTATTGTCGATGAAACCCACAAAGCAAAATCAGCTTCTATTAAAACCATCTTACAAAAATGTGTTAACGCAGAATACAAGTATGGTTTATCTGGTACTATACCAAAAGAAGGTACATTAGATAGGCTAACACTTATGGCATATACAGGTCCATTAATTACAGAGATTAGTGCAAACTATCTACAAAATGAGGGGCATATCGCAGGATGTAAAGTAAAAATTATAAAAATGGACTATGCTCCGCAATCTACTAAAGATGCGTTTAGAGAAATGTCCCAAAACAGATATGAAAGCAAAGATGTTTTTAAGTTTGAGCAGAATTATGTTATCAATTCACCAGGCCGCCTTAACTTTATTACTAGTATTATTTCCAGAGTACGCGGTAATAGTCTCGTCCTTTTCCATCGCATTGAGCATGGTAAAAAAATATATGAAAAACTTCGCAGAGAAAGTGATAAAACAGTTTACTATGTTGATGGAGGTATTGATCAAGATATTCGCGAAGAACATAAGAAAAAAATGGAGGCAGGTGAAGATGTCGTCATAGTCGCTTCATACGGTACCTTCTCTACGGGTATCTCGATTAAGAAAATACATAACATCTTCTTTACAGAATCATTTAAATCAGAGGTAATTATTAGACAATCAATTGGTAGAGGTCTGAGACAACATAGCTCAAAGGACTCTGTTAATATTATTGATTTTGTAGATGATTTATCTTCTCAGGACTGGGATAATTATTTAATGCGACATGCAAAGGAGCGTCAACGCATCTATAGAGAACAGAAATTCAAATACGATATTAAAAATGTCGATTTTGAAGGAGATATATAATAAAATAATAACATATAAAAATAAAACAATAATATGCAAAAGTTAAAATCATTTGATCAATTTGCTACCGAAGCAAAGATTTCTCAAACTAGACACTTAGAAGAAGAAAAGATCGTAAAAAGAACTAATGAAGCAGAGGCTTTTAAAGCACTCTTATCTGAATTTAAAGTAGCTTCAATCAAAGAATTGACAGAAGAGCAAAGATCAGAATTTTTTAATAGATTAAGAGGTGCTGAAATTAACGAAGCAGTTACACTTATCGAAGAGGGCACAAGAGGTCAATTTGGTAAAATAGATAAGAAAGGTAATATCACTTCAATTTATACACATTACGATTCTTATCCAGAAAACATGTTACCTATTATTAAGAAATCTTTTAAAAACCCAAAAGCAGTTGATGCTGTTATTGCAAAGGGAGATTGTTCAGGTTTAGAAGATAGTATTGATAAGATGAATTTTTACGGAGATAAAAATGCAATGACACCTTCAAAGGGTTCAATCGCTAACGTTTCTAAATATTTGAGAGATGTAGCTACCAATAGCAGCGCAGAATTCGTTTACCTTTGGGACGAAGCTAACAAGCAATGGTTAATGGCTGATATTTATGGCAATGGCTATGATGACTTATATCCAGCATTTGAATCTGTTTCTGTTTCAGTAAATGAGGCGATTCAGGTAAAATACAAGAGAGATGCTAAGAAAGTTGTTACAGTTTACAATAACTTGTTTGCAAAAAAACTAACTGACTTGGGTGCAATGTCAAATGAATCAGTATTAGGATGTATTAAGTACTTATTTGAAATGGCAATGGAAGATGCTAACTTCTCAAGAGAAGGATTTGCAATCTCTAAAAATATTAAAGGTTCTATTAGTACCTTTGAAGTTAAAATGCCAGGTTTAGGTAATCACTTTATTAAGATCGGTGCAACTACAGTTAAGAGAGTACTAGACAAATACTATTCTGATATTGCTAACGCAGCAGGATGGTCAGGTATCGGTATCGTTGAAGGTACTGCACTTTACTTAGAGCAAATTAAACAAGAGGCAGCGGGTCAATCTTTATTGAACGCATTTAATGGATTCTTTAACGAAAGTATTGTTATTGAAAACGCTGATATTTTATGTGAAGCAACTGTTGAAATGGATGCAATGGATCCAGATGATAAAGACTTTTTAAAATTCTTAAAGAAACACAAGGTTACTATTATTGATAAAAAGATGGACGGTCCAGGTGGCGGAACTCCAGTTATCACAATGCAAGGTAAGAGAAAAGATCTTGAAGCAGTATTAGCTGATGAAGAATTAGGATGGGCTGATGCAGATCTAGCTGAATATATCGAAGAATCAGTAGTTAACGAAAAACTATCTAAGTCTGAATTAAACAAAATTGAAGATTTTCTTTATGACCAAGATGCAGATACTTTAAGAGATATTTGTGATGATTTATTAATGGACGATGAATATTATGCAGAAGACAAGTACGATCTAGATTCAGATGATTTAGTAGGTATGGCAATGGATTACATTGACAGCGAAAGCATCAAACTAAAAGATGTTAAAGCAATTGTTGAATCTAAAGTAAACGAAGCTGAAGTTAAATCTGATGAAGAATTTAACGAATATGCAACCACGGTTTTACAAAAAGCATTTGGTGAAGAATTTGATGAGGCTAAAGCAAAAAAAGTAATTGATGGCATCTTAGCTAAATCTAAGGGTGATTATGGCGTAGCAGTCGGTATGCTGACTAGCTCATTAGGCTAATAATTAAATTACAATATATACATTATGAAGATCTACCATAATTTTGAACAGTTTGTAACTGAAAAATTACATTCAAATATAAAAGAAGCTTTAATTTTAGAAGGCGGGGCTGCCGGTCATATGGCACATCCATTTGATGATAAGTCATTAACATTTACAGATTTCAAAGCTCTTATAGAAGCTGGTTTAAGTGGTGAACTTAATTTTGAAGAGGACGCTACTGAAAAAACAGATGGACAAAATGTATTTGCAACTATTCAAGATGGTGAGGTTAAATTTGCTCGTAACAAGGGTGAACTTATAACACCAATGGATCTTCAAACGTTTAAGCAAAAATTTGATGGACATGCATCTGCAATGGTTGAAGAAACTTTTAAGTTTGCTGCAGAAGATTTAGCCAATGCGTTGATTAAATTACCAGCTAAAGTTCAACAAGAAGTATTTGAAAATGGACTCAATTGGATGAACATGGAATTGATCTATTCTAAAAATCCAAATGTAATCTATTATGATAGAGATATTATTCAATTTCATGGTATAAAAAAGACAGATGGTAATGGTAATATAATTGGTGAAGATAATAAACCTGCATCAGTAATAGCAAAAGCCTTAGAGTCTGTTAAAGCAAATGTCGGTAAAACATTTACTATAATTCCACCTCAAATAATTAAATTAGGTAAGGACCTTAATTTTGAAGAAAATAAAAATAAATTTATTAAGAAGGTTGAAGCGCTCCGCGACAAATATAATTTGACAGACGCTGATGAAGTTAGCCGCTATCATGAAATGTGGTGGAGGGAAACTATAGATTCAAATTTCCCAGATTTAACACAAGACTTTAAAGAAGGTTTATTATTAAGATGGGCATATGGAGATAAAAAGACCCTTAATTTAAGATCTTTAGACAAAGAACTTGGAAAAGACAAGGCAGCTATTATTAAGAAATTTGACAAAGAAGATGTTGCTAAGAAATACAAAGAGAATATTAGACCGTTTGAAGATCTATTCTTAGAACTAGGTTCTATTATTCTAAAAAACGCTTCTAATTTTGTTGCTGCGTCACCAGATGCTGAAATGCAAAGATTACATAATCAAATTAGAACCGAAGCTGATAAAATTAAAAAAGGTGGATCAATCGAACAGATACAAAAAGTTGAAGCTGAATTAGCTAGATTAGAAAGAATAGGTGGAATTGATTCAATTATGCCAACTGAAGGGATTGTCTTTGTTTATAAAGGCAAGACATTTAAGTTAACAGGAACATTCGCTGCAATTAACCAGCTTATGGGTATTATTAAGTACGGAAGATAAACAACACAACATGGCTTTACAAAACTTAAGAACATATTTTGAATCAACTAATACCAATGACTTTTTGGCTATGTTGGACCTGACATGCGTTGTATCTGAAAAGATTCAAGCATCTTCATTTCATGTTAAAAGAACCGATACAGGCTTTAACTATTATAAAAGCGGTTCTAAATACCAGATGGATAGAGTAGATAGAACCATGGTTAAATACTATGAAAATGGTATTAAATATTTTTCAACAATATTAAAAGAAGTTACCGAAGAGATGCCATTAGATTGGAAATTCGGCTTTGACTACATGTTGGATAATAAAACGGTAAGCATTGAATATGATGTACTACCTAAAAACCACTTAATCCTAACACATATACAAGTATTAAACCCAAATGATCCTACTCAAATTAAAAAAGTAATTAGAGATCCACAGGTTCTAAACAAATGGGCGGATAAATTAGGAGTTCAGAGACCGCCAATTGTATTTGAAGGTAAACTACAATCTAATCAAAAGGACGACCTTATATCGCTTCTAAACACATCTGATCAAGACTTCATAACTAAGTTTGAATCACAATCATTTACTAGAACAATATACAATATATTTAATAATGGCCTTAATACTCCTGCGTTAAACTTTACACTAGATAAAGATATTGATGGGTTAATAATCAATTTCTACGAAGGTAAAAACATTAAGAGTTTTAAGCTAGAGAGATTTGATAGAAAACCACAAGAGGAAAGAAGTCCATCTGACATGTATCAGATTTCAATTTTAGATCTAGTAGAATTTATTACTAACTATGATTTATTAGCTATTGAAATATCAGAAGAAGAGTCAGACCTTAGATATATTGAATTAATCTCAAATATATTTAATGCATACATTGAAAAGAATGCCTCTAAATATATTGGAGCTAATTTTGATTCAGCTGATTTCTCAGACAACAAAGGATTTGATCTTAATCGTACATTTATTAAAGATGAAAAAACAATATCATTAATTCAAAATAAAGTTTTGGCAGAGTTATTTAAAATTGCGTTAGGTAGTTTTAGAAAGAAGAGAACTAGAGAAACAGACATTATTAACACTGACTTAATGAACCAAATCAATGAAATAGTTGAAACTATAGAAGGCATTGTAATGGCAAAAACAAATGAAAATGACGTTATGACATTTAAAACATATTTAGTTAACCAAAAACTTCAACATGAAGTTAGTCCAGTTTTAGAGGGGCTTACAGTTAAATACCCAGAACAAGGTAAAACACCAGTCAACATGTTCGTTGGTAGATTCCAACCATTTACGCTGGGCCATGCTAAAGTAGTTGAGACTATTAATAAACAAAACGGTTATCCGGTAGTTGTTTTTCTAGTTAAATCAAAAACTAAAAAGAAAGAGGATGCTTTTTCTAGACCATACGACGAAGAAACTCAACTTCAAATGTTAAACCAACTAAAAGGTAAATATCCAATTGAGAAGGTTTATATTATTGACAGGGGAGCAATTGACCTAATGTTTAATACAATGAGAGCCGATGGTTATGAACCCGTATTATGGGGCACTGGAAGTGATAGACTTAAAACGTATTCATATCAAGTTGATAAACCAGAATATAGAGAAGACTTGGGTGTAAGGACTGATTTTGGTCTTTTTGAAATTCCAAGAACTGGTAAAAATATTTCAGCTACGCAAGTTAGAAATGCAATGCTAGATGGTGATGAGAAGCTATTTAAGAAACTAACACCTAAAGAGATACACAACATGTATGGTGAATTAAAGTCTAAATTAGAAGACAGTATGGGTGTTTTGGCAGAGTCAAAATCTGTTATGACCTTCGATCAATTTATTAAGAATATATAAATAAACATAATACACCAAAATGAAGAATATAAAATCATTTGAAAGTTTTACAGAAGCCAATAACATATCAGTAGATGAATCTATTCAATTTGGGTCTTATCACTATAATTCTAGAACTGAATTCGGTGAGCATGCCGATAATCTACCAGAAAAAGGTGAGACTAAATACTTAGTATTTGCCCATAATTCTGCAGATTTTTATGGTCAAAGAATTAGATTAGAAGCAGGATATACAATTGGTTCTGCTGGCTCAAAACAATACATCGGTGTATTTGATGACGAGGCCTCTGCAACTGACGCATACAACACTGCTATGAAAAAACCAGATGGTGTATTAGTATCGTTCTCAATGGGAACTCTTTATGCAAAGTCTAAGTTCTCATTCCAGTATGAAGAAACAAACGGTCATTTAGCAAAGATTAAGAAATAATATATCAAAAAATGGATAATAATCAACCAATAGAAGAAAGACACATCACTGTCAAAAGAAAATATACTGAAAACTACCCAGCTGTTAAAGTTGGCAAGGCTGCTAGAATTAGAAATAAAGTTTTAGAAGCTATTAAAGATGGTAAACTTACTAAAGAAGAGTTTGATACTATTTTAAAAGAGATGACAGTTGATAGTACGAGATGGATTAAAAGAAACGCTACTTATTTTAATGTTAGTGAAGAGGGTATCACACTTTCTAAAACGGGTAAGAAAATTCTAAATGAATTAACAACTACTATAGATATTAATGAAAAAGCAACTCCCTTTAAAATTGCAAACGCAAGAGCTGAAGAGATTTTTGGAGAGTTTGGCGTTGCAACATTAGATTACAGTCAAGTGGCAAGAGTAATAGATATCAAGTTAGCTGATAAACTAGCTAAAAAATATGGTGAAGATAGTTTTATGGCCTTGTCAGAATTAGACATGGAAGAACTTCTTAATAAGAATCCAAAATTAGTAAAAGAAAATAAAACAAATAATAACATGAAAACAAACTTTGTATTTGAAAGTTTTGGTGACTTTGTAAATTCACTAAACACCACGAATAAATCAAAAGAATTAGTTACCGAAGCATTTAAGTCTAGTATGCTTGCTAGTTTATTTAGAACTAAAGGCGCTAAATTCGACGCTACTTTAGCGAAAGCATTTTATGGTACAGCTAAAATTAAAATGGACCTTGTTGAAGACGAAGATATTTTAGTAGTTAATCCAGAGACTGCTTATAAAAATAAGCAAGTGGATTCAATTATTTTCTATGTGTCTGATGTACCAAAAGAAAATCCATATGCACCTAGTGATGCATGGTATGATCATAAAACAATCCCAGGCGAAGGCTACTTATTAGCGGTTGCTTCTGGTGAAAATGCATTTTACACTAAATCTTGGGGTAAATATGATAAACAATATAAATTAACTAAAGGTAGCGAGTCTGATTCAGTTGGTATTTCTAAAAAGTACAAAGGATGGGACGGAACAGGTCTTTATAACGTAAAAAGAATTGCCGAAGTTGCAGATAGAGCTATTGTTTTAAACATGGCACTTTTAAGACAGAAATATTCTGCTGAAGCTGAAAGAGCCTCAAGGGCTGATGCTAAAAAAGGTGCAATCGCATTTAAGTCAGATAAAGACTTCAAGAAAGAGAACATGGACAGATACCACCAAATTTTAGCTAATAAAGCGGCTTCTTTACCATTAGACAAAATGGTTGCAGACGCTATTGAATCTCTAACTACTCAAATTAAAGACGGTTTAGCTAAAGGTGAAAAAGGACGTTATGAAGATATTATCATTGGTCGTAAAGCAAATGGTAGCGAAGCTAGATTAAGAGATGCTTCTAATCATATGTCAAGCATCTTAGACGATTATAATAGATATGTTAGTTATATTGGGCAGGCTGAAGAGTCAGAAAAACAATATGGCGACAGAGAGTCTTACTACGAAAGAGAAGCTAAGAACTACGCTAAGTCAATTAAAGATAGAATCAATCAGATTGAATCATTTGATTATGTCTGGTAAATTCAAAAGAGTATTCTTTGAGTATTGGATTAAACCATGGTACTCTGCTTAATTATAGAATTAAAACTATGAAACACATACAATTATTTGAACAATTTTTAAACGAACAAAGTATTCCTAAGAGATTTGGATCAGAAGAACAGTTTGACTGGAAAGACGTAGAACAAAAATTAGTATCATCTTTTATTGGTACATTTAAACACTATAAATATAACGATATGAAGGTCCCTGACATGAAGCTCTTATTCATAGAAACATTCGATGTTCTAACAAAGAAATTTGGATATGAAGATCACCACGCATTAGATTACTTGAATAAAAACGGGCGCAGCATATCATACTACGTCATTAATAATCATGATGGTGTAGATGGAAAGAGGCGTTATGCGTACTTCAATGATGCATTGGGAAGAATGGAAGAAATATTATTAGGATTAGAAACATTGTCTAACTGGAAAAAACTGGCAAAAAACTATTAATAAAAAAACAATACAATTATGAAACATACTATTAAAACAATACGCTAGGAAGTAATTATGCCAAGTACAAGTAAATCACAACAAAGATTAATGGGACAAGCGTACGCTTATAAAAAGGGTGAGTTAAAATCTGATGAAGTTAGTGCTGAAATAAAAGAATTAGCAGATAATATGACTCTTAAGCAGTTGAAAGATTTTGCAAGTACAAAGCATACTGGTTTACCAGAGACGGTAGATGAAGCATTTATTGGACCGTTTGTATTTAATGATAGTATGTCAGATGAAGAATTACTAGGAATGTATAACGGAGCATTAGACGGTTATGCTAATTATGCTAAAGGAATGCACTATACTAAATCCGATTATAAGAAAGCTTATCAAGAAATTGAAAAGATCTTAAAGAAGAGAGGAATTACAGTAGACGAAAACATAACCCCTGCTAATTTAACGGGTATGGGTCCAGTAGTTTTACCAGGTAATGGTACAGTTGGATCAGGTGATGTTCCAGCAGGTTCTGGTGATGCCGAAGAAGAATATAAAAAGAAAAGAAAAAAAATGAAATATATCAAAACGTTCGAGGCATACTCACAAGATGATATTAATATGTCATATGGTTTTTATGGTCAAATAGAAACTAGCTTTAATGAAAAGAAAGCTAAGACTCTTTTTGATCAAGGCGTAAAAGATCTTCAAAAAAAGTATAAACTAACCGAAACAGGGGCATTAGGTGTACTTAATTCAAAAATGGGTAGAAAGGCGGCTGATGAGATTTATAATAACAGTGCTAAAACTGCAGTTGAGGGACTAGAAAGCTATTATGGTAAGTCACTCCAAAAATATATCGCTGAAGTACAAAGATCTCTGGTACACGAATCAAATGAAATTATTGAAGAGGCAACAGATATTAATGATCCAGTTCTAGTGGCAATGAGAGCAATGAAATCAACAATGGCAGCTAAAAAAGCTCAAGCAGCGCTGGACAAAAAGAAAAGAGTTTATGGTAAACAAAGGGATGTATTAGAAGATCAACTTTGGGATATTGCAAATGAACTTAAAGATTTAACTTCAGAAAGATCTCAATTGTATAAAGATATGGAATCAGAGGCTGGCGAAAGGGGTACTGAATGGTCTGATGAAGATGCTAACAGATATGGCGGTGAACTAAATGCAATCGAAGATCGCATTGATGCTTTAAAAACTAAAAGAAAACAGATAGAAGATAGATTATCTTACTAGATCTAAGGTTGTTAATAACTTTTTGAAAATAATTGGCCAAACATTTTTTTGTTTGGCCTTTTTTTATTATATTTACACTGTAATTAAAAGATAGACCGAGATGGCAAAGAAGAAAAAAGATATTGATGGATATAACGAGAGGCATCTCGCTGCCATGATACGTCGTAAAATGATTCAAAAGGACCATGGCGACGAATCTAAATATAATAGAAAGGACAAGTCTTGGAAAAAAGACATAAACACTAATAAAGACAATGATTAATAATTTAGAACTTAAATAAAACTAAACAAATCAAAAATATACCATATAACAATAAACCAATTACACATGAATATTTTAAACGAAGCAGACAAAATTATTAATCATCGTTCAGAAGAGAAAGAACGCATGTATGGTCCTTTTGAAGAAGGCATGCGCCGAGCTGCAATGATTTGTGGCGGAATGACTGGTAAAGAATTCACCGGAGCGGACATGTACGCAGCACTTGTTGCATTAAAACTAAGTAGACATTCATATAATTATAAAGAAGACAATCTACTTGACGCAGTGGCGTATATCGGTGGCTTAGATAACTATATTAAGAAGTATGGTTATGGTGAAACTGAAAAACCAATGGGTACAGAAGATGCAGAACTTTAAATACTTTACAGATTATGAATCTGACAAGTCAATTAAGATAGCAATATCTGCACTTGTTGGTAAATTAAGCCCTAAGCCAAGCTCACATAAGTCTGGTTGGGCTTTTATGCTGTGTAACCAATTGGTAAATGCTGGTTATAAGAATGCTACTGTAATTACAGATTGGACTACGGACTGGTCGGAATTTGATGTAGTCCTTCTTGAGCATGGTATGGAATATAAAGGTGCGTTCAATATATTCGGCGGGGCTAACGACGAGTTATTCCACCAGATTAATAGACTTTTTACTAAAGGTCCTAGGATGTATTCACTACATCATGATATGCCTTCAATTGCAGAATTAATTGAGAAGAGATTAAAGACTGGCTCGGAACTATTTAAAACACTTGAGACTAGAATTGAAGAGGCTAGAGAGATTTGCTCTGGAATCCAAAGAGTAGACCATATTGAAAAGACCGATAAGCTTTGCTTTGGAGACTCACATAGTTTTAGTCAATATACGCCAGGTTTTATGGTCAATCGTAATGATGGTTTAACTCTATTTGGAACTCTAAAGAGAGGTCTATTAGATTATGTATACCCATGGACTAATGAGCTTAGGATATATCTTGGTAATATCGACATAAGACATCATTTAATGCGACAGGATGATCCCGTATCAGCACTGACTAAGATGATGGTGCAATATGAACAAACACTTCAACAATCGGGTATTAAAACCATTGAAGTTATACAAGCATTGCCAATTGAGAATGAGTCTAGGCAATTACCAAAGACTGGTTATTATAAAGACACCCCATTTGCTGGTTCTTGGCAAGAGAGAACTGATCTTGTGAAACTTATGAATGAAATGATTGTTGATATGTGTACTCGCAATGGATGGAGTACATGGAAACACTCAGGTGCATATAAAAATCCGATTGGTGAGTTAAGTTTTGATGTAATGGAAAAACCTAAATCAGTTCACATCGCTAGAGAATTTTATCGATGGGATCTTGTTAATAATGAACCAAATAAAAAACTAAAAGTAGTACAAATACAAACAGCATTATTTTAAAATGAAATACACTAAATTATACAAGATAGAGATAACACCATATCATGCTACGGATGCATCATATAGTATAGAAATTACCACTGGTGATATAGAATGGTCAATGGATGAATATGCTAGAAATAGAGATCCATTTGCATGGAAAATAATTGAGCAAAATGAAAATTAAGACAACCCAATATTATGACGAATTTATTAGGTATTTTAATTTAGCATTAAAACAACAAGAGCTTAGTAATTTAGGCATGGTGCCACATGATGAAAGTGGTATGAATGATCCTTTAATGGAACATATACAACTGTATGATGTTGTGGAACGAAAGTATGCTGGTTTTAGTCAAATTATAAATGATTGTTTTTATGGATGGACAGATAAACATCCGTATTGGCAACATATGCAAGCTGGTAAAATTTACCCCCAAAGAGAAGAGGTTGCAAAAAATTGGACTAGTCGACAAGATATTTTTGGCCTAGAAGAATGGTTGTATGTTTTTATTCTCCATCGAGTTTGTGGCTCAGCAATTAACTACGCTACCAAACCATCTGGTTATCATAATACAATCCTATTTGATCTACACGATTGCGATACAATTGAAGAAATGTGTGAAAAGGTAAAATACCACCCAACGCCATTCTACACTTCAGTTGGTTATCAATTTCCAGCATTTCCTAAACCTCCACAACCAACTCAAAATGAGGATAGTTTTGTTGGTATGTCATCATTTAAAGAACCAGAATATGTCTATAAACGAGGCGGGGATTATTTCTTGTGTGAATTTGCACCAAGATTGGCTAGAGACATGGCAGGTTATTTGAGAGATGGTGGTAAAAAAGACTTAAGACAACTTGGTCAATGGATGTTTGATTGGAATGTTGCAAACGGACTGAGACAATATAAATTCCAATACGCAGCTGTTATTGCAGACGTGGCTGACTGGTACCCAGAATATATCAACAGAGAATCAATGTTCTATTACGGCACAAATGCAGTAGAATGTATTGGTTATTTAGCAGATCCGGTCGATTACAAAGGTAAAAGAAGTGAACCGTTTCTAGATGCAGTAATGACTAAAATATACGAAGACACTGGTTCATTGCCATATAATGCAGAAGATGTTGCATGCGACTTTATTAGATGGATTGAAAACTATCTAAGACCTGGTGCTGATTATGCACATATTAACATGGATACTTTATGGAACTCGTCTTCTATCAAAGACCATCCGTATGGTAGACAAAAAGCAATGTTAGACTTAGGTCTAGTTGAAACATTTAATGGCATGACTTCATTCCCGTCAGATGATAAAATACTACAATCTGCTAATGTTTCAGTAGAAGAATATAAAAAAATGGTAGCTAATATATGAGAAATAAAGCAGAAGACGCATGGCAGATCATGCGAATCCAGGGTGAATTTACCAAAGGATTTGATACATTCAGTGAATTAGGACCCTGTATTTCCGTTTTTGGAAGTGCTAGAACAATGACAGGAACTAAATGGTATGAAGAGGCGAAACTATTCGGTAAGCTAATAGCCTGTGAAGGGTTTGGAGTGATTACTGGAGGTGGACCTGGTATTATGCAAGCCGCAAACCACGGCGCTAAAGAAGTAGGTGGAAAATCTATTGGAATTGGAATTGAATTACCATTTGAATCTGGCATGAACAAATATGTTGACCTCGGAGTAGAATGTAGATATTTCTTTACTCGTAAAGTAATGTTTCTTAAATATTCACAAGCCTTTGTTATTTTTCCAGGTGGAGTGGGTACATTAGATGAAATGTTCGAAGCCATAACCCTTGCACAGACCGGCCATAATATAACATATCCAATAGTCCTAGTCGGTAAAAAGTACTGGGGCGGTTTAATTGATTGGATGAAGGATCAATTATTGGGTTCAGGTAGAATGAGTGAAAAGGATTTTGATCTATTTAGAATTGTCGATAGTGCAGATGAAGCTAGAAACAAAGTAATGGAATACCATAACAAATATATGACTAGTCCAGAATATTTAGGACCTAAAACAAACTTTTAATATGGCACATGATACTCACACAACAAGTAAAATGAACCAAGACTTAAATCTAATGATGCCAAATAGACAAGCATGGTTAGATTTAGCTGGTGACTGGAAAGATCCACTAGAAGATCCTATTATAATGAATCACGATGGTTTCAATGTAGTCAGAGATGATATGATGGGGTTTGGATCCAAATGTAGATTCGGAGATATTTTAGTTCAAAAAGCACCAACAGATACATTAGTTTATGTACAGCCCAGATTTGGATTTGCGGGAATTTCTCTTGCTTATTTGGCAAATAAGTATAACAAGAAACTGGTTTTATTTATGCCTTCAGGTAAAGTAATTTCAGATCATCAAGCTATTTGTATTGAGAGGGGTGCAATACCTAAGTTCAGAAGAATTGCTGCCATGCCAAATTTAAATAAAATAGCAAAAGAATGGGCGGAAGCAAACAATGCAACTTTTATACCATTGGGTTTAAAACATGAATTAGTAACAGCAGCGGCTGTTAAAGTAGCGTATGATATTGCAGAAAAACATGGATACCCCGAAGAGGTTTGGTCTGCTATTTCAACAGGCGTATTACAGCGCTCTTTGCAGATTGCATGGCCAGATGCTCAATTTAACGCAGTAGCAGTATCTAGGAATATTAAAGATGGTGAATTAGGTAAAGCAAAAGTTTGGTCACATCCTAAGGCATTTGCCGCTGATGTAAATCCTAAATACGCACCACCATTTCCATCTGCAATGAACTATGATGCTAAAGCTTGGGAATTTATGAAAAAACACGGAACGCCCGGTGCATGGTTTTGGAATGTAGGTGGACAACCCTATCCAGAATCAGAAGAAACTAAAGAAAAAACTAATTCTCAAAGAGAATGGGGAGAAGTTTTAGAAATGGACAAATAACAATGAAACTATCTCACAAATTAGCATACTAATAATATAACAAATTACATATGGCAAATATAGATAACGAATGCAAAGATCTTGAAGTAAAAGATTTTTACAATGATTCAACGACACACTTAGAAGACATTATGTCTCATCAAAAAGAGATGCAAGAAAAAACTTATGGCATTAAGTTTGAGAACATGTCTATTCGCGAGGTAATGGACTTCTGGCATGTTAACACACATGCAGTGATAGATGAACTACACGAAATGACAGACGCATTAGGAGGCATTAAAGATGGCTCAGGGAACGCAGTTTGGAAATACTGGAAAGCAGACTTTAAAAAGTACGAGACAATAAAAGTTTCTGATCTATCAGAAGATGATCGTAAAGAACTTTTTATGGAGTGGATTGATGTATTGCACTTCTTTATTAATTATGCGGCATCAATTGGCCTCGATGCAAAGACAGCATATAATTATTATTTCGCAAAAGCAGAAGAAAATAAGAACCGTCAAAAAAGAGGCTACTAATGCTATTAGACATTGAACAAACTGACAAGGAACTTATCATCTCTTATTATGACAAAGAGGGTAAAGTTTCCTTTAAAAGATACACTGTAAACCAATTCCAAAATTGGGTAGTTACAGAAGAAAAAGATAAATATAAGGATAAGACTTTTAGAAACTGGGACAATCGCCCACTAAAAAGAGGTATCGCTAAGTCATTTAATAAGTTCAGTCTACTCTATTTTATGGATAGCCTGCCAGCGGCAGATAAAGAAGAGATTTATGAATTCAATATGCCTCGAACATATTTCGTCGATATTGAAACAGAAATCGTTGATGGTTTCCCAAAACCAGAAGAGGCTAAGTCACGTATCTTAACCTTCTCGATCATCACGCCTGAGCGTAAAGCAATTGTATTAGGTCTTGAAGATTTAACATCAGAGCAGATTGCTAAAATTGAGAAAGATACTAATGCCCACCTAAAGAACTATGATCAAGATTGGGAATTCTCATATCATAAATTTGATAATGAGTACAATATGTTATATACATTCTTGCATAAGTTTTTACCTAAGTTCCCAATGATGACTGGATGGAATTTTATCAACTATGACTGGCAGTATATAGTTAATCGTTGCAAGAGACTTCAGATCGACCTGACTGATGTGGCGATCACTGGATCACTTGACAGAAATGATAGTAGACCTCTTCATATGGGTATTTTAGATTACATGCAATTATATGACAAATATGACAGATCAGTTGCGGTAAAAGAATCTAACTCATTAGACTTTGTGTCAGGTGCAGTTTTAGATGTTACCAAAATTAAATACACAGGTTCATTACAAGATCTTTATGAAAATGATTTTACTAAATATGTCTACTACAACGTAATTGACTCCTGTTTGGTTTATTATATAGACAAGCAATTAAGATCAATGGAAGTTCTATTAACATTGGCCACTATTACTAGAATGCCTCTTTATAAAGCCTCATCACCAGTGGCAATTACAGAATCACTATTAGCCAGAAAGCTAGCTGAAACAAATAAAAAAATTGGAGTAGAGTATGGTAAAGCGGATTCTCTTAAAGATGGTAAATTTGAAGGAGCATTTGTAAAGCAACCTATTGTTGGATACTACAGTGGAGTAAGTGCATTTGACTTTGCCTCTCTATATCCATCTATTATGAGACAATTTAATATTTCCCCCGAATCCTATGTTGAACAAATACCACAAGCAGATATTAACGAAAGACGAAAAGATGAGTCGGTAATCGTTTGTGAGAATGGTGTAGTCTTTAAGAAAGAAGACTCTATTCTTAAGAAAATTCTGAGTGATTTATATGCTCAACGTAAAGACTATAAAAAGACCTCATACTCATATTATGAGAAGGCACACGAAATTGAAAAAAAATTTAAACTGTAAATTACCAATACCCTCAACCACTAACCGATATATAAATTACTAAAATAAACTAACTGTATGAATAAGAACATTTTTGCACCAAGGGTTAATATCCTACCATACGAATATCCACAACTATTAGCTTATAAAGACGCTATTAGACACTCATACTGGATCCACACTGAATTTAATTTTACCACAGATATTGACGACTTCAAGACAAAAATTTCTAAACAAGAGAGAGAAGTAATTAAGAGAGCGATGTTAGCTATTGCTCAAATTGAAGTTAATGTTAAAACTTTTTGGGCAGATCTTTATAAAAGAATGCCAATCACCGAAGTAGGTGATGTTGGTATGACATTTGCAGAGTCTGAAGTAAGACACAAAGATGCATACGCTCAATTACTTAGAGTTTTAGGTTTGGAAAAAGAATTCCAAAATGTTGTAGAAATTCCAGCTATCAAAGACAGGATAGCTTATTTAAGAAAGTATTTAGACGGTACAAGAAGTAGAGATGATAAAATGTACACCAAATCAGTACTTCTATTTTCATTATTTATTGAACATGTAAGTTTATTTAGCCAATTCTTAATTATGATGTCTTTCAACAAAGAGAAAAACCTATTCAAAGGTATCTCAAATGTAGTTGAGGCAACATCTAAAGAAGAAGAAATTCACGGTAATTTTGGATCTGAAATAATCAATATAATTAAAGCAGAGAACCCTGAATGGTTTGATGAAGAGTTTGAAGAACTTATTGATTCTGCGTGTAGAAAGGCATATGAAGCCGAAGTTAAAATCCTTGATTGGATCTTTGAAAAAGGAGAGCTTGACTTTCTTTCTAAGGATACCATTAAGAATTTTATACAAAACAGATTTAATAATTCACTAACTCGTATTGGAATGAAACCAATATTTGATGTTGATTTCACCGAACTAGAAAAAACACTATGGTTCGATGTAGAAATCACAGCTACTAAAGAGGGTGATTTTTTCTATAAAAAGCAGGTTGACTATAACAAGAAGAGCAAGTCAATTACCGAAGACGATTTATTTTAATTAACAAAAATATTTAACACACAACATGGAAAAAGCCAGTGAAGTTCTTGCTGAAAAAGAGCAAGATTTACAAACTCCGCGCGCGGAGAACAGAGAAGAAAATTTAATAAATACCAGAGAAAAATATTACTGGCTAAATGATGAAAGTAGATTATTTTTATCAAGAGGTTATATTACAGAATCTCCAGAACAAAGAATTAAAGACATTGCAAATGTCGCAGAAAAGTATTTAAAGATTGAAGGTTTTGCAAAGAAGTTTGAAGACTACATGGCAAGAGGCTTTTATAGCATGTCTACTCCGGTTTGGATTAACTTTGGAAAGGACAAAGGACTTCCAATCAGTTGTTATGGTTCAAATGTTGATGACACATTAGATAGTATCTTGAACGGAAGTAGAGAAATTGGAATGATGTCAAAATATGGCGGAGGAACCTCAATTTTCTTAGGTAATATTAGAGAAAGAGGTGCTACTATTTCTACAGGTGGAACAGCAGATGGTCCAGTTCACTACGCAAGAATGTATGACACTACAGTTGATGTGTGTAAACAATCAGAAGCTAGACGTGGTGCATGTGCAGCATGGTTACCAATTGAACACCCAGATGCATCTGAATTCTTAGATATGGGAACAGAAGGTAATCCAATTCAAAATCTTCAATATGGTATTACAGTAACTGACCAATGGCTAGAAGAAATGAAAGCCGGAGATGCTGACAAGCGTAAATTATGGGCTAAAGTTATCCAAAGACGTAACGAGTTTGGTTTTCCATACATTATGTTTAAAGATACTACAAATAACAATTCACCATATAAAGATCTAGGTCTTGAAATCACAGCATCTAATTTATGTAGTGAGATTCAATTACCAACAGATTCATTCAATTCATTTGTGTGTTGTTTAGGTTCTATTAATCTTCTACATTGGGATGAATTAAAAGACACTGACGCAATCGAGACTTATACTCTATTCTTAAACGCAGTTATGGACGAATTCGTTAAGAAGTCATATAATATGCCAGGAATGTCAAGAGCACACCGTTTTGCAGAACAACACAGAGCATTAGGCGTTGGTGTTTTAGGTTACCACTCTTTATTCCAATCTAAATTGATTGAATTTGAATCTTTGGAAGCAAAACAATTAAACTACCAGATATTTAAAACTCTTAAAGAAAAAACTGATGCAGCTTCCATGTGGCTCCACGACGAAAAAGGATATAGATCACTTAGAAAAGGTTTTGCTAATACAACATTAGTTGCTATTGCACCTACTAAATCTAGTTCTTTTATTCACGGTGCTGTAAGTATGGGAATTGAACCAATCAAATCTAATTATTTTATTAAAGATTTGGCTAAGTCAAAAACTATCTACAAAAATCCATTCTTAACAGAGGAATTAGAAAAATATGGTTTAAATACACCTGCGGTTTGGGAAGATATCTTGAAAAAAGATGGAAGTGTACAACACCTAGACTTTCCAACAAGGGCAGTTTTTAAATCATTTATTGAAATCTCTCCAAGCGAATTAATTTTACAAGCAGGTCAAAGACAACAATTTATTGATCAGTCTCAATCTCTTAATTTAATGATTCACCCTTCAGTTTCTGCTAAAGATATCAATCAATTGTACTTAAAGGCACATGAACAAGGAGTTAAAACGTTATACTATCAATTTAGTCAAAGTTCAGCACAATCATTTTCTAGAAATATTTTAGAATGTGCAAGCTGCGAAGCATAATTTAGGTGTGGTTTAAAGACCACGTCTTAGGACCGTTATAGTTAACGGGTTGGGCAGAGAAAGTTCGCTACTATCTCTGCCCTTTTTTTGCTTCATTTTTAATGAAACTATTCCACAGATCTCTGTATAATATTCAAATATCATTATCTAAAAATATAAATTTATGAAATTACAAATCGATCGCATTGATCAACATGCATTAACAGAGTTTATCAATCGTGTTAAACTTATTGACTCTTTCATTTATATGAAAATTAAAGATGGTCAAATCCAATCAACAGTTTATCTTCCACAACGAGATGCTGTAAAACACCACTCTATTCAAGCTGATACCATTTTTCAAGTAAGCGAATGGCCTGACACTGACAAGGAGATGAAAATTGCTTTCTTTGAAGGTAATCGAGTTATTGAAGCCATCAAGCACTTTGAGCATGATGCTATTAAAGGTGAGTTGGAATTCATCGAGAATGACGAAGAGTTTGTAGCTTCTACACTTCGTATTTTTAATGACGAACTGGAAATTACACTATCTTGTTCTGAGCCATCATTAGGCTTTAAAGATCTCTCACAAGAGCAACGCGATGCGATTTTCGCACGAACCGATTCACAGTTTGACTTTAAATTGGACACACACTCAATTGGTAAAGTTAAAAATCTATTCTCATTGGACAAGGATGAGACATTCGGTATCAAATCTGATGTTGCGGGGATCAATGTAAATGGTAAGTCATTTAACGTAGTGCTTACGCCAGATACAAATGGTAACGGTAAAGTTACTGTTTACAAGAAGTATTTGAATCTATTAGACAAGGAAGAGCAAACAGTTTATGTGTCAGATTCCAAAGTTGTATTCGAATCAAATGATTCACACACTTTGTTGACAATTTCAACTTGCCAAACAGCCTAATAGATGACAATCGAAGAGTTAGAAAATAAACCAATCGATCAACTCACAGATGATGAGGCGAAGCTGCTTGTAGATCACTACAAGCAGCTTTCTGCCAAATACACTGCATACGAGCAAGCGGTTAAGTTAACTCTTAACTCTATCTACGGTGCATTTGGTAACAAGTGGTTTCACTTCTTTAACCTTGACATCGCTGAGTCAATTACCAAACAGGGTAAAAATGCTATTCTTTATTCAGAAATAATTCTTAATAAGTATGTTAATGATTTCTGGCATAAAGACACTGCTGTTCATGAACAATTTGGTATTAAAGTAAAGGGTAAAATTGAGAAACCTGCGGTAATCTACATTGATACAGATTCATGTTACGTACAGTTTCAAGATCTATACGAATCTATTATATGGCCAGATGAAACTAAGAAACTGAAGATTGATGAGTTTATTCTTGCGTTCTATGCATTCAGACTAAAAGATTATATTAGTAAATGTATGGAAAAATATGCAGAGAAAAGAAACACTGATAACTTCCTTATATTTGAACTTGAATCTTTAGCATATAATGGTATTTGGATGTCTAAGAAAAAGTACATTCAGAATATCGCATGGGATGATAAACTAGAAGTAACTGACAGGCACCCTTCACTTAAGAAAGTAAAGACCATCGGCTTTGATACTATACAGTCTTCAACTCCTAAATTTGCCAGAGAAAAATTAGTAGAATGTCTTAGAATTTTATTTACATCAGAAATACAACCAACGGCAACAGAATTGCAACAACTGGTTGAGTTTATGAAAAAATGTAAAAAGGAATTCAAGCTAGCAGATATTGATGATATTTCATTTAATAAGAGAACTAATAATATTGATCAATATATTATTGACGATCAGAAAGAATTACAGATTGGACTAAAATGCCCAGCTAACGTAAAAGCAGCAGGTTACTATAATTATATTTTAAATAATAATAAAAAGTATAAGAATAAGTATAAACACATTCAAAATGGTGAAAAGCTAAAGATCTATAATTGTATTGGTAATATTAGTGAGGTCTACGCATTTATGCCAAATGAATATCCATATGAAATTGCGCCACATGTTGATTACGATACTCAATTTGAAAAGGCAATGATTGATCCTTTAAACAGAGTACTGACAGCCATCGGCCTCCAAACACTAGATACTAACCTAATTTACGCTTCGGCATTATTTTAAAAACAATGGACTTAAAAGAAATATTATATCTCTTAGAGAAAGAAAACCCAAACAATATGGATCTTGGTAACAAAGTTAGATCACTTGTTTGGAAAATGAAAGAGGCTCAGAGCCAAGAGATTGCAGATGAGCAATTACCAGGACAATTAGATATGTTTAATCATGGAAGTTAATTTAACACAAGAGCAAAAGGAGTATGTTGATGCCTATAATCAAATTTTAAATAGGCTAACAGAAGTACAGTCTAAAATTAATAAACTAGAACAAGAGGCTGGTGCTATATTACAAGAGTTAAACGACCTTCGCGCTAAAGAGCGCCAAGAATTCCCAGAACAATAAGAAACAAATCGTCTTTTGGCGATATAACATAAAATATAAAAGAACAATATGGCAAAGAAAGACTTTAGTTTTGACGATATTAATAGTGAGTTAAAAGATTTAAATCCACTAGGATCGGTGATGGAATTTTCAACATTTAGTGAAGTTACTGAGTGGATCGACACTGGTAATTATCACTTAAATGCATGTGTTAGTGGTTCACTTTTTGGTGGATGGCCTAACAGTAGAACCTGCTCGATTGCAGGACCATCAGGTACTGGTAAAACTTATTTGATTTTAAACTCGGTTAAACGAGCAATTGATATGGGATATAACGTAGTATTCTATGATTCAGAAGCTGCTGTAGATAAAGATCTTATGGTTAAGTTTGGAATTGATATCGGTAAAGTAAACTACCAACCGATCAACACTGTACAGGAATTTAGAACTTCAGTTACCACAATTACTGGTAAAATGCAAGAAGCAAAAGCAGCAGGTGGTAAAGTACCAAAGATCATGATTATTCTTGATTCTGCAGGTAACTTGGCAACTCAAAAAGAAATCGATGATGCTAGATCAGGTTCTGATAAATCAGATATGACACGTTCTAAAGTACTTAAGTCTATCTTCCGAATCATTATGACACCAATGGCTGATCTTAAGATTCCATTCTTATTCACAAACCACACGTACCAAACACAAGACTTTATTAGTCGTCAAGTTGCAGGTGGTGGTACAGGACCAGAGTACGCGGCCTCTATTGTTTTATTCTTAAATAAGGCACAACTTAAGGATTCTAGTGGTGAAAGATCAGGTATTATTGTAACGGCTAAACCAAACAAAAATCGTTTTGCTAAACCAACCAATATTAAATTCCATTTAGATTTCTCTAAAGGTATGAACCGTTATGTTGGTCTTGAACAATATATTGATTGGGAAGAAATTGGTATTACTAAGGGGACTATTGAGAAGGGTGTAAAAATACCTAAATCTACTGCAAGAAACTGGATATGTAAACACTTAGATGAAACAGTACCGAATACAGAATTCTTTACAGAAAAGGTATTTACACAAGAGGTACTAGAGAAAATCGAACTACGTATTAAACCCCTCTTTAATTATAACACAGAGGAGCGTGAAATCGATATTGATGCAATACTAGAAGCAGATGAAGATTAATGAAGATAAACTTCCAATTAAGTATATTCTAGGAGTAGAAGCTGAAATTGGTGGTTATCCTTCAGGATTAGATGTTCTCTTAGCTGAGGTTAAGTTATGTGTTAGAATGCCAGATAGGCATAAAGGTAATATCACATTGCATGCACTTAAAACATATAGGTTTCCTGAAACGAGCGAAGACCACTTAAAAACTTCGATGGAAGAACTAATTAACCTAGATTTAGTTGAAGTACTACATGATGTTCCAGGTAAAGAATCTTGGAAAATAAAAACAAACCCATTTGAATGATATTAGTCATAGACAATTTTATAAAGGATCAGAAGTTATTAAATGATATAGCTTCTGATTCAAGGTTTTTTAACGATCCAGGTGTTTATTACTGGTGGAATGGATGGTGGAACAGTGAAGCCCGTACAGTTAAGCAAAGACTTATAGACTATATTTGGGCCGATAACTGTCCCATTACTGCTAAGTTTTCATTAATGGGCTTTGAGTATTGGACCGGTATTCAAACTGCAAATACAGAGACTGGGTTTAGTAATAACCTAGGTAATCACTATGATAAAGACGAAGAGCTGTTTGCTCAAACGGGTGAGATAGTAAGACCAGTTATCGGTACAGTGTATTATCCAGAACAAGATCAGTTTGAAGGTGGAATGTTAGAGGTTTATACTGAAGGTGTTGATAAAGCACCTGAAGTTGTTTATGCCAAACCTAACAGACTAATTATATTTGATGCTGGCAAATATGTACATGCAGTAACTCCTGTAACCAGCGGCACTAGAAAAGCTATTGCAATAAACTTATGGCAACAAGAACCATTAGGGAAACAAAACGGCGCTATGCGCATAGAACAATAAAGTAATAAAACAAATATATGCAATTCGGAGAGGATTTTGAAAAAATATTTTTTAGATTATCTTTAGTTAAAACTAAATATCTAAAAAGCATTAAAAGTGGCTTTTATACTTCACAGGAGATTGATATTCTAAGTCAGTTATCTAATAAATTCTTTGAGCGGTTTAACGAGACTCCTACGAAGGATCAGTTGACAATGCTAATTCAAAGAAGTGAAAAGGCTAAAGAGAAGATTACGGATGGTATATTAAACTTGGTGTTTGATGTTGATTTAGATCAATTTGATGAAGAGTGGTTAACATCTACTGCAGAATCATGGATCAAATACCGCACATTTGAAATATCATTAACAGACACTGTTGAATTTGTTAAAACAACAGCAGTAACTCCAGAAAACGTAGATAGTATTGTTGCAAAAGTAAAGGGTCTTATTAATGATAGAAATAATTTATCATTTAATTCTGATCTAGGACTTGACTTCTTTGATGTTGATGCTCACGATCAAAAAGACACCGAGAAGGTTAGTACAGGTTATAACTTCTTAGACAGAATGTTGGGCGGCGGTTATGATAGGGGTGGTAACCTTATTGTTTATGCAGGTGAACAAAACATTGGTAAGTCAATTTATTTAGCCAACGATGCTGCTAACTTTGTAAAAATGGGAACAAACACAGTAGTTGTAACAGCGGAGATGGCAGCACATAAATTTGTTAAGCGTATTGGTTCTAACTTATTGACTATTAATATTAATGAGTATGCAGAAAAAGCCAGAAATAAAGATCACATTAAAAGACGATTAGAAACAGTTGGGGATGGTCTAACTCCTCCGGGTTCTTTGTTTGTTAAGCAGTTTCCAACATCACAGGCAACTGTATTGGATATTGAGGCATATGTTAATCAAATTGAAGAAGAAAAACAAATTAAGGTGGGTGCTGTCATAATTGACTACATTAACATCTTAGCTAACTATAGAAACCAAAACACAGAGAATACTTATATGAAGATCAAGCAAATTGCAGAAGATCTTAGAGCAATGGGTATTCGTAATAATTGGTTAATCGTTACAGCAACACAGATTACAAGAAATGGATATAACTCATCAGATATCGGTATGACTGATATTGCAGAATCTGCGGGTCTTTCACATACGGCAGATGTTATGTTAGGTATTATTCAAGATGATTTAATGCGAGCTAATTCAGAATATTGGTTAAAAGTATTAAAGATCAGAGACGGTGAAGGTAAAGGAACTAAATGCAAATTAGATATTAATTGGAACTACATGCGCCTTATTGAAACTGAAGAAACAACAAACTCCAACTTACACAGCATATAATTATGGCACTAGATAAAATTTTTAATAATAATTTCGAATCACCAGATACAGAATTTGGCAAAATAAACTTTGAGTTAGATCCAAATACAAAAGATTCGCAGGACGAAGAGGAAAAGATCCACTATGAATTAATCGCAAGAGAGATTCATAGGCTAATTAATATATCTAGATTCAAAGTCTTTAACAAGGTTGATGAATTAGGTAAATGTAACACTCTTAAGAAATCAGATATTAATGATATTTATGGATATATTATCGACGAGATGGTAGCTAAGAACAGCCGCATAGACATCTTTAGTGAATTATGTGTTTATTTTGATATTAATCCAACTAAATTTTATAGCTCTCTTTCTAATGTTTACAAAGAGGACTTAATTCAAGAATTAGATTTACGCACCGGTATATTAAAGAGAAAAAACATAAAGAAATTATTCTAAATGATAGATGTTTCAACTTTAAAAAAAGGAGCCAACCGAGTTTGGGTATTAGGTGATTTACATTTTGGTGTAAGAGCCAATTCTGTAGAATGGCTAGATATTCAAAAACAATTTTTTGAAGAGGTCTTTATTCCAACTCTTAAGAAAAATGTAAAGCCGGGAGATGTCTTAATTCAAGTAGGAGATACTTTCGATAATAGACAGTCTATTAATATAAAAGTACTAAATTACGCAGTAGATCTATTTGAAAGATTGGGGCAAATCCTGCCAGTTCACATTATTTGTGGTAATCATGATATTTGGGCTAAGAATTCTAATGAAGTAACTTCTATTGATTCTCTTAAATGGATTCCTAATGTTCAGATTTATAAAGAACCTAAATTGCTAGAATGGTCAGGTAGAAAAATCTTAATGATGCCGTGGCGCAGAGATTCAGATCATGAAACTGAAACATTGGCTAATTTCCCTACAGCTGAAATTGTATTCTGTCATTCAGAAGTAAAAGGTATTTACCTAAATGCAAAGGTTAAGAATGAGCACGGCACCGATTCTAATGTATATGACAAATATACTAGAGTTTATTCAGGTCATATTCACTTCAGACAAGAACGAGGAAAACTTCTAATGGTTGGTACACCATATCAATTGACAAGATCGGATGCTAATAACACAAAAGGCTTTGATCTGGTTGATTTAGAAGACATGTCAGAGACTTTCTTTGCAAATGATGTATCACCTAAGTTTATTAAGTATAACATCTTACAGATTTATGATATGCCACTGGGGCAATTTAAGAATCAGATTAGAAATAATTTTGTGGATTTATTTGTACCGTCTAAGATTGCAACAACTAATGCACTTAGCCACTTAATAAACAAAATCCAAAATATTAGTAGAAAGTTAGAACCAAACATTTATCATGAAGATAATTATATTGATAAGGATTTTTATGATATGGATGATGTTGAAGACATGTACAAGAATTATAGTATACTTAATTTATGTAATGTTTACGTTGATGGTTTAGGTGATGATGATGAAACTAAAAAGAGATTAAAAGAAAAGCTTAAAATCCTGTACAATCAATGTGCATATAATAATGGTAGCGAAATATGAGAATAGACTACATAGAATTTAAGAACTTTGCTTCTTATGGAAATCAAGTACAAAGAATCGAGTTTGAAGAGGATCAATCTAAATTATTTTTAACATTAGGTAAAAATGGCGATGGTAAAACTACTATCGCCAATGCCATTATATATGCATTGTATGGTAGAGTTGAGGGTGTTAAACTTTCTGATCTTCCTAATAGAATTAATAAAGAATTACATGTTAAAATAGGTTTAATGTGTGGTACCGTTAGTGTTGAAATTGAGAGAGGTTTATCACCTAATAAATTTAGCGTTAAATTAAATGGTATCGAGTACGATAAGGCTGGTAAAAAATCAGTACAAGACTATTTGGAAGAAGAGGTATTTGGTATCCCATATCATGTATTTAAGAATATTATTATCTTATCAGTTAATGACTTTAAATCTTTCTTAACGATGTCAAACCAGGATAAGAAACAAATCATCGATAAGATGTTTGGTTTTTCAATCCTAAATGATATGCAAATGTCTATTAAGACAGAACGAAGAACTATTAAGATGGACATTGATTCGTATGAGTCTGAATTAAATCAGATTATTGATTCTATTGCATCTGTTAAAGGTAAACTTAATACTCTGCTAGAAGAATCTCAAGAGCAAAATAATTCTAAAATTGATGAATTAAAATCTAATTTAACTGCTCTTAATGAAAGTGTTAAATTATTAGATATTGACAAACAGGAATTAGACACTAAAATTAGTGAAAGTACTGATGCTTTTGAAACTACTAGATCTGAAGCTTCTGCCTTAAAACATGAGATTGAATATCTTAAAAGAAAGGTGGAATTATACAAAAGCGGTAAATGTCCAACTTGTGAAACTCAATTAGATAGCCAATGGCATTTGGATCAAAAAGATCATTTTTGTGCTAAGATAGAAACAGATACTGAAAATATCAAAACACTTAAAGAAACACTAGATGATATTAAATCAAATATAGAAACTTTACGAGGTGAGAAAAGAGATATCGAGAAAAAGACTAGCGATATTAAATATAATATGAAATCGTTTAAGGCAGAGTTACTTAAAATAAAAGATGCACCTAACGATTCACAATTTACACATCTTAAAAATTTAATTAAAGATTTTGAAGCTAAAGAAAGCGTTAAGGCAGATAATAAGAATACATTAAATGCAGATTATGCATTTATGGAAATAGTTGAAAGAGTTTTGGGTGAAGATGGTGTTAAAAACCTGGCAGTTAAAACTATTTTACCAGGACTTAATAGTAATATCGCCGCTATGGCTCAAACTATGCACCTTCAATTCCATATTAGATTTGATGAGAAGTTTAATTGTATTATTAACCACCTAGGTGAAGATATTAATCCAATGACACTTTCTACTGGAGAGCGTAAGAAAGCAGACTTTATCATTATTATTGCCATTATCAAAATACTTAAATTAAGATTTCCACAATTAAATCTCCTATTCTTGGATGAGTTATTGAGTTCAGTGGATCATGATGGTGTTTATAATATATTAAAGATTTTAAACCAGGTTATTAAAGAGAATAAAATCAATACATTTGTTATTAATCACTCTGTCCTTCCACATGAAATCTTCGATAAGAAGCTGCAGATATACAGAGAGAACGGGTTTTCTAAATTTACTATAGAAACCATCGATTAATATGGTTGATATATAAACCAAATATAACTTTATTAATGGCAACATACAATCTTAAATATAATAAGGACGATAGTGTTATTAGACATATCATTGTTGGACTTTTGGCTGATCTAAACAGTAAGCTTAGTTTTTGGAGACAGATTTCTAATGACGAACGAGCTATTGTAGATGTGCCATTTTTTTATGCAGTAGCCGGCGATGAAAATTTCATCAAAGACAATTTCCTATTCTCAAATGCGAATGGAATTAGTTGTGAACCTAATGGCGAATTCGCTGACGGTAATTATGATAAAGTACCAAGAGGTATTGTTAATCTAACTTCATTTGCAGTAGATCCTTCTAAGTTAATCAATAAAAGAAACTTAGGTAATTACACTATGATGAATTCTCAGGGTTTAATGGAAGGTTATGTAGCTGAGTTTGAAATAATTCCAGTAGTAATCGGAGTTGACATTGAAATTCTATTATCTAGTCAATTAGATATGTTTAAAGTCACTGAGTCTATTGTTAAGAATATGTACAAGGCAAACTTTTATCATGTTGACGCAGGCCATCTTGAAGACGGTACATATAGAATATCGTCTGAGTATATGATGCCGGATGATTATACACAAGAAAGACCAATTGAATATGGATTTGACAATAAAGAGAATCATAAAATAACCTTTAGTCTAGAGATCAATTCATTTATACCTTCATTTGACTTCGAAGAGGATATTTACACTAAATTCACAAGATCAGTTTATTCGAACGGAGTTTGTGGTAATTATGGAGATCCTAATTTGGTTACTCTAAATCCATCTGAAATATACGATGGGGATATACCTAACCCACTAACATATTGTGACAGCGACGACAATATTTGGACATGGAATACGGAATCACAATCGTGGATAAAAACCGGGTATGATGCAGAATTTGATATGAATGGATTAGGAACGCTTTTAAGCACGAATTCTCAATTATTAAGAACCTCTAAGAGAAGAAAGAACTCAAATAGAATATTCAAATTTACGAATACTACAGATCAACCTGCAGGTACAATGGATAAAGATAAGCCTCTATTTGGTGATGCCACAGATGTGACGTCGGCTGATTTACCATTCAAAGAATAAATAGAGATATATATTAAAAATTAAATAACACAAATGGCAAAAGTAAATAAAGGAATTGTTTCACCTGTTATTAAAGCAAACCAAGGTTTTGTTTTTCATGCAGGTGGTCAAAATTTTAAAATGACAGGCAGTCATATCGAAAAAAACACAAATGTTTCTGAAGATTTTAAATCACTCGTTAAAGCTAATGAGTTGTTTACGATAACTAATGAAGGCATTTCATTTTATTATGACTATAACAATAAGAAGACTATTTCTAAAGTTGAAGAATCATCTTTAGTTAACTTTGACAAACTAGTTGGTTTAAATGAAAAGATTGAATTCTTAAAAGGAAACATTAAATCATACAAAGTATCGGGTAAAACTAATGCAGTTTCTGAAATAGAATCAGAACTAGCAGTTTTAGAATCAGAAAAAGCAGCTGTATTGACAAAATCAGTAACTGTTAAATTCTCTTATAGCATTGCAGAAAATAAATTTTATGCAGGTAATGTAGAATTAGCGTATTCAAGTGGTTTACCTTTAGCAGAGTCTATGTTAGCGGCAGCTTACATTAGATATGAAGATAAAGCATTGATCAATTTATTTGAATTTGCATCTAAAAATTACAACCACTATAACATCTTAGAATTTATTTCTGAGTCTAGGGATGGTGATGTTAGAGTTTTAGCAATGAGAGCTGAAAACAACATGTTTGTTTACAGAATTAACGAAACTACTAAGATTGAAAAATTCACAAAATTATTAGCCGATGCAGCAATTGAATATGTAGCTGAAAATACAGGAGCAGATATTACTCCAATGGTTGAAGACATTTTAGAATCTTACAAAGAAAGAAGAACTGCTAAGATGGAGAAAATTCAATTGATGTATGAAATGATCGCATTCTTAAAAGATCAAAAAGGCAGATTGTCTGAAGCTAATAGAATGTTACCAGATATTAAGGCAGCAGATCAGTTATTAAATAGCGAAATTGCAAGAATCACGGAAGAGCTGAACGACCTACAAAACGAAGAATTATTAAATAAGGATGACGGTTATGTTGATGCAGAATTATCAGTTGAATCTGAAGACCTACCAATAGGAACTAAAGTTAAAGTTGATGCCTTAGAATTTACAGGCAAAGGTAAATCAGATATCTTAACGGTATTCTTAAACGATGAACCATTAAGAATAGAGAAAAATAAACTTCAGATTTCTTCTGAAGACTCTATTTAAAATACTAACCTAGTATAAAACAAAGCCCAATTGGAAACAATTGGGCTTTTTTCAGTATAATATTAAACATATTACATAACATGGCAAAAAAGAAGAATTACCTAAATAATAAAGATCTATTTAACGCAATTGTAGAATCTAAAGAGCAGGATAAATTAACACCTACTGCAGAGAAAATGCTAGTACTACTTGCTGAGCGAGCAATCAATAGACTTAATTATGTAAACTCAGATGATCGTGATGATTGTCTACAATTTGCACTGTTAGATCTTTTAAAATATTGGCGTAATTTTAATCCTAAATATCCAAACGCGTTTGCATATTTCACAGAGATAGCAAAAAGAGGATATGCAAAGGGCTGGAATAAAATACACCCCGTAAAATATAAGGGTACATTATCAATTGACCGCATCTCTACAGGGGGTGACAGTGAAAACGGTGGAATGTTCAATATTTAATGTCTATAAAAAATCTCAAACCAAGCAATAATTCGGGCTTTATACAAGGATACTTTACACCTAAACATCCAGACAAGTATATCGGCCCAACTCCTATTATCTACAGATCATCATGGGAAAGAAAATTCATGATCATGTGTGATAGCAGAGAGGACGTTATTAAATGGTCTAGTGAACCGGTTGAGATTAGGTATGTGTATTCATTTGATAAAAAGGAGCATACATATTATCCAGACTTCTATATGAAAACCAGAGGTGCTGATGGTGATGAAGAATTTCTAGTAGAAATTAAACCAGAAGCCCAGATTACAAAACCAAAACCACCTACAAAGAACAGCCAAAAAGCACTTAAGTCCTATAAGTTTTTGGCAGAGCAGTACATAAAAAACAGAGATAAATATAAATATGCTAAGGCATGGGCTGAAAACAGAGGTTGGAGGTTTATTGTCTTAACTGAAAAGTCTCTTAAATAATGGGTAAGATTAAACAGGATATTAAAAACTTAAGCAAGGATGCAGGCAGTAAAACAAAAGCCCGCCGAAGTGCTGAGAAGTGGTTTGATGAAGCGTCTAAATCTATTAGAGATAATGCAGTAGCAAATCATAGCAAACCATTCAGGACTGGTATGATTCACGTGTTTAGATATGAAAAACCAAAACATATGAAAACATTAGAATGGTGGGATAGAAATCCAGTGGTACTAGCACTGGACTCACATGATAGTGGTACAGATGTTGGAATTAATTTAAACTTGTTACCTGTACAATTTAAAGAAGATCTATTAGATATGATCTATGATCGTATGGCAGGTCAAATCAAATCTAAAACAGGCAGATCTAAAGAGAACAATGCATTAACGCAAGGCGAAATTAATTTAATATATAAAGATATTAAAAAGTTTTTAGTTCAATTTGGATTTGATTTTGCAATTAGACAGTATGTACCACAATTGAAAAAAAATCAAAAAGTGGTCTCATATGAACACTGGGCAAAGATAGCACTTTGTGATTTCCAAGACCTTTATGGAATTGGTATCAATGAAGTTAAAAGAGCTTATATAGAGCACTTAAAATCACGTTCAAAAAAGAAAGATATATAAATAGAACATAATAATATAATAGTATGGCAGGATTTACCGATAGAAACGGACCATTGAGCAACGGATCAAGACCTTTTAGCATTTCAAATGCTCTTAAGTCTTTGTCTTCATTTGGTATGCGTTATGATGATCTAGTCTTAAGACAATCACAGGCGATTGGTCCGATGGAGGCCGAAATAGGTTATGGTCAAATGAACCCATTTGGGGTTGATAGCGATGACATTTATGGTGCATTTGCAGCAATGTCAATGACAGACACTAATTTAAGATCTAATATTCCATTTTTCGACCAATCATATGCTGGTAAAAGAGATGAACTTAGAAAGTTTTCACTTAATGATGAGATCGAAGACATCCTAGACATTCTTTGTGATGAGACTATTGTATATGATGAGAAAAACTTTTTCTGTTATCCAGAAATTCTAGGATTAGATGTTTCAGATGCAGTTGAAAAAGACCTTAACAAATACTTTAGACAGATATATCACTACTTTGGTTTTAACTCTGATCAATCAGCATGGTACTTCTTTAGAAAATTCTTAATTGATGGTTATCTTGCATTTGAAATAATTTATTCCCCCGACCAAAAAGAGGTAATTGGTTTTAAAGAATTAGATCCTATTACACTTATTCCCGGTTATAATCACGATGATGGTAAAAAGGTTTGGGTACAATATAAGGATGATCCAGTTAAAGAAAGAAAGCTTTACGATTCACAGATCATTTACATTTCGTACTCTTCAATAACTACAGCATCAAGAGTTTCATATATTGAGAGATTAACAAGAGCATTTAACTTGTTAAGAATTATGGAACACACCAGAGTTATTTGGGCTGTAACTAACGCTTCATTTAGAATGAAGTTTGTTATCCCAGTTGGTGGTAAATCTAAGACCAGAGCAAAACAATCGCTTTCACAGTTAATGAACTCATATAAAGAGTCAGTTGATTTTGATTGGGAATCAGGTACTTTGGCTACAGATGGTAAACCAATGTTGCAATTCTCTAAAGAGTACTGGTTACCTTCTAAAGACGGTGAATCACCAGAAATTGAAACTCTTAATAGTGAAGGACCAGATCTTTCGGATACAGAAGCACTTAAATACTTCTCAGATAAATTAAAACACGTTTCAAAAATTCCTTACTCAAGATTTTTATACGAAGATGGTGGAGGAGACTTTAACCTAGCAGCTGATGGTATGATTAGAGATGAGATTAAGTTTGGTAAATTTATCAAGCGTTTAAGATCTATCTTTATGGAAATTTTAGCTAAGCCTATTTTTATTCAAATGTGTCTTAAATACCCAGAATTTACAAACGATCCACAATTCAAATCACAGATTGCATTAAGATTTAATGAAGAAAATGTATTCTCAGAATTGAAAGACATGGAATTAATGGAGAAGAGATTAGACTTTATTGGTACAATGAGAGATTCATTGATGACAACCAACCAAGAGACTATGGAAGAGGAATACTACTTTGATCAGGAATACTTAGTTAAGAAATATCTTAAGCTTTCTGATGATGAGATTAGAGCTAATGAAGCGGCTAAATCTAAAGTAAAGAAAAAGGATGCTGAAGCTCCAGAGCCCGAGGATCCATTCGCAATGTAAAGTTTGAATAAAAAAGATATATAAATTATGAAAATTATAAAAACATTTGAAGATTTCATCTCTGAAGATGCGTTAAGAGCAGGAGAAGAGTCAAAGATATTTGTAGATGATTTAAAATTGGATTCAGGTCCAGAAGTTAAATCTGCCGAAATCTTAGGCGCAATTACTGCTGCTAAGACAGAAGATGAATTCAAACAATACTTCTATACCGAATATGGCGAAGCTGCGTTTGCTGAAGGAGAAATGGATATTTTAGTAGGATACTATCTAGATAAATCCGCTGAAGATGCAGAAGCTGAAAAAGAAGCTGAAAAAGAAGACGAAGGAGATGCCGAAGGAGGCGATGACCCGCTCGCTGGATTATAATAAGATATTTCAATAATAAAGGATGATATATATTAAAAATATAAAAAACAAATAATATGAGCAATATTAACGATTTACTAATCGTCGAGATGTCTTCTTCTGCCCTGAATGTTACTACGTCAGAGAATAAAGACTATGTACTTGAAGGTGTTTTTGGTCAAATCGATCAAAAAAACAGAAACAACCGTATCTATACGGAAGCTGAATATGTTCCTCAAATTGAGGCATTACAGGCTAAAATAAAGGCTTCTAAGCTTTTAGGTGAATTAGATCACCCTGCACAATTCGACATTTCATTAAAGAATGTATCTCACGTTATTGAGGATTTAACTTATGATAAAGAAACTAAAGAAGTTAGAGGTAGAATCAAATTATTAGATACTGATGCTGGTCGTCAGGCTAAAGCATTAGTTGATGCTGGAGTTCCTTTACAAATTTCTTCTAGAGCTGCCGGAGTTGTTGAAACTAATGGCCAAGTTAAAATTAAACAATTATTCACATATGATTTAGTTGCTGACCCAGGTTTTGAAAACGCTGAGTTAAAGAGAGTTAACGAATCTTATGGATATGAGAATGATGGTCTTTTGTCAATTTATGAAATTAACAAAAAACCCGAAACTTCATTAGAAACTATCGACACAATCGAAAACACAAACACACAAATAAAAGAAAATAAAAACATGGCAGAATTTGTAAAATCTGAAGATTTCAATAAGTACTCTGAGTATTTAGCGAATGAAATCAAGACACTAAAAGAGTCTATCGAAGCCAAAAATGAAGAGGCTTTAGAAGACAGCACTGTAGACAATCTAAAGGAGCACAATGATCATATTGTAGAAAGCGTTAATAAATTAACCGACTACGTTGATTATGTTGCTACTAAATTAGACGAGTCTATTCAATACACAGAGCACGTTGCTGAAAAAGCAGATCAAGGTATCTCTTACTCTGAGTCATTGGCTGAAAAATTAGATCAAGGTATCTCTTATACGGAGCACGTTGCTGAAGCAGTTTCTAAAGTTAAAGACTTTGCTAACTATTTAGCAGAAGCCCACAATGAAGGTGCTACATCACATACTACTTTATTAGAGTATGTTGAATACTTAAAAGAAAACTTACAATCAGTTTCTGAATACGCTGAATACATTGCAGAATCTTTAAACGAAACAGTTGTTACTGAAGAAGAAGATCCTGCAAAAGAGGCCGATGAAGCTGATGATACAGAAGAAATCGAAAACATCGGTGATAATTCAGAAGAAGGTGCAGTAGCAGCTGACGGTGAAAAAGCAGGTAAAGATGTTGAAGAAATCGAAGGCGAAGAAGTTGAAGCTGGAGATAACTCAGCCGAAGGTGATGTTGCTGGCGAAGAAGCTGGTGAAGAAGCTGAAGATCTAAAATCTGATGCTAAAACATCTGATTCAGAAATCGAAGACGAAGTTGAAGCTGCTGAAGCAGGCGAAGGCGAAGAAGAAGCAGAAGGTGAAGAAGGAGCATTAGATCCTTTAGAGGCTTACAAATCAGAAATCTCTTCTAAATTAGATAAGTTAGTTGAAAATGCAACTAAAAAAGAAAATGAATCACCATCTTTCTTTAGAGTTGTTTCTTCTGCAACAAGAGAAAAGTACAATGCATTGACTGAATCTGCTAAGACTGAAGTTAGAAACACAGTTTCTAAAAGAGGTTTTATGACAGAGTCTGAAATTGTATCTTTAATGAACAATGCACAACTTATAGTTGAAAGCGCTGGATCACAGCCTGCATTTATTGCTCTTATGCCAGCAGAATATACTGAAGCATGGACTAATCTATCTGAAGCTAAGCAAAATCAAATTGTTGCACAAGCAAGATACCACACATTGAATACCGAATACCAAGTTGCTAATTTCTGGCAAACTAGAGATCTAAGAGATACTAGAGTTGAAATGGAAAAAGTTGCAATGGTTAGTGAATCAAAAACTGAAGAGCCAAAATCAACTTTAGGATATGATATGACTGGTATGGCAGATGCATTCAAAAAGAGATTTAACAAATAATCAAAAGAAACACTGATATATAAATAACATTCGACGATAAGGGCGACAGAAGCAGAAAGCCCATTGAATGTCGAGTTTTTAACTAAACAATTAAACAAACAAAAAAAACGATCATTAAAAATGGCAAATTTATTAAATGAAGCTGAGATCAAGAATACATGGGCACCGATCATTTCGGAAGCTACAGGTATCAACGAATCTAGCAAATTAGCATGGATGTCGACTTACTGTCACAACCATAAACTTTATGAAGACGCGAACATCATGTCTTTATCTAACAACCCTGGCCCAATGAACTTAACAGGTATGGGTGCAGTATCTTTCCCTGCAGGTGCTCCGGCTAACGGTGCAGCAGGTGCAGCTACTGGATCAGGTGACAAAGCTCCAACATTATTGCCTTTGGCAATGCAAGTTGCTGCTCAAACTATCGGTCTTGACTTAGTACCAGTAGTACCAATGGCTGGACCAATGGGATTATTGTCTTACTTAGACTTTACTTATGAAGGTGGAACTGTTGCCTTAGGTGGTACTGCTCCAACTTACATCAAAGCTGATAAAGCATTAGCGGGTGTTGTAAGTATTGCAGCTACTGCAGCTAGCGCTGCATACGAATTCGTAGGTGCTTCAAGAATTGATGGTAAATCAATCTTTAAAGTAGTAGGTGCATTAGTTGAAGCAAACGTTGCTGAAGACTTAGAAGCTGCTAAAACAGGTGCTGGTGCAACTGTAGAATTAGTTGCTGCATTAGAAGATCATATTCCTGCATTCTCAGGTGCTGATGCTAACGGTAAGCCTCTTGCAAGAGAAGCTGGTGAAAGAACTGCTGACAAAGTTATGGGTCTTTCTTTATTCTCTAAAAGTGTTGCTGCTGAAACTTTCCAAGTTGCTGCTGCAGTTACAAGAGAGCAAGTACAAGATCTTAAGCAATTCGGTGTTGACGCTGTAGCTCAAGTAGAAGCAGTATTAACTAACGAATTAACTCAATCTATCAACAACCACATCTTAACTAAGATGAGATCTATCGCTGAAGGCGGTATTTCAGAGGTTGTTCTAGACTACTCTTTAGGTGGTAACACTTACGGTGATGTTAACAGAAGAATCCTTACTCACGTATTGGCTGCTGCTAACTTAATCGCTAACAGAGGTAGAAGAGGTGCTGGTAACTTCGCTGTAGTTGATGCAAAAGTTGCTTCAGCTTTACAAGGTGTTGCTGGTTTCGTACCAAACCCAATGGCTAACACATTCAACCAAGTTGCAGGTGCAATCTACCCAGTAGGTTCAGTTGCTGGTATCAATGTTTACACTGATCCAAACTTAGCATTCGAAGGTGTTAACGGTAAGCACGAAGTCCTAGTAGGTAGAAAAGGTGACGGTAACGGCGCTGGATTAGTATTCATGCCTTACTTAATGGCTGAATCAGTTCAAACTATTGCTGAAGGAACTATGGCTCCTAAAGTAGCAGTTAAATCTAGATACGCTCTAGTTGAAGCTGGTTTCCACCCAGGTACACAATACCAAAAATTCAACGTTGATGGTTTACAATTGTAATCTAACGTAGAATAATTAATATGAAAAGGCCATCTTCGGATGGCCTTTTTTTATTCTTCAGAATTTAGTAATTAAGTTAGATATATAATCTATTAATATAAACTAAACTTAACAAAATAAAAAACGTTATGCAATTAAAATCAAAACTAAAGCTCTACGAAGAGTTTACTAGAGACTTGTTAAACGAGTCAGGTGACGCCACATCACATACCGATGTAGCCATCGACCAATCCACACCCGCTGAAACTATTAGAACTGAAGTAATTAGAGATGTTGATACTATTCTTAATAATTTAATTGAATTATCTGACAGGGTTTCAGAATCAACTTCTATTAGTTTAGAAATTGATGAACTTTATGAAGAGTTATTTGATTTAACTAACATTACACTGCTTAACGAAGGTATTATGGATATTATTAAATCTCCTATTAAATACATGAAGATTTCTAAAAATTTAAAACAATATCAAAAGGCGCTGATTCAACAATCTATTAACGATGTTGATTACGCTAAGAAAAAAGAAGCTTCTAAAGAAGATCCTAATCCTAAAACAGCCGAAGTACTTAAACAGGCTAACTTAGCTAAAAACAAAGCTCTTAAAGATCAAGTCGATGCTATTACCGATAGAATGTCTGAATTATCAAAAGGAGATGAAGGCCTAGGTAAAGTTGTTAGTATTGGTAAAAATAAATCAAAATTACAAGCCGCAAAAGTGGTAATGAAGGCTACTTCTGGTGAAGAAGCAAAAGCTCTTAAATTAGAGATCGATACCTTAGAAGATAGAGTAGCTAACGATGAAAAATCATTAAAAGATTACGCAGCAAAACAAGAACCTAAAGAAAAATCACAAGCAGAACAAGATGCTGATGATGCAGAAGCTAAGGCAAAATCTGATGCACAATTAGGCTATAATGAAAACGCAGAACTAGATGGTTCTGGTAGACTTTCATCAATAGTTAATGAAGAAGCCGAAGAAGTTGAAGTTGAAGTTGAAGTTAACGTTGAAGCTGAAGAAGAAAAAGAAGAAGACGTCGAAGCTGCTGATAAAGTAGAAGGCGAAGAAGCTGCAGAAGTAGTAGTTGAAGAAGAAGGTGAAGAAGTTGAAGAAGTTGAAGAAGCTGAAGAAGCTGAAGAAGCACCTGAAGAGGAAGTAGAAGAATCTACAAAGGCAAAAATATACGAAGGTATGTCAATTGCTGAAAGATTCAAAGCTTTAATGTAATTTAAACTTAATTTAAAAAAAGAGTTTTTAGAAATAAAAGCTCTTTTTATTTTATTCAATATGACGATACCTAAAATAATACATCAAATTTGGATCGGTGATCAACCCATTCCCGAAAAGTGTAAAACTTTTATGCAAAGAGTAAAAGTGATGCATCCTGATTGGGAATATAAACTGTGGGGTAATAAAGAAATATTCGATGAATTATATAAAAACGATCCTTTTATACAGAATTATAGAAAAGATATTGGTACAATATTTAAACCGGCACACGTCGCGGATAGAACTAGGCTTTTATTACTAAGAGATTTTGGAGGAGTCTATATTGATGCAGATGCAAATCCAATTAAATCATTTAATAATATCTTAAACCAATTACATAATAAAACCACTTTTTTTGGTGGAGTTAGATATGAAGGTCAAGATAATAATAAAGGTGCTCTTATAGATTGTACTATTATGGGCGCATCTCCTAATTCTAGAATGATTAAAGAGTGTTTATCAATATATAAGAATATTGATTGGGCATGGGGTGGTAAAGCTTTATCTAATCAAATGTGGAAAAGCATGGGACCAGATGTTTGTCTTTTTAATTACGAGCCATTTTATGACACTGAAATAGGACCAAATACTATCGTAATTCACGACCATCCAGATAATAGACTTTGGTCTTGGAAATAAATAATTAAAGACGACGCTTAGCGTTCTTCTTTGCAAGTTTAAGAAACTCCTCTCGTTCTTCGAGCAGGAGTTTTTTGCATTTCTTGCGAAACTCAATTGAACTCTTTAGGATACGGCTATCAATCATAGGCGCTTTTAATACATCATGATATTCCGGGTGTATAAAATTTTGCAGATCAAAATTCATAAACTTAGCCTTAATAGGTTTAAGACTTATTGCACATTGCCAATCTACTGTATTACAATTATCATATAATGTAGCTAAATCTACTAGGACTTCATTACTGTGATCCCAATATTTTTTAGCTAGTATAACACTTGCAACCGGTGGTTTTTGCATTCTTAATACACATCCAACAAATTGGTCATCATCTGCCCACCTTCTAATATGCCTATGTTCTACCAAGAACTTTCTAAAGAACTTTGATAGCGGTGCAAGTATAATACCATACCTGTTGCGCGGGTTTGCACCAGCGGTTCGTGTGATAGTAATATGTGAGTATGATCTTGCCATATATTATATTTATCTATGAAACATTATACCGCCAATAACATATAATAGGTAAACATATCATATACATGAAATCAGTAAATCAACTTTTTACAGAAAAGTACAGACCTTCAAATTTAGAGGAACTTATATTGCCCGAGCGTGTCATGAGTAAATTCAATGACGGCTTGGTTCAAAATATGTTATTTGCAGGCTCACCCGGCACAGGTAAAACATCATGTGCAAAGGCAATCGTTAATCAATTCGGATTACCTTATCTTTATATTAATGCATCAACTGATACTTCGGTTGAGGTTATTAGAACCAGAATTACGGATTTCTGTTCTACGGTTTCCATTATGGATAAACCTGGCATGTTTAAAGTAGTTATTCTAGATGAGGTTGACGGTGTGTCAGATCAATTCTTTAAAGCACTTCGTGCAACAATGGAAACATTCTCGAGTAATTCTCGATTCATAGCAACTTGTAATTACATTAATAAATTACCAGATCCAATCTTGAGTCGATTTGAAGTTATTGACTTTGACTTTGACAAGCAAGAAGAAACTGAATTAACTAAGAAATACATCAAGCGAGTTTATGAAATTTGTGGCAAAGAGGGTATGACCATCGAAAAGCCAGCGCTTGTTGAATTTGTTAAACGTAATTTCCCAGATCTACGAACTACTTTGAATAAATTGCAAGGTTATAAAACTCAAGGTACTGCAAATATTACAGCGGAAGATGTTAAGAAATTTAACTCAGTCTATAAAGATGTATTTGAGTTAATCTTTAATGAAACAGATCCAGTTAAAAACTATCAAACACTTGTTGGTAATTATGCCAATAGAGTCGACGATGTATTACAAACACTAGGTGCTGAATTTATCGAATATATTCAGCAGGAAAAGGGTCAATATATAAAGCATATACCACAAGTTATTATAACTGTCGCTAAACATCAAGCGCAAAGGGTGCATGTTATTGATCCTGTGATTACGATGTTGAGCTGTGTATATGAGATACAGAGTATAATTAATTCATAAAAAAGTAGTAAATAATTTTTTAGTCTCAATTTTTTTTTGTATATTAGACTAAATAAAGAAACATAAATATGAAGGTGGGAAAACACACATTATTAATAGACGGTAATTATTTTGTATTCAGTAGATTATTTGTTTTACCAAAACCTAAAACAGGTCAACTGTTAGGTGATGATAAACAAATGTCCCAGTTTATGAGAAAATTAGCCATTGACTTTGCATCAGAGATGCGTAAGTTAAAAATGTTCGTGGACGACGTAGTCCTAACAGTCGATTCAAAATCATGGCGTAAAGATCTTTACCCAGAAGCTGACTATAAAGGTACTAGAAAACAAAGCAGTGATGTAAACTGGCAAGGTGTATATTCAGTGTATGAAGAATTCCAAAAGATTTTACAGGCTAAGGGTGTTACTGTGCATCAAATTCAGGGCGCAGAAGCAGATGATGTTATTTTTGGTTGGTCAACAGCTCTTAATAACCGTGGTAAATCATGTATCGTATGGTCAGGTGATAGAGATCTTATTCAATTAGTAAACTATTCTAAAACTAATGATGCACATACTATTTGGTATTACAATACTAAGAAGTCATTATACGCGTACGAAGGTTTTGAAAAAGATATGAATACATCGATTGCCAATGACATGAACACTGATGACTTGCTATTTAACATGGGGGGTGAACACATGACTCGTGATACATATCAAACCAATATCTTGTCATGGGTTAAAGATCTTAAAATTGAAGTAACAGAAGTTGACTGTGACAGATTTATCTTTAATAAGATCTTAATCGGCGATAAGTCCGATAATATCCCATCAGTCGTCACATGGCAAAAAGAGATGAAAGGCGGTAAGCTTAGAACATATTCTATTACAGAAAAAATGGCTGATACTATTTATGATCAGTTTATTAAAGAGTTAGATAATTTTACCATCGAGTACTTATTTAATACAGAATACAAGAATAAATTAACAGACATCATATATCGAGTAGTTGGTCATGGTAATCTAAATCTAATTAAATCTGCACTATCTAATAATATTGCATTAATGTTATTACACACTAAAACTATTCCAGATTCTATTCAAGAGGCAATTTACAGTGCCATTGACAGAGACTGGGAAGGTGCTCTAGAAAACACTGATCAATTCATGGATATGGAAAAGATTCTTGAAGGTACTAATTGGCTTAAAGATAAAGTTGGATTCGGAGTAGATGCATTCGCCGGAATGGACATTCCTAAAGAAAAGACTGTCAAAAAACCACCTATTAAATTAGTTGGTAAAAAAACAGAATCTACTAAGACTGTAAAACTACCAAGCACTAAAAAGTTATTCTAATGACGCTGGAAGATCACTTACAAATTGAAGAGATTTTAGCAGAAGCAAATGCATATGGTCTTAAGTCAGAAGTGGCTCAAACTGCAGCGCTATTTGCTAAAGAAGGCTATTCTAATTTAGATGCACACACATTGGCATTTAATGAGTGGATAAAGTAAACTTTAACCACCTTTAATATATAATATTTATGCTAGACGAAACAAAATTATTTGATTTCGTGAAGATTATGTTCACGAAACCAGACCAATACAATAAACTAAAAAACCACTCAAAGAAACGTCATCATTTTATGATCAATCGATTCTTTGCTATTAAGTATCCGTCAAATGCCAACATGTTTAACGTAAATGGTATTGGTGGTGCTAATGTAGTAGAATCTTGGTCAATGGTTGCGCAAAGATTTAAGAGTGTTCCAATGTGGTTCTACACCAAGACAAAAAAAGCAGCTAAACAGGAGGTTGATAAATATACTCCAAGCGATGCTTCAATTGAATTGTACTTGTCCAAGAATGAAATCGGTATGAGAGAATTTAATGAACTTAAGCAGTTCGCTAAGACAGATTTATTCGCAGATTTACAAAAAATTGAAACACAAATAGATGTTTACAGAAGGTAGAGATACATTTTCAGAAGTAATTGACATTACGTTATACAAATATAATTCTATAGATGTTAAGATATGGGGCTTAATCAGTAGAGATGCCCATAATAAGAAATTAACAGTAGACTCTTATTTGATTCCGGTAAAACAAATGCAACAATATTTAGGCAAATGGTTTTCGTCTGAAATCAATAGATTTCAGTCGGTTAGCGACATGTCTATTCACAAAGAGGCAACTTCGGTCTATTTTATTTGGCAAATATTACAGAACACGCCAAACTTATTGTGGATTAAAATTAATCTAAATAAAAATGTCAGTTATAATAGAATAGTTAATATTGATCAAATCAAAACAATCAGATACAATATTAAAACTATTAGGGGTAGTTTAAGACTTTTTGATTTATTTGCTACTAGAGAACTAAATATAATTAACGATATTTTAGAAAGGTGCCATGTTATGGACCGAACTCAAATGTATAAGGTGGTTAAGTTAAAAACCTTTATGTCAATACTAGATGGATTTTTATCTGAAGATAATGCAGGTGAAACATTCGGTATAATAAACGCTATTATTCAAAAATTAGAACAGTACGAGGCAGACGACCCAGAGATGCTTTTAATCACCGATAGAAACTCGGATATATAAATAAAAATAAGACGAGTTCGTCACGATATTAATGGTAAATAATTTTACAGCAGATCAAATAGGTGATTCATTCTATGCTAAGCTAATTACTCCTTATGAAAATACAGTAGGTATTAATTCATGGAAGATAGTAGTTGGTGTAAGCTCACCTAATACTATAGGCGGTTTAAACATGACTGCCGGCAGTACTGTTGTGGTTGGATATAGAACTAATTTAGATCTAATACATGGTAGTAAAATTATTGTAGGTAATGTAGAATATGAAGTTGATGCTATTATTAATGCTAATACTTTTACTATAACTGAACCCTCGCCAATTACTGGCACTGGTCTTAAATTCTATAAACCAGTTGATGCTAACAACTTTTTTGATTATCAGTTTAAATGGTCACAGGAATCAATTGACAGCGAAGGCGGTGTGATGTCTGAATATAGACCACTTACACTTGGAGTTGGACCTTCTGATTTACTAGGACTTGTGTTTGATCCAACTAAACCACTTTGGATCACAATAGGATTTACAGTTAATAGACTTTCTACTGCGCATTCATTATCTTTATTAAGTATTGAGTTTGTTAGACAGACCGAAGCAGGAGAGATTATATCATGCCCTGAATATTGTACGGATTGTACAGATCCATACGCAATGAATGGTTGTGCTAATATTGTAGTTGCGTGTGATGAGAATTTGTATAACCCGTATGCTCTACAGAAACCGGCTCAATTATACAAACAAATCACGGATTTATCAACCAGTATTTTTGGACACAGTATAAAATATTTTAGAGTAGAACCAGATCAGAGATCAAGAGATGTGATCCTAATGGAGTATTCGCTATATAATGTAAAAGAAAGTGGCGAATTTAAAATAATGGTTCCAGGTAATGAGATGCCATCCAATAATTTTGAATTCAATATGTATGGTATGGGATTTGAAGATTTTGAGATACATGTAACTAGAACTGAATTTGAATCAGCATTTGGTACAGGATTACACCCTAGAATGAGAGACTATCTTTATTTTCCGCTAATGAATAGAATGTATGAAGTTAGTGCTGTTACTTTTGCAGATGAATTCAATATGGAACAGACATATTGGAGAGTAATGCTCAGAAAATATGAAGAGAGAACAAGCACCATTCAAACAGATACCGTAGTCGAACAAGAATTAGATGATTTAATTACAGGAATTGACGAAGTATTTGGTGAAGAAATTCAACAAGAATATGTTCAAGTTGCAAAGCCTGAACAATACCAGACAATATTTAGTCCAGTTGGTGATGGTATAAGAGATAGAATACACAACAGCCTTTCTATATTAGATACTGAAATTAGAAATAAATGGACTATTATTAGTAAGAATACATACGATCTTAGCAGTATTAAAGATGTTGGTATTGAAGCTGTAGTTTATAAAAGACAATCTGTATTAGCAAGTAATGATAATATGGCAGTTACTTTATGGTTTAAACCTAATTTAACTACAATTAATCCAACGGCTACATTATTAGATGGTTTGATTGATGACAAGGGTTTAAAGTTATCGACTACTAAAGATCATGTAGTTATACGATTAAATGGCGATACACACAACGTGGCATATAACGCTCCAATTACATCTGATGCATGGTACGGTCTAGTCTTTAATCTAAATAATAAATACAATCAAATATCAACTAATGTGTATAGATTAGAACCTGGTAATAATTTCATACCTTCTAATTCAACACAAGAAAGTATTACTAGCGTAGCTAATAGTACAATAGATATTTCATCATACGGCTGGTCCACTAACAAACAATGGGCTCTTATGCCAGGTCAAGTGAAATTAACTAATGTTAGGTTATTTAAAAAGCCAATCGAATTAGAACAAAGACTCAATATATTACAACAATATGTTGTTAGAGATAATCAATTAGCAACTATTATTGACAACGCAGTTCCTTCTATTCAATTAAGACGCTATAATCAAGCAAGATAGCCACGCCTGAGGTAGGTTGATATATAACCTATAAATAATACTTTTATGAGCGAAGAGAAGAAAAAGAATATATCTGAACAAGCGGATCAAATCCGTAGAGAGTTAGATGATTTAATAGGAGATACTGGAATGCTGGATGTTGAGAGTGATCCGGTGGATTTACCAATGAAACAACCAAGAACTGATCTGGCTCCTAGAATCAGTTATGAAGAATTAAAGTCTAATGCAACTAAGAAGGCACAAAAGACTATAACAGCCCTTATGAAATTTTATCTCGATGCAGATATTATTGAAAAGGACGAGTATATTGCCGCAAAGAAAAAGATGGATGAAATGACAATGAGTTCATTGATCTATCAATTGAATGCTGGCGAGAGAGCATTAACCACACTTTTACAAACAATCGACGACGGTGAATTAGCACCTCGTATGTTTGAAGTACTTGCAACATTACAAAAATCAATGTTAGATATCATTAAATCACAAACAATGTACTTGATGGCTTCTGAAGAATCTACTAAAAGAATTGCACGTGATATTGAGATCTATAAAAAGAGAGATGATGTTCGAGAGATTGAACAATCCGGTGGTGATAAAGAAAATAAAAACTTACAAAGAGGTACAAAGGACCTAATGGCTGCAATTCAAGCGGGTATTAAAAAAGAGGCCTTAGAAGATATTGAAGATATTGAAATAACAGAAGAATAATGTCAGAAGGATATATTGGTGATAATAAATGGATCCCCAAGGATGAGGGTGAAGTAATGTCAGAGAAAATTGTTTGGTCTACTAAACAAGTAAATGATCTGATGGTTGCAATGGATCAAGGTTTTAGACCTAAAGTTGCTATGCCATTTTATGAAGGTAAAAACTTTTTACGTAAAGGTAATATTGTATTTGAATATACCGATGAAGAGATTACAGAATTAGCTAGATGTGCCACCGATATTGTCTATTTCGCAGAGAGATATGCAGTAGTAATGACTGATAACGGTATTCAGCAAGTAAAACTCAGGGAGTATCAAAAAAGAATGTTAAGAAACTTTCAAAATGAAAGATTCAATATTGTACTTGCATCGAGACAAATGGGTAAAACCGTTACGGCCTCGATCTTTAACGCATGGTACTTAATCTTTAATACTGATAAAAACACTTTACTTTTAGCTAACAAATCTGATTCTACAAAAGAAATCATCGATAAAGCAAAGGTTGTAGTTGAGAATGTTCCATTCTTTATGAAACCAGGTATTATTAAGTATGATGTCATGAATGTTCGTTGTGATAACGGATGTAGACTAGTTGGACAAGCTACCACATCGAAGGCTGGTATCGGATTTACAATTCATAACTTATACTTAGATGAGTTTGCACACATTCACCCAACCATTGTGGATGCATTCTATGAAAACGTTTATCCTACACTTTCAGCTTCTAAAGTATCTCGTATTACAATTACATCAACACCAAATGGATTTAACAAATTTTATGAAATCTATGCTGCTGCTGATAGAGGTGATAATGAATACAAAGCAATGCGTATCGACTGGTGGGAACACCCAGACAGAGATGATGCATGGTACCAAAGAGAATTAGGTAACTTAGGAACTATTGAGGCATTTAATAGACAGTATGGTAATGAATTCGTTTCATCATCAAATCTATTATTAGATCCTATTGATCTTAAGAAAATGCGTAAACGTATGAAGAAATATGTTTATCATGATTTTGATGAATTTGATTATATTTCAATTGATGTTAAAGATCATTTAATATGGGACCCAGATTTTGATATCGATACTACTAAAGATCCAGAGAATTTTTGGGTATTTTCAGTTGATATTGCAGAAGGTAATGGTGGTGACTATTCGGTTATTAATATATTCCAAGTAGAACCAATGAATAAAGAAGAGATTATCAATGCAATAAATCCAGGAGCGATGTATGATTTCTTTAAAATAAACCAAGTCGGTATATTTAGATCGAACGAGCATGTTATTGAAGATTTTGCAAAAGTCTTATATACTCTATCGTGTGAAATATTCTATAATGAGAATGTTAAAATGATTGTGGAATATAACACATATGGTTCTGTTTTATTCCAATTCTTAAGATCTGTTTTCCCTCAAAAGAATGAGTTTGATGATGAGATGATTGTTAAGTTTAGACATCGCCACGATTCTAAAACCCTAAAACCAGGTATTAAGATAAAATCCGACAATAAATCTATATTTTGTCAGAATTTTGCAAAGCTATATAAGATAAATAGAATAAATATAACAGATGAAACTACTATAAATGAAGCAAGTCTTTTTGGAGGTTTACCAAGAGGTGGTTATGGGGCTCAGATGGGGAACGATGATACAGTAATGACTGTTATTAGTTCTACAGAGTTTTTTAATACTACTGACTATGCAGATTACATAGAAGAACTTTTAGATTTTATAGATCCGGATCTCCATGAAGAAATGGAAAAGGTTTTATATAAAGATAATTTAGGAGACGGAGATTTACAATATGACATATATGACCTAATATAAATAAATTTCAAAAGAAGAGCAGATATATATAATAACGTTAAAAAAAATAAATAAGAACAACTATGGCATTAAGTCCTCAATTACAACAGTTCAAGAGCTCAGGCGTATATCGCTTAGAGTTTGACAAATCACAGACAGTTAATATTCCAGCTGAGACTATTAGACTTGTTGTTGGTAGATCTAAAAAAGGTCCTTACAACACACCAGTATTCATTGAAAACGTTGAGCAATTTACTCAAGTATTCGGTGGTATTGACAAGGCTTTAGAAAAGCAAGGAATGTACTTCCACAGATCATGTATCGAAACTCTTTCAAGAGGGCCGATCTTGGCATTAAATTTAACTGCGGCAGACGCAGCTGATAGAATTGCATTGGTTTCACCAGCAACAAACTCTTCTCAAGAGGGTCTAGACGCTACTACTGCTTCTGTTCAATATAGCTCAATTTTTGATACAGATAAATTTTGGGTTCCATCTGATCTTAAAACATTAGAAGCTGCAGGTAACACTTCAATTACTTCTAACAATGCAATCACTTTTGCTAACATTAAGCAAGAGCCAATCTCAATCATCGTAAGACAAGCTGCTAACACTGCAGGTTTTGAAATGACTGCAAGAGAATGGTATGGTGAAGGTAATGTACCAGAAGGTATCGAAGATCTAGAATACGTATCAGACTACATGGTAGATGTTTTTGTATTCAAAGGTAACTATGATGCTGCGGTATTAAACAATGACCCAACTTACGGATCTTATTTTAATAACAAAGGTCTTTTTAGAGATTCATTGGCTAAATTCACTGCTTTAAGAGAAGTTAGCTTAATCGCTCAATACACCGGTTCATTAATTCCTGAATTCCAAGATCAAGAAGGTCGTCAATTATACATTGAGACTTTGATAAACATCGAAGCTAGAAGAACTGGTTTATTCTGTGCAATCAACGAAGATGCATTAGAAAAAATCGACTTAGTTGGTAATAATTTTGATATTTACCAAGATTACAAAGTACTTTCTCACAGAGTTGAACAAGATGCAACTAGCGAGTATATCGCACTTGGTAAAGTAATGAGTGTTTCAGGTGATGAATTAACAATAGAAGGGGCAACAACAGGAGATTTATCTGCATCAGGTATTTCAACTGCAGGTTTCTTAAGATCAGCAGTAGCTGGTGAATTCACTAGAATTTCAAGTATTGATCAAGATGGTGGTAATGTAATCATTACAGCTGAAGGTGCTATTAAGTCTTCGACTTATGAAAACTTCGCAGTTGGAACTGATGCAACATTCTTGGCAGGTCCAATTACAGTTGTTGATGGTGAACTTCACATTGCATGTCCTACTGACGGTATACAACCAGCGGGTCAATTATTGACTGCAGGTAGTCTTATCCCAGGTAGCTTCTTATTAGCAGCTAACGGAATTGATTATGTTCAAATTGCTACAGTAACTGAATTGTACAATATTGGTGGAACTAACGTTGTAAGAGTTGTACCTGCAGGCGGTGCAGAATTTAGTGCAACATACGAAACTGCTTCGGCTAGTTCACTTACAGCTTCTTTAAGAGCAGCTTCTACAACAATTGAATACACTGACATTGAGCCTAACTCTAGAGTGGTAATGTTACCAACATTGGCTGACAATTACTCATTCACTGATTTAGGTGCTGGTAGATTTGTTTTATCTGCTACTTTAGCAAATGACACATTTGACTGGTCAGGAGTTTCAGTAGGTATGTATGTACCAGCTGACGGTGGTAAACTAGCAAGAATTAAGAGAATTATCAAAACAGTTGTTGGTGGATCTAATATGTACACATTCGAGTGTCACAGACCTGTATCTTCTAGACCTGCTTACTCTCTTAAGAGATATGAAGAGTCTACTACAACATACACAATATTCCCATTGGCAGCAGCAACCCAGACTGAAAAGTCAATCGCTGAATTGTTAACTCAATTGAAACCAGGTAATGGTTTGTCAAATACTTTACTTGATAAAGATGCTATCACTTTCAGATATATTGTTGATACATTTGGTTCATTAGAAGCTGGAGGCATCCTTAACAAAGAAGAAATTACTCAACTTTGTAAAGAAAGACAAAATGCTTCTGCAATTCTTAACGCACCAATGGTAAAAGAATTTAAAGCAGCTACTAACCCTTCATTCAAAGATACTTTCACAGGTGCATTTGATACAAGATTAGTTGCAACTGGAGGTAACTTAGAACTTAACCCAACTGCAGTTTACACATTACCTTCTATTAACGAAGGTGCTAACTTTGGTTTCTACTACTCTCCTGGTCTTAATGTAATTGAGAACGGAAGAACTAAAGTAATTCCACCAGCAGCTTACGTATCTAACAACTACATTGACAAATACTTAGACGCATTGCCATGGTCAATCATCGCAGGTCCAAGAAGAGGTATTGTAGGTGGTACAGGTGTACAAGGTTTAGAATTTGCATTTGACAAGAATGACAGAGATAACTTAGAGCCATTCGGTATTAACCCAATCGTATTCGAAAGAGGAGTTGGTTTAACTATCAAAGGTAATAAGACTGCACAACAATCAATTCAATCAGCATTGTCTTCAGCTCACGTGAGAGAAGCGATGATCTACATTGAAGATGGTCTTGCAGAGATCTTGAAGAACTACTTATTCGAGTTCAACAACGCTCAAACTAGATTAGAGATTAAAACTTTAGCAGATTCATTTATGGAATCAGTGAAGAAAGACGGGGGTGTATACGACTATAGAAACATTATGGACGGAACAAACAACACCAATGACGTGATCGATAATAATATGGGTATCTTAGATACTTTTGTTGAGCCAGTTAAAGGTCTTGAGATCTTAGTATCGAGAGTAACTATCTTGAACACGGGTGAAATTGCAACCGGAAACTTTGCATAACAAAATTAGATATATAAAATAAACACATACAAATTATGGCTTTACCACATTATTCAGAAGATCAAACACAGAAGAAGGGCAAGAACTTCGAACCAGTACAGGCTAACCTGTTTGAGGTGACAATTCTACCTCCCGATGGTGTAGCTGGACAAGAGTTATTATTACAACACGTAAATACTATCTCAGGTCTTGCAGGTTTACATAAGGAAGTTGCAGCCATCGAACAGAAGTATAAGTTCGCTACTAGATCATTCGCTGGTATGGTAGATAACACGTCAATCGATGTTACTGTTAACTTTTCATTGAACCTAAACGATTCTAACCAAGCGTACTTGTACAAAACATTACGTCAATGGTACAGAGCACAATATAATCCAGAAACTGGTGAAATGGGCTTGAAAAAGAATTACGTAGGAACAATTGTAATCGTACAATTCAACAGAGAAGGTGACATTTGGAGAAAGATTACTCTAGATGATTGTTTCATCACATCTGGTCTTGGTTTCACAGACGCTTTAGATTATAGCGCTGCAGATGTACAAACATTAGAGATCACTTGGAGATCTGATGTGTACGCTGAAGAAGTAAACTAATAAACACACACTCTTAATAAGAAGGTAACGCAAGTTATCTTCTTATTTTTTGCAAGATAAATATAATATATTATTAACATACCAAAATATTATGAATAATCATAAACTAACAAAAAAGCTTCAAGTACTCTTAACTGAGGATGAGGTGGCATCGGTAAACCGTGTCATCTTAAATGAAGCCCTAGATACTGAATCTAGACCGATATCTGTTAGTGCATGGATTAGAGACTTAATAAAAAAAGAACTAAGTATCAAATCTATTGAACAACAGTCATTTATTAAAAATAAAGTAAAAAACCTAAATAACAAATAAAATGAGCGACGAATTAAACAAAAAAGAAGAAGCTGCTAAAGCAATGCTAGAAGCTAGAGATCATATCAATAATCCTCCGGTAAATCAAGAAGTTGAGGATGTTGCTGTAGAAATGTTGAATGCTGTAGAATCTAAAGGACTTGGTAAAGTCAATATGGATAATTTTGGCCAAGCTAGACCTGATAAATCAGCTGATCAATTTCTAGGGTGGATGGTTTTAGATCAAGAAGAATTACCTTCAAAGGGTAAATTCTACCCACACGAAACAGTTATCAAAATTAGATCTGCGAGGGCTGCTGAGATTAGACACTTCTCAACTATGGATGAGAATAACTATATCGATATGGAAGAGAAATTAAACCATATCGTAGAAATGTGTACGCAGATTACTGCAGGAGATAAAAAATTATCTTATAAGGATATTTTAGAAGAGGATAGAATTGTTATCTTATTAAGTATCAGAGATCTTACTTTCCCTGAACCAGAAAACAAGTTAATTCTAAAGGGTAAGACTGAACACACCAAACAAGCAGTTGATATCGAATTAGCTTCAAGATATTTGGTAGCCACTCAAGTTCCTAATGAAATCGAGGCATACTATAGTTCAAAAGAGAGAACTTATGTGATTAAGACTAGATCTGCTGGTGAAGTTAGAATGCGTCCACCTTCAATTGGTGTTATGCAAGAGATCACTAAATACCTAAAGGATCGCCAAGAAAAAGAAGTTGAATTTGACAAAGCGTTTATTCAAGTTCTACCTTATATCACACCGGATTGGAGACAATTAAATTTACCTAAGATCTTTAACTTAGAAGTTGATTACAAATCATGGGATCAAAACAAGTTTATGGTTATCTATAGACTTGCTGAGAAAATGAAAATTGGAGTTGAAACAACACTTGAAATGGAATACGACGGGGAGATCGCGAAAGCCCCTCTTGATTTCCCAGGTGGCATCAAAAGTCTTTTCATTATTTCAGATCTCGCTGGAGAATTACTTTAAGACTAAGTTCTATCTGGGCATACATCTCAGAATGCAACCATCAGAAATTGAAAATTTATACTACTACGAGTTTTGGTACTACATTAAGAATCTGTCGGAATACATTAAAGAGAAGAATAATCAGAATAAGGATCAAGAAGAACAACAGGCGCAACAACAGAACCAAATGAGTTCTAAATATAAATCGCCTGCGATGCCTAAGATCCCACAAATGAAAGCACCTTCAATGAAGATGCCTAAATTTTAAAGATATATAAAGAGTATGAACAAACGCTACATTACAGTAGCGTTTGTCTTATACTTAAAAAAGACTAACAAAAATTGGCAGCATTAATACCACCATTTTTAGCAAGCGCATTTGAAAGAATGGGCGCTGGCAATAAAGCACTAGAACAAGTAGCGATTAATACAGGACAAACCGCAGCATCTGTTTCGGTAGGCGGTGACTTGTATAAAAAAATGGATGAGCTTGTCAACGCACTCAAGGGCGGTACTGGCAGTGGTGGGGGTAAAGTATCCGTTAAAGAAGCATTAGTCCTTAGAATTACTGCAGGTGCACTAAAACCTATTGGGCTTGGTTTAGGTGTAATTATTGATGCATTAGAAAGAGCACCAGAAGGCAAAGAGCTTAAATTAAAAATGGAAGCTTTAACCAATGGTCTTTTATCTTTAGCCAATGTAGGATATTCGATCCTTAAATTTGCAGCCACTATGATATTGGCTACTCCATTATTACTATTAGCAGGTATTGGAGCCATTATCTGGGTTCCATTATTAAAACTTATGATCCAGGGTCTATTGTGGGCCACTGAGAAATTAGATAAAAAGGCACTTAAGAAGATTCTTGTACTTGGAGACGTGGGTAAGGCATTATTAATAATGTCAGCTAGTTTAGTCTTAATGTCACTTCTAGCACCTTATATTTTAAAAGGTCTATTGGTCGCCGGAGCTATTTTATTAGGCTTTGGTTTATTGGGTATGCTCTTAGATAAAATGAAAATAGGTAAGAGTTTAAATAAAATGGCCAAAACTCTAAAAACCTTGTCATTGGCATTATTAGGTCTTTCAGTCGGTTTGATATTAATCGGACTTTTAACAGAACCTATTTTATATGGTCTAGCCACTGCATCATTGATAATTCTTACATTAGCGGGTGTATTCTGGTTAATAGACAAGATGCAGGTTGATAAAGCAATGAGAAAAACCAGTAGAGCACTTATAACTGCATCTATGGCTATTTTATCAGTAGCAGTTTCATTAGTGTTATCTTCTCTTATTATTTCTACATTAGGATGGGATGAAGTAGGTAAAGTATTACTATTAGTCGGTACTGTTGCCCTCGCATTCTATGTAATTGATAAAGTATTAGGTAAGAGTACTACAAAGGGTGCAACTATATTAATGTATGCTGCGGGAGCAATTTTAGCAGTTGCAGTAGCAATTTTCTTAGCTAAATTATTGATAGGCCCAGTCGATGCAGAGAATGCTCTTCAAACCTTTGGTGTTTTAGTTGTATTAGGCGCAGTTGCTGCAGTTTTTGCACTTGCTGGCGTTGGCGAAAAGTTTATTAAGAAGGGCTCAATAGCGATGATGTTTGCGGGTGGCGCAATGATAGTAATAGCAATAGGAGTCTATGCAATGAAAAAAGCATTAGATGGAGTTTCTTGGGGTAATTTAGGTATGATGGCAGCGGTGATTGTTGGATTAGCTGTAGCGATGGGAGTTGCTGGTATTGGACCAGTTCCATTGTCTATAGCATTAGGTTCGGCAGCTATGGCACTAGCAGGTTTAGCTTTATTGCCTATTGCACTTGGAGTTGCTGCACTTGCAAAAGCAACTGAAAACCTAACAACAGAGAAAGTACTTGTAATGGGTGGAGTTATTGCAGGTCTTGCAGTAGCAATGGCCGCAGCAGGTTTAGCAGCACCATTTATATTAATAGGTTCAGCTGCAATGTTAGTGGCGGGTGTAGCTACAATAGCAATAGGTTTAGGTCTATTAGCAATTAGTAAAATAGACTTTGCCACTTTAGGTAGTATTGATAAAAAAGGTAATAAACCATTTAACTGGTCTGGAGAAAAAGGCTTCTTCGGAGGTAAGAAAACTAACTTTGAGGTTGCGATGGATGCAATCGCAGATGGTATGTCATTAGGACCACTTTCTGTCGCAGGTATTGCAATGGGAGCACCTATGTTGATATTAGCTGGAGCAGCATTAGTTGGTATAGTCGCAGGTATTAGAGCATTTTCCAGTATAGCTGAAGATGCTGATCTACCAGGATTAAAGCAAAATGTTAGTTTTATAGTAAGCGGTTTAGCTGATACATTCGCAGAAGTCGGAAAAAAATACCCAGGCGGAGGTTCTTCATTATTATCTGCATTAACGGGTAATACTAGTGGACAATCAGTAGTTGCTATGGGTATTTCAGCTGTCGGTGGAATGGGTAAAGCACTTACAGGTATTGCAAGGGGTGTACAAGCTATGGCTAATCTTAAATTCCCAACGGGATTTGATAAAGATGGCAATCCAACTGGCTACGAAACAATAGATATTGGTACTGTAGTTCCAGGTTTAATAAAGAATACACAATTATTAGTAGCAGGTTTAAGTTCTGTATTCGCAGAGGTTGGAGCGTCTGACGCAGCTCAAGGTAGTTCATGGTTTAGTAGTTCTACATATGAGAAGGGTATTAATGTTGTTACTAAAATGGGTACACCTCTCTATAATTTAGCAAATGGTGTACAAGCCATGGCTAATTTAAAGTTCCCAACCGGGTATGATAAAGATGGTAACCCAACGGGCTTTAAATCAATTGGTAACGTAGGCACATTAGTTAAAAAACTATCTAAAAACACTAAAGCTCTTATTATAGGTTTAGCTGGAGTCTTTGAAGAAGTTGGTAAGTCTGGTGTTGGTGACGGTGGTGGATGGTTCTCTTCATCTAACTTTGAAAAGGGTGTAGAAATAGCGTTACAATTAGGAGAACCTTATACGACATTGGCATCAGTAGTTGATAATGTTGTTAAAATTACTTCTAAAATCACCGACGCTCAAGATGTAAAAGAAAAAGTAACCGCTATCATATCATCGATCACTGATGT